TATTATAACGCGTCAGAGAGCCTGTAAATAGCCTTAAATCGAATGTATGATATTTTATCCAGTTTGAGATAAATAAAAATTTTATTTTTTTTATTATATTTCAAATGTGTTTTATGTGTGCAGAAATGCGAAATGTATAAATTTTTTATTTTTTAAAGTTATATTGCGCGTATAGAAAAGCGAAACAATATTTTTTTTTGGAATTTTTGTTGTGAGAGCGCAGAAATCTGAAACAATTTTTTTTATTTCTTAGATATGTTTTATGAATGTAAAGAAGCGAAACAAATATTTATGAAAATTTTTTACAATTTGAATGTAAATTAAGTATATACAAACATGAAACAGCAAAGAATCACTCCCCTCTATCTTTTATCGGAGGGAAATACCCTCCCCGTCATTTTGGCGGTACATTTATTTTACGCTTACAAATATGAAAAAGAAACAGGGAAAAGCAATTGTAACATTGGTAGAAATACCTGAAGCACTTTCAGACTTTAATGAGTCAAATAACGTAACTCGTGCACGGCTTGTGTTCTCATTCTCATCACCTACAATGGACGACGAGGACGATATTACAAGCGTGTTGGCTGCTCGTTCCGGCAACCAAACTTATTCCGTAATCATAGATATTACGGATATGGGTGATAGTGAAAAGTCTTGCTTGAAGACTGCAAAAGCAGCCTTTGAGGGTAAACAAGCTACATTCACAGTGTTCAATTGGGACGTATCCGAGTTGAACGATGACGGGGAAACCGTCGTTAACAACGGCTCACGTGAATACTCATCTTTATCAGACCCTTATATAGGGGCTAACACTGATGAAGAAAGTAGCCGCACAAGGATGGTTAACCGACTTGCCCGTGACATTGAAAGCGGTACACTTGAGTATGGCTCAATTACGCATGAAGAAAAGCCAAAGAACGGTAATTCTTCAAGGCGTATGCGCTAACCATTAAACCCACTGACTACTTTGGTAGTCGGTGGGTTAATATATGGCTTTTTACGCATTAAATCAAATCCTTGACATAGGAACATTACATAGATTATCCTATATTTCTATATTCATAATACAAAAAAGATGTAGAATATGCATTCTCATACAAGAGAATGTTAATTAAAGGGAAACAACCCATCTTGGTGCAGGCGAGCCAAGAATGCGTTTTAACAACGTATCCTTTCCACATACTATTTGCATTGCACAGCGATAGTATGGATGGGACATTGGTATTTACAGTACTAATGCAAACACTGTATTTTTCTATATAATGCGCAATATATGGAAATTTGCAGTTAGATTAGACAGTATGGGAAACACACATGCTGTTTAATCCCACAATAAAAACCCTGAGTGTTTACAGGTACACTGAGGTGCAAATCAGTGTTTTAGCCGCTCCTTTGGAGCTGTTGGGTGCTATCCTTTCTTGGCGGATTGTAGATAAAAAATATTTACAAACCTGGTTCGATTCCAGGAGCACCTTCTAATACGATGCAGATATTATGATGTCAGAGAAAGAATTTATCGAGATGCTGAAGAATAGTAACATCTCGTATGTGAAGATCATTCACACATTAGACTGGACAGGTCATGAAACGAATTTGGTCTACTTCAATGAAGAGGCTAAGAATTACAAACTTGAGGAATTTGATTACCTTGAGTTTGAAGGTGATTTCGACAAAGCTGTCGAAAATTACACAAAGGAATTCTACGAAGAGTATAAATCTGACGGAATGACAATGTGTGAGAGTTTTCCGCTTTGGTTTATTATCAAAGAAGAATTATTCGTAATGGGGTTGTAATACTACAACTCCATTATAAAATTAACACAATAGTAACAAACAAAACAAAACTATGGCAATGAAGATTTTGAAATGGTTTGAGAACACACAAGTTCTCATGAACATCCTTTACATTGGATTAGGTATGATTATATCATACGCCATAATAGGATGCACTGGTTCTGCAATTGTGTCTAATACAGATATGATTAAGACACAGAATCAAATTGATTCACTCAAGTCTATCAACAAGAAGTATTATGAGTACTACAAAAGTACAGAAAGACTCCTTGATGAGAAACTTGAGGAAGACGACCCTATTCTCGAAACTGACTGTGGGGCTGACTACCTCGAAAAGTTAGTTACCTTACGGAAAGCTATCGGCCGTAAATAGATAGCAGCGTAAACGCAAACTCGCTCTGCGAAACCTGGTTATAAAACTATCGGATAGAAGTTTTTCATTAGTTTGCATATGTTTTTAAACTATCCATTTTTCTGTTGTCAGCCCCTGTGTGAATAATAGTAGCACTTATAGGAACTGTCTGGAGTGCACACGAAAGTGTGAAAAATGCACATTAATTAAACCCTTGTGCAAGGTAAATGTATGGAAGAATTTATTATATTCACAAACACTGTGGGTGGAAGAACGGCTGTTAAAAAATCCAAAGTTGTATCCGTATTCGAGGATGACATGGAGGGCGAAGTGGTTGTGTCATCGGCCGACGATGATTTCCACACAACAGAGTCATTCGATTCAGTAATGTCTAAACTCATGAAGTAATGGCACAGAATGATTATTCAGAATTCTTGGAGGCAGCTGATGCAGCCGCAAGAAAGGTGCATAGTTCAAAAGCTAAGCACATGGTCATCAATCATGTATGGAGTTCTGAAAAGAATAAGTACGTTAAGGTGAAGCGTTATCGTGCAAAGTCAGCAATGACAAAGCGTGAAGAACGTGAGTTCTTTGATCATTCATTTGTATTCACACACAATTGTCTATCTATAGACAAAAGTGGGATAACCTTATTGTTCGATAAGAATCATCAGCTTTGTGATATTCTCCCATTTGGACCTAGTACGAAAGAATTTCTTGATTCTCATCGTGGACAACCGTATAAATTCTTTGTAGATGATTAAGTTGTCATATACTGAATCCCTGGCTTTCAAAAAGATGGGGTTTAATGAAGAAACAGACGGGTATTTCATAAAAAGAATACCCGTTGAACGTTGTTGTATAGACAACTGGAACAAGAAAGGAATTGATTATATAGCTATGCCAAATGTATCTCAAGCAGTTGATTTCCTGTCAACTAAAAAGGGGATATACATTAGCATATCAGTTCATACTAATACTGAAATACGCAAAGTTGAATTGATGACTACTGTGACGTATACAAGAGATGGCTATGTTGTGTATCAAAACGAGATTGGTAATCGTTACACAACTGTGCAGAACGCATTGTATGCTGGTGTGAAAAATGTTCTGGAAACTTTAAAGAAGCTTTAATATGATTAAGCAAAAAGTAACAGAATATGACTCTCATTTCTTAGTAGAAACAAGATTAACTTTTACTAAGAAGGAGGCGAAAGCTTTTGACTTAGATAAAAATCTAAAGAGAAAAGTAAATGCTATAATTAATCGCTACAAGCGAGAAAACATGAAAAGGTATAATTGGAGTACGTTATTATTTGAATTTAGATTTAAAGATCTTATAACGTATCCGTGTGGAGTACTATTTTATGTTTATTGCAGCAAAGGCTATCTTAATAGAAAAGATATCTACCTGAATAAGCAAAAAGCTTTTGCTGAAGAAATCAAAGAGAAAATCAAAGCAAGTATAGATGCTTAGTTCTATACAAAGTAATAAAACTTAAACATTATCAAAATGAATATTTTAAAGTTAACAGAGAGTGGAATTGTAGTTATAACAAAAGTAGGAATTAGTCCAGAATTATCTTACAAAGTGTTAAACAAAGGTTCATATCATATACGGACAATCACAGAAGACTGCGATAAAATCGCAAGTTGTGAGGTGTGTGATAATGATATTGATCCATGTAACGAGGAATATCCGAAAATGGTCAAAATTACTTCTGTTCCATTTGACGAGGTTGATGCGGATTGTGTGAGTGCGTTTGCAAAGACACAACAAAACTTGTTAACAGAGGTTTTGGAGGCAGAAGCCGCAAACCTTAAGATCGAGAGAGCATCAGATTTTACCAATAGGGTATTTAAATCGATGCTTTATACTTCATTTGAGTCTCCAGAAAATGAGGAAAACTAAGGTCCATATAAAAAACCAACAGCATCAACAGCGGAAAGACAAATCCGCTGTAGATGAGGTTGGGAATAAGAGGTTCAGACTTTTCTTTAAGTCTGGAGGAGCAAGTATTCTTGTAGCTAAAGGGTTAACAAAGAATGAGATTTATATTCTAACTAAACAGTTTGAAAATAACCTCAAAAACTATGATTCTAAGCTTGAGGGGATATGGTTAAGCGTAAAATAGATGGCTGTAAGACTACAATAAAAAGAGGATCTGGTTGTTTTCTTATACAAACAAAGCTACAATTAACCGATAACGAGATTGAAATTACCGAAAAGGAAAAAGAAATTTTACCAAGTGAAGTACGTAGAGTATTACATTCATACGTACGAACAAAAGGTGAGAAAATTGTATCGAAAATAGTTGGCTGTAAGTTTGATAACCATAGTATAGTAACTGAAAAATATGTGGCTATAGAAACTATAGTTAGAACAACGGATTACAACTTACGACTTTCTATAGTAAACAACCAACAAAGACATATGAGAAAAGTCAAAGAGGTTCTCAAGCAAATGTAAGTGCTTGTCTTACATAACATTTAAACATTTATCAAAAATGATTCCAAGTTACAATAAACCGGGTAACAATGATGAATTTGAGAAGATCTTATTCATCGTGTTTATAACTATGCTCTTCTTCGGCATAGCAGTAAAGTGCAGTGCACAGAAAACACAGCAAAAAGCTGTATATGACACAGTAATGTGTGATCAAGCTTGTATTCAGAAGTACGTACAGATTCCTAACGAAAAGACAGGAAAGGTGCGTATCTTTGCTGTATACAAAGACTCTAAGCACAATGTGAATGAACTTATTAATGTGTCTGAAAGTACATATGACTACATTCAGACATGTAAAACCTACGGGATTCCTGCCCAATTAGGTATTAAGCTCAGAAACGGTGCTATTCAAACCATCATTCGCATCAAAACGATTATAACTGTTAGGCGATGAATGATGGAATTAGAAAAGGTGTAGTGGTGAACCGTAAAAATATATACGGTCACCTCTACAATCTGTTCCTTGTTGAGGGAACAAGTGGAGATATTATCAAAGCTAAAAATGAACTCGGCAAGAAAACAATACTAGAGAGAGATGATTTTTATCCAGTAAAAACTCCAAGTTTGAGAATATCAAAGGAAGATATGGATAAGATTAAAGCTGGTGTTCATACACTTAATCATGCTATTACAAAATCATGGATTGATGTAGTAGAAGGATTTAAGGGTGGACAGTTTAAGATTGTAAAGCTAACACATGTTAACAGACATGTATACGTATTGTTAGACTCTATTAACAGATCTATTAAAAGAAAGGTCATTAAAGAAAGCGCAAATGGAGTTTTAACAAAAGAAATACTGTCTGTTAGATATGTAATAAGAGACATCCTATTTGAATGAAAATTCCTAAACCAGGCCAATTTTGCACTATAAACAATGTAGTTTACAGAGCTTATAAGGCAAAAGACGGTTGTAAGGGATGCGCTTTCAATAACCTATTTTCATGTTTAGGTATAATAGATGGAAAGACTGGTAGAGCGAAAATGGACTGTAAATATAGCCATATAATATTCAAAAGAGTATGAGTCTAAGAAAAATAACATCAGCTATAAGAATTATCATTTCAATGTTAATTTTGTGTATGATAGAAAATGGTACGATTGTATGTAGATATAACACTATAATAATCATACTATGTTTTATTATGCTAGTATTTGATACTTGTTATCTTGTAATAAGATTAAGTATCAAAGAATAATCCCTAAAGTGTAGAGTGTTAGTATCAAGCTAATGCTCTACATGTACATGTAATGCAACCTACGCCTCCGAAGTACAAGGAGAGTACGACTGGTCCCAAGTCCAGGATGAAAGATGCAGAGGGGATGTACATTTAAGTGCACGCTTATCAAGGGCGCGATGCTGAGTTTCGAAAACTTCGTGCACTACACGGCATTTTGTTTTATTGTTATTATTTCGATTAAATGTGTTGTGAAACACGCATTTTTGGTTTGTGTCATATTAAGTTAAATTGTTTAATTATTGAAAGTAATAGCGATTACTAAAAACACACTTGCTTGTGAAAGTAGGTGTGACCTGGCTTTATAGCTCAATTGATAGAGCACAACACTGATAAGGTTGAGATTTGGGTTTGAATCCCTTTAAAGCCACTCTAATTCGTGGCATAATATTTGTAAATCGTGTTTTGTGTATGCATGGTCTGTGAAGATAGTGTATACAAAATTAACCAAGGCTTTAATTTATAAATGTATACGAACGGTATGTGAGTATAGTTCGTATAAACGGCCTCATCGTCTAACGGTTAGGACACAAGATTTTCATTCTTGTAATTGGAGTTCGACTCTCCATGAGGCTACAAAAGTTTTTTCCAAGTTCTTTAAAAACTGGGTAATTAATTTATGTTAAATCCAATAAAACATTATCAAAATGGAAAAATGGATTAAGAGGATTATGGCAGTATCATTTGTACTGCTTGCAGCCATCCTTGGCTTAACTGCCTTAACAAGCTGCGGTCATGAGAGTGGTAACAGGAAAATCAAGAATTCAGATTCAGCCTTTGTGGTAGGGATTGTTGACAAGTACTGTCACCCAGAAATGTCATCTGTAGATGAGGCTGTGATGCTTCAGCAACAGATGTTAATGGAAGATAACTATGAGCGTGTGTTTATGGGGATGCCGACGCAAACATTAAAAGCGGTAGTTCATGTTATGATGAACAAGAATCATGGTACACCTACATTTACTGTCAAGGATATTGCTCAAGAATATCTGTCGAGTCAGAGAGTATATGACAATCTGCCCGATGAGAACAAGCAAGATCCAGACATGGTGGCGAACCCCAAAGTACTTAACGAACCTGATAGTGTAGAAGGAGGAAAGTAGTATGGAGACAAGAGCTATCGTGATTCTTTATGAAGGAATTAAGCCTTCTGAGAAATTTATGATCAAACTTGCTCAAATTCTCAAGAAAGAGAATATTACAAGTGATCACAATATTTGCATTTCAGAGCTTGGTCAGAATGATATTGTTAAGACTTTAGTAAAAGCTAAAGCTGCAGAAACAATCACATTCAAGCATGCTGTAGAGAAAGATCCTACAGAGCAGTCCATGATCTATCTGAAAGGTTACTTCGGCGACGAAGTTTGGATTAATCCAGTATTATTTGGAGTAAACCTTATGGGTGCAAAGAATTCCCTTCCCGAAGAGGGAAAAACAGCTCTACGCATATTATGTAGAGGCAACATCCCTTCAGATGTTGCTATGAAGTATAATTTTACAAAAGCTCACTTGACTGCTATTAAAGCAGTCGTAACATCAGTATAATGAAAAAATACGATGATCACCATATGGTGGTAGAGAAAGAGAGCAAAAGAACAGAGCGTGCAAGACATATTAATGCGAGACCATATAAACGCTCTAAGTACAAACACAGTAACTACGAAGAGGATGTATAAAGTGGAACTTTGGAGTAGAAACTCACATGGCAACAAAAAAGACCTAATTACAACATCTTTGTATCCTACAAAGGAAGAAGCAGATGCTGCGAGAATAGCCTTAATAAGGCTATCTCGTGGCAGAACATTTACGCCAGTGGATGCGGAGTGTGTAAAATTAGGCAGGCCTGAAATGGCTATTTTCAGCGAGACAAACTATATTGTTTGTTAGTCTCGTTTAACATAATATTAATTTTTAAAATCATTATCAAAATGGCAAAAGAAACAAAGAAACCAGCAAGCACTGCAGTAGCAGTAACAGAAGACAACGTGATGGAGCAGATCAAGAATGGCAATATCTTGGCTGAAGCTAACGTCAAAGCAGCTATTGAAGAGATTCAGAAGCAGAAGGACGAGAAGCAGAAGAAAGAGGCTATGGATATGATCTGTAGAGCTAAGTATCTGAACAACAAGGCTCTTCTTGAGCTTCGTGCACGTCGTCGTGAAGAGAAGAACAACAAGGAATATCTCACCGAAACGAAGAATATCCTTGATGAGGTGCTTGGTGGTAAGATTACTCCTATAGAGTACAAGAAGAAGTGTGATGATCTCCGCGAAGAGTTCCGTAAGAAGAATCGCGAGAGTGACAAACAACTTTCTGAGGAAATGCAGGAGCTGCGAGAGAGCTTTGAAGGCCGCTGGCAGTATTGGTGGGATTAATTATCCTACGAGTGCACAATTAGCGTTGAGTTAGCAGAGTCTTAGAACCAGTCTAATGGAGACTACAGATAGTTTAAAGGGATTTGGTCCAGCAGGGACGTAATTAAGAAAACACCATCAGTGAATTAACACTGACACGAGAGCCTTTGAGCCATGTGCAACGCAAACTGCGAGGACACGCTGTATAATATGTCCAGTTATGATCAAACAATTACAGTATGCGAACCATCGAGTCGGTGCTCCTATTAAGAAATCCTCATGGGTAAGGTAAATAGACACTGTACTGTGTATCAAGAAGCAGATACATGTTGATTATACAAGAGTCTTGAACCAGTTATATGAAGCATATTTGTAAAAGCTTTTACGTGCGTTTTAAGACGTTTAAACAACTCAAGTGGATTAGCTACCCACAAGATGCGTTAGAACGCCTTAGAACGCACAGAAATGGCTTTATTTAGGATCTTTGGGATTGATCACCTAAGGATTAACTAAGAAAAAACATATCCGTATGAGGTATACGTCCAAGACGCGGGTTCGAATCCCACCAGCTCCACTATAAAGAAATAGAGAGGAGGAGAATCTTGTAAGGGGACTCTTAATAGAGCAGTACGTAGATCAACCCTCCTACAATGGGGCTGTATGGTTTTGATTGGCGTGGAAGTAAATACACCTATTTAGTTAGGAAGGATACTGTATAAATTCAAATGGCAACTTTAATGTTGTTGACTATACTTGCGTAGCGTAAGTAAAAGTCAGGTGGATGCGATAACCTACCAAAGTGGTTTAGATTCGGGAGAGACAGGAAAATTAATACTGATATATTTTATTCTACTCTGACTGTGGGTTCGATTCCCACCTCTCCCACGATTATGAAGACAGGATATAAAGAGATGCTCCGTAACAGGTTACCTGATTACGTTGATTTGGCACTAAAATGGTGTAAAGTCAAAGAGCTTTGGATTAACCATGTCTATGATTCTCAGATAAATATATACGCAGATAAACAAGAGCGATACAATGCTACTCGCATAGCTCTTGGATTATCATCAAAAGAGCGTGTATTTAAGTTTGAGGATAGTATAGATTGGGTTTGGATTTCTGAAGAAGAAAAAGAAAGATTAAAACCAGCTATAGGTTGGATTAACTTCTTTAAAGCAATCTTTCCGTATATTGAAAATAAATGGAAAGTAAATCTCTCGTTAGGTAAAACGGAACAGGAGTTCATTGATGAACTGTCTTCTGGATACCTAAAAACAGTTAATGATTCTGTAAAGAATAAGTTAGCAGTTTTTATTACTAATTATTTGAAAAAATGATTATGTATTTTCCACGTACCAAAAAGATTTATCTCGCTGAATATGTAGGATGGGATTGGAAAGTTGTTTGTTATAAAGAAGGATATTATAATTTTGCATATAAATGGAATATTATAATACCATCTAAATTTCATCATTTGATGAAGAACAACGATATTGTAAATCTATTAGGTTGGATTCATGAAAACATTGTAATGAAGATAGAAGATTTAACGTATATTACACTTAATGTATTGATACGAATATCAACGGGTCTTTTAGATAAATGTAATGTTGACAAGGATACAAAGATAGAATTACATTATATAATTGTCTCTCAATTGAGAGATAGAAAATCCTACTTAATCAACAAAGATTTACCTTTTTAGCTATAGATCATTGGGTTGGTCTATAGCTCCTAATTGTGGTCAAGCTATATCCACGATGCGAGTGACACGCTTATAAATAGCTCTATTTGTTTTGAAAAATCCACGTATTACCCCAGAGGAGGTGGAGATTATTAAAAGCGCGCAAGCTGGTAATATATCAGCTTTTAATAAACTTTTTCATCGCTACAAGGGATTCGTTGATACAATCCTATACTACTATCTTAAAGATATGGATGAAGCAAAGGATATAACTAATATTGTATTCTTGAAAGTTTATGAAAAACTCTCTCAATTCACAGACTATGACTCATTTGGAGGATGGCTGAGAATTTTAACAAACCGTACAGCAATTGATTACTTACGTAGTGTCAAGAACCACGCGAAACCTGTAGGAGAAGAAAGTGAAAGACTATCGCTTGCCTCTTCTATATCTTCCGATGAAGATGATCTTGTCAATCGTCTTGCATACGAAAGAATACTCGAAGAATTTGAAAAATTCCCTGCTCACATGAAGCAGATTCTTGAGCTATTCTACGTGAATAATATGACTGTTGTACAAATTAGTAAAGCTTTGAGAATCCCCACTGGAACTATTAAGTCGATTTTATCAAGGACTCGAAAGCAAATCAAAAAATCGTTTAATCAAAATTAAAAAATGGACTTACTTTGGTTTTTCATTGGAATCCTTATTATCTTTTGTATCGGTCGATACAATGAGAGTAATAAGTTGTTTTGGATACTGTTAATATCATTTGTTGGTAGTTTTGCAGTAGCTACAATCATTACGAAAGTGACATCGTATGATTCTAATGGAGCTAAGAAGAAGGAGGTTCAGGTATGTAACCCCACGCAGGCGTCAAATAACGCATCAGGAATATTCCTTTTGGCAGATGTTATGTTAGGAGACACACAAAGCGTACAGCTAAAACCTGCGAGTCAGGAAACGTACATGCCTGAATTACTTTCAATTAGCTTCAATAGTCCGCTCGTTAATAGCGGAATAGTTTACTCACCACTAAAACCACCACAACTATGTTTACATACTTCGATACTTCATGACGTGTCATGAAATAAACAGCATTCAATTAATCAATTAACGTGATATTTTCACAAGTAAATAACTTTTAAATCATTATCAAAATGAGTAAGAAGAATAAAGGCGGAAAGCCACAGTCAAAGTCAGCTAACAAAGCTGCAAACGCAGCTCCTCAGGTAGAAGCTCCAACAGTGGAGACTAAGAAAGAGGAGAAGGTAGAAGAGCCTAAAGTAGAAGAGGTTCAGACACCTGCTAATCCAATGAGTGAATTCACCGAGGAGGTGAAGAAGGCTACAGCACGTGGACTTGATCCAAATCGTACAGTAGACTTGCTTAATCTCAGTCACTCTTATTTCCACGACCCAGATGTTGCAGCAGAGCGTTATGGAATCAAGAGAGAAGTAGCTGTTAAGATGGATCAGTGTACAGCTATTGGTGTTATGACTATGTTTGCTCAGGAAGTAGCTCTTGCTGACACCCCATGGTCTCGTACAATGCGTCCAGCAGTACTGGAGAGCATGGCAGAAGTTGCGAAGGAGATTGGTATAACAATCAACCTCAAGTCATTACCAGCTCCTGATAAGGATGGTAACGTAACTATTACCCAAGAGAACGTAAAAGTCTCTGCGGAAACTAAGAAGAAGCTTAAGGAGGAGAAAGAACTCCTTGAGGAGCATCCAGAATTGGATATTGACAAGATCGAGAATAGGGATCAGCTCAAGAAGAGTATTATTATTCTCCTTACTGAGCGTAAAGACTATCTCAGCAACATCCAGAAGGCAATCAGTCTGTACGCAGCATATCTGGAGAAAGAGAAGGCCGACGCCACCAAGGGCATGTCTCGTATCCAATTGTTGCACAATCTTATCGAGTTTGTTGAAACGGCTCCGATTGTAATGAACGGAATTGGTTCCTTTCTTTACTCCGTTACCGCTACAACAAAGTCTCCAGTATCAGCCTTCTGTCACCTCAAGAATACAGTTACAGATCGCGCCACAGGAAAATGTGACTATGACAATCAGTTTATAGCTGATGTTGTACGTGAGATAGTAATCTGGAAGGCTAACATTAAGAAGGCTGAGAACGACAAGTCTATTGAGGCTGTGAAGAAGAATCTTGAGGTGCTCAAGAAAGATGCTAAGAAGAACGAGAAGGCTATCAAGGATCAAGAGGAACGTATCGAGATCCTAAAGAACAACAGTAAGGTATTTGATACAACAATCTCATACGTAACTGAGCCTTCTGCAGACGTAATAGAGTCTTTCTTGGAGAAACGTGCAGAGAAGGATCAGACAGCGATTAGGATATTCAGATCTCTTTCTGAAAGTCTGTATCGTGGTATTGATCTTAAGGGCGTTAAGATGGACAGCTTGCTTGCAAATATGAAGATGCAGGCTGGAGTGATAACAAACTTGTTCCGCGATCCTCATATGCAGTTCGCGAACTATAAGGAGTCTGAGATTCCTGAACTGCGTTTTATGAAGGAAGGTGAAGCTGAAGAGCCTAAGAAGGAAGAGCCTAAGAAGGAAGGTGAGCCAGAAAAGACAGAAGAGTCAAAAAACTAATTCAGACTGCCAAAGAAAAAATTCGCGAAGTTGGTAGTCGTATTGGTAAGGCTTACAAAGTCTTGAAAGGCGAGTAAATCTATCAAAGATGAAAAAATTAACAACATTTCTCTGCAGTATGGCATTCGCTCTTAGCGGCGTCTGCCTTGCTGTGAGTAAATCAGGACCACCACCATTGCCTGGAAACATGGTGGCGCATGCGGAGCCTATGAAACCAATATCAGCTCCGTTTTTCTTGAATCAGAGTAACACTGAGAAAGAAACTAAAAGGGACACAGTGTTTACACAAGTAGTAAAACACGACACAGTCCAAGTAACTAACACAAAATTTAAGTACGTTGTAAAGGTTCGTACTAAAGCTAAAGCTGAGACTCCGTATCTCCCAGCGTTTAGTATAACAATACCGAAGGGGAGTTGGGAAACCTCCCATGATTCTACAAACGTAGTATCAGAATAAAAGAACCGAGTGTATACCGTATATAATCGGAGCTCCTGTATATTGTAAGCTATGCGCTTAGTATGCAGGAGCAGCACATTAGTCTCATATAAGGTCTCATTAGCCTTAGAGACGAAATTAACTTGATCCGAAAATATGTTAGCGCTCTCAAAGCGTGAGAAACCCAAAAGATAGGATGGAAGACATTTAAGTGTGAAAAACTTATTTGTATTAGGGAGAGTGTTGTATCAAACCCTATTCATATGGAAATGAGAACCGTCTGGTGATGGAAATATGAGAAGACACGTAAGTTGTGAGTTGACAATCACACAATACTGATACCGTATCGGAAATGTATATTATGATACTATGTATACAAGAACGTTACACGAGATGAAACTATAATAAGAAACCCCGAAGAATATAGTACATGGTATGGCTATATGAAGGCAAGGCCAAATTCTATTATAGAAGTATCTACTAAAACCCAGCTCAGTGTTCCTCTACAACCAAAGTAGAGTATGAAGGAGTGAAAAAATGTATGGAGTATAACAATATCGTGAAGGGATAATACCCACGAAGTATATCGTAACTATGCTGACTATGTAAGTCCCGACTGTTCGATTCAGTCACCTTTTGGGTCACCTTAGGGTCCAGGGATGGGGTAAAACGTCTGATATATGAAGAAGTACGTCCGCCAGGCTTTGGTCGTTTATGCGGGATATAAAAGTAAAATGACTAGTAGGTTGGGCAATACCTGAATGCAGAAATGCTACGCGAAACGAGGCCGCGGTCAAAGTCTGATTTGAGTGTACACAGCTCTTTGGGTGGAGTGAAGATATAAGTGGTACATTGGGAGTGTCGATAAAAACGATTCCTCTACGCGATGATTACGTTACAATCATGTTAGCCGCACTCAGAGGCGATACTGGGAACGAACTTTTAATTAGGTAGACCTGATTCCGAATGCCATATTACCAATGGTAATGAAAGATCCGTCAACCTTCAACAACTACAAGTATTAGTGCTTTGCATTATATTTACAATATTATATAGTCTCTACAGAGTAGTAAGCTGGTATATTATATATGAGTAAGTATATAGCTATAGATAAGTATTAAGAAAAGAGAGTTAGAGAGAAAATAAACATGTTTAACAAAAATGGATGTCCCCCGATAGATATACCCCTTTCGTTGTAAGAAAGAAATTGAGTCGGAAATCCGAGTGCCAACCGTAACTTTGAAATAATTATGCAGAATAGTCATTAGAGAAGCAGAGAGTGCAATCGATGTGGTCTATAAACTATAGAGCAGTTATCAGTAAACTGATGGGCAGCAACAGAACTTAAGTACGTCCTTGTAATAAGGATAGGGAGTTAGTGACTCATTAATACATCCTGTCTCGGTGTATTAAAAAGGAATGTTGTGGGTGACAAGGGTAATGATAGGGTTAAATTCCCAAGTGTTCGTGCACTGTCTCGAAGAAATGAGAGATTAAAAACAAATGAGGAAGCAAAATCCAATAGTAAAAACAGCCGTAGCATCTGTGATCCCTTTGAAGGTGAGATGGTTCGATAATGAAACGTGAACTCCAAGCGTAATAGATACACACGCACGTATCTTCTTGAGTACGGAACCTATGGGAGGAGCATAGGGGCAGCGTCAGAAGTATAACTGGCGATTAAGCGGTGACGTTTATAACGAAGTAAATATACGCGGTAGTTACTTTTAAGTATGTGGAAAGTACGAGAAGAAATTACCAAAGTTTTTGTGGGTCAATCGTATGTGGAAACTTACATCTGTATCTCAGCACTGTAACCCTCCGCGAATCCTGAATCATCAGAGACTTTGACGGATACAGAATAGTATACTTCACATATTGTTTATTAGAATTAAACAATGAATTACATAAATCATTGCACTTGATTGTGCACATTCAACATTCAAAGCTTATGATAGCAATTTTAATGATGGGCTAAGTTAATCCTACCGTTGGATTCCCGTTACATGAGTTGAGCTTCACTTAGAGGAATATAGAAATGTAACAGTTAAAATTGGAAGCGTGCTTCCCATTAGAATAGCAATTGAAGTTGATTTTTTCACAGCATTCAGACCCAGCGAGGCAGTAATGTTTTTATAAAGCTGTATTCAGCATAAAAAATATTATTAATTTCATCGTTGGTTTATCAAAAACGATGTCAAAAAGGATGAAAAATTATGGAAACTGTAAAAGCATCAGTAGTAGCAAACAATCGTAAGTCACTCTCAATCGTAGGCCAGAACTTTGGCTGTCAGTATTATCGCCCAGAGGCACGTCAGAACGCTGTTAACTTCGACGAGAAGAAGCGTAAGATTGAGCAGGATGGCAATGTTGAGCTCACAACGAATCGCGCAACAAAGCGTTATCTCGTTAAGGGTTATGACGTAGTGAGCATTCAGCTCGGTAACGACATCACTGGTTCTCCAGTAGTGTTCATTAACAAGGATGATCAGGCAAGTGAGGTAGCAATGCCAATCTCTCCAGATTTGTCTAAGGTTGGTCAAGTAACAGAAGATGCTGTATCTAAGGCTCTTCGTGGTGACAAGAGCATCATCTTCTCTGACGTAGAGAAGTTGGTTATGCAGTGTAATGCTGCAAACCAGGCTGAAATCAGCCGTATTGAGGAGCTTATGGCTAACCTCAACAAGGAGGTGCAGTCTCTTCAGAATGCAATTGCTGGTAACATTAAGAAGCTCGATGATTATAATCACGAGATGGCTGCAAGCACTAATGCAGCAAACGGTGTAACCGTAACAATCACAGAGGACTAAACATATGGAGAAGCTTGTATCTGATGCAAGCAAACTGTTAATGCAAGTTCTAATGACTGATTCCAAAGTGTCTGTAAAGATACTTGACAACGCAGACGATGCGGAAAAGTACAAGATTTGTACAATTCAAGATAATGGTACTATTGTTCTTGGAAAGACATCTGTGCGTTGGTGGAATCAGTTATTAGGCTGTCAGGACAAAATTCCATTTGATAGTTTTGCTTTGAAAGTGTGGGACGCTTTGGTAGATTTATCAAGCGGCCTTAACAATAAAGCTATTCTCAATGGTTTATCTATTGAAGTAGTAAAGAAGTCAGTCCGTACAAAGGACTATGACTATGTTGTACGTCGATTATATGATTGCTGGGCTCATGTAGCTCAGAAGAGCGAGGGTTACCAAAAGGCTCTGTCTCCCGAGGGAGGCCCGGGTTCGGCCCAAGACTGTCCTGGTGGTATCTTCGCGTCAGAAAAGCCACGTGAAATAGTAATCAACATCAACGGTACTAAGAAAACAATTCCTTTCATAGATAGTAATGGTGATCCACTGAATATAGGGTTGGATTATGGATTTGTTGGATTTCGTAAAATGTAAGTAATATATCTGAGGATATAGAAGCATAATCCCGAGGGAAAGTGCTCCATAACGAACGTTTATGAAAGATAACAATGAAGTATGATGATTCTAAATTCGGATTATCGTTACTTGGTTATTTATAGTTATCCATTTCCCCGAGGGGATTGGGGTGTGCTTCCTGCGGGAGGCGCACCTCGCGGATTAACTTAAATAAACTTGGTTCGATTCCAAGCTATGAGCAAGTGTAGGTAAATGATCTCTCGAATTCATATTAGTTGTATTTTTAATTTTAATCAAAATCTAATTATGAGTAAGAATAAATCAATTGAATTGAATTCAGCAAAGATCATCAATATTCGTAAGAATCTCGATACTACAATTAACAAGTATTGGAAGATCATTCGTGCGGAAAATGTAATGGCTAAGAAGGCTATTGCAGCAGGCCAGGGTTCTGGCTACGACCTCAAGAGTTTGTACAATGAAATCACACAGATGAGTGAGAAGCGTATTATCATTAAGTGTATGCTTATGTTGCTCAATATGGGTATTACAGAGTTAAACTATGAGGAGTTTAAGAAGACTAACAACTATGCTATTTTTGCAGCTAGTGAAGCTAAGGAGGCTATCGCTCAGCTTAAGATGATTCCTACCATTAATCCTTCTGAGAAGGCATCTAAGGGTAAGAAGCATATGGGTAAGACAGAGTCTTTTACCTCAGCAAAGATTGCATCTCTCGTTAAGGAGAGCCAGTTGAAGGCAAATAAGTTTGACGCTAAGCTCAAGGAGTTTAACGACAATACTAACATAACATGTACTGATGATATTGCAGAAAAGTTCTCTATGGACTTAGCAGTATAATATCGGCACAAGTATATGGTGTATAAGGACCAGCATTTATGCGACAGTTCGAGGCTGTCTATACTTTCATTTTAAGGCCATTTAGAGGCCTTCTAAGGCGTTTTAATACGTTTCCAGGACAATTCACCGCAGAGGTGAAAATAGCGCCTTAGAACGTAACTATTTAAATCATTATCAAAATGGATAAGAATTTGCAACCAAACATATCAGACCCAAACGTTATATATAACACAGTAAAGAACAAACGTAAAGAGTACCTTAAAACTCATTTTGCTATGCGTTCAAAGAAACAACCATGGTACATGCTTACTAAAGGTAAGTGTAAGAACTATGAAGAGCGTATGAAGAGTTGGGGCGCTTGTGTAGATTACTTTGACGTTCCATCAGAAACTAAAGTTATGAGTGAACGAGTTGTTATCAAACGTATTGGAAGTGCAAACTTTATGGAGCGATTAGCTCAACATAAACTTGCAAGGTGGGTACGTAAAAACCCAGCGCCATGTGATGAAATGGATTTATTTAAGAACGAATTCCTTGAACCATGGAAAGAGGAGCGAGATAAAGCTCTTGAACATTTTCGAGATGTCGTAGTTTCGATATATGACAAAACAGTATTACCATATGACAGCAAAAAAGCATTGATTGTGCCTATGATAGATATGGGCGGAGGAATCCGAACGTATCCAAATATGGACCCAATGACAATTGGTTATCCATTATCAAAGTTTGCTGGAAAACGATTCGTTAAGAAAGATACTGTAGCTGACGTATGTAAAAAGACACTTAAACAAGTGTCTAAACAATATAACTGTAAATCAGTTGACTATACATACGAACGTAAGGTGTTGCTTAGTATAGCAGCATAACAGTGCTGGTGGTGACCCTCGTCGTCCCACCAACACTTTAAAAAGGAGAGTTGGCTGAGTGGTCTAAAGCGCTGGTCTTGAAAACCAGAGGGCGGTAAAACGCTCCAAGAGTTCGAATCTCTTACTCTCCTCCAACATTGGAGATTTAAGCCTAATTGGTAAGGCAACAGTTTGCTAAACTGTCAGTAATCGTAGCAATATGATGTATAGGTTCGAGTCCTATAATCTCCACAATATTAACTTAGAGTCTTTGAACCATGTTTATACGAAAACTTAAAGTCGTTACGTACGACATAGAGATTTTTCCAAACTGTTTTCATTGTACATGTAAAGACACAGAAACACAAGAGTTATTACTTTTTGAAATATCTAATAGAAAGAATCAGCTAACAGAGTTAGTTGATTTTTTCGTTTCTAAAGACATAATCTTTTGTGGCTATAACAACAAGCATTATGACGACGTGGTAATAAACTATATTATAGATCTTCAAAGACAATTGAGTCGTAGAACCTGTCAAGAAGTATGCCGATCGTTATACAAGCTGTCTAAATGTATAATAGAATCAGAAGATGGAGATATAGAAAGATTCAAGAGATGGAAATATGCAAATAAATTCAACTCTATGGATCTTTTAACTATGCAATTTAGTTCAAAGTTAAGAGTGGGTCTTAAAGAAATGCAATTAACTATGCACTATAAAAACGTTCAAGAATATTCAGGTTCATTTGATTTACCAATCGAAGACTCTGATATTGATGAAATGATTGCATATAATATAAACGATGTTGAATCTACTACAGATCTATTAGATAGACTTGAAGAAGATATAAAACTTCGTTTATATATTGAAGATGAATATGGAATTCCATGTTTGTCTTTCGATGGAGTAAAAATTGGGGAATCCATCCTTGCTAAACTTTATTGTGAGAAAACAGGCATAGATATAAAAGAACTCAAAAAAACTCAAGAGCCAGTTGAAGACATAAAGTTAAAGGATGTGATTTTCCCTTTTGTACGATATAAAAACCCGAAATTACAAGACGTTCTCGAAGATATGAAAAAACAAGTAGTTGATTCGCATGAACGCAAAGGCTATGAGAAGAAGTTTGTTCTCTCAAACTTAGGCTATTCTGTTGGTGTTGGTGGATTACATTCTATCAACAAACCAGAAATCTTCCGTCCTAACGAGAATGAGTATATTGGGCACAGTGATGTGGCGTCGATGTACCCATCGTTGTTAATTAAATACAACCTTGCTCCAAGTCGTGTAGGAAAAGAATTTTTGCAGGTCTACACTGACGTTTATAACGACAGAATTTATGCAAAACATAATCGACAGAAACTTAAGGACAAGACACTAAAACTTGCTCTTAACGCTGTAACGGGGAAAATGCAAGAAGAATCAAGTTGGTTATACGATCCATTTAACGTCTTCCGAATAAGAATCAATGGACAGTTGATATTACTTATGTTAATAGAACGTTTGCTGGAGTTAGATTGTAGGATCATACAAGCTAACACAGATGGTGTTATGTATGTAGCTAAGGAAGAGAATCGTGATAGAATTCAGGAAGCTATTGCAGAAATAGAAGCTATTACACAACTTGTATTTGAAAGCAATGATTATGAAGCGTTTTATCAGTACGCAATTAATGATTATTTCGGTATCATTAAGGGTTACTCTGAATCCAAAGACCCTAATCTGATAGAAAAGAAAGGAATGTTTATAACCGAGACCAAGCTTGGGAAAGGATTAGCACCAGTCGTAATTCCTAAAGCGGTTATAAACTATTTTCTCACAAAACAACCAGTTAAAGAGTTTATAATGTCTGACAAAGATATTAGAGATTTTGTAATTGGTCAACGCGTAGCTAAAAAGTTCGATGTATATCACGGAAGTGAGAAAGTACAGAGAATTAATAGGTTTTACGCATCTACAAATGATTATTATTTATTCAAGAGAAAATATAATGAAAGGTTAAAAGATTTTGAATTTTCTTATCAAGGTAAGAAAGTTGATGTAAAGAAATATACAGATATAAACCTTTTAACAGAATCAGGAGTTACTATCTTGAATACATATGACGAAGAGCCTATAGAGCATCGTCATATAAACTATCAGTACTACATTTCTAAAGCAAGTAAAATTATTAGCGAGCTTACGAGTGTACAACTGAGTTTGTTTGACGATCAGACTTGTTAACCAAAGAGTATAAAAGTATGATTATTGAATTAAACACAAAACTTCTGGATTATCCAGATAAACTAAATTTAAATCAATTAGTCTTCCTAAGTATGGTATTGGATAAGAATCAAAAATCTAATAATCAAGACGTCCGCAAAATTGTCAGCCTAATTAGCGACGACGAAATATCATACTTAATCGAACAAGGACTTATTACCTCGATAGAGAGAGGGAATTCAATTACATATCAAGAATCTGACAAGCTTACAGCTTATATCGAACCAGATCGTAGCTATTTTGATCAGTTTTACGATATGTACCCAGTTTATGTTGTTCGTCCTGATGGAGAAAAAGTCTATCTAAGAACGAATAAGAATAAATGCAGAAATCTTTATAACTCCTATGTTAGTAAAAGCTATACCAAAGCTGAACATATTAACAAATGCTTAGTTAAGGAACTTGAGAAGAAAACCAAACTGGGCAAAATAGGATATATGAAGACTATGTGGAGATGGTTACAAGACCATCAGTGGGAAGAAATTGAAGAAGAGATGTTAAGTGAACGGCAAGAGCAAAATACAGAGACATATGGAACAGAACTTATCTAATTTGATACGTCCCATGTCTGTAGTTGCTAATGAAGCTATTCAATATATTGCAGGCAGACGTGAACATAAAATCGTCAGCTTAAAAACAAGATGGAATAAGTTTAACAAGCAGTGTATGGGCGGAATAGAACCTAACACTGTACTTACCATTGCAGGTATCTCTGGAAGTGGAAAGAGTTCGTTTGCGAACTTAATTACCACAGACGTGATTGATTTAAATGAATCAGAAGATGTTATAGTACTTAACTTCTCTTTAGAGATGGTTGGTTTTAGGCAGGTTGGAAGGACGCTCTCAAATAAGCTAAGGAGAACGACTTCGACTCTGTATAGTTCTGAAAAGGACCTGGACGACAATACCTTCAGAATGGTCGTATCGGTAACCAATAAGCTAAAGGAGTATCCTATTTACTTTGTAGATAGTCCTACTACTCCCACGCAAGTTAAAGACATAATATTCCAATTCTATGACACGTATGTTAAAGGAACTAACAAGCATTTCTTGATAGTATACGATCATGCATTACTAACAAAACAAGTAGGATCTGTATTAGAAACTATAAGTGAGTTAGAAAGAGTGTTCATACAAGCTAAGAAGCTACCAATGACAAGCATTATACAGCTTGCTCAAATGAACAGAAACATAGAATCTTCTGAGAGAATAAACAATCCGACAAGTCATTATCCTATGAGAAGTGATTTGTCATCATCAGACGCTATATTTCAAGCAAGCGATTACGTTTGCGTTATACATAGACCAGAAATATTGGGCATCCAAGAATATGGTCCGAATCATTTACCTACTTCTAACAAAGTATACATACATATGTTAAAGAATCGCGATGCGGGAAAACCATGTATACTTGAATTCGAGAATGACCTTGCGTTCAATAATCTGATAGAAGTATAAGCGTCAATTGTAAAACATTTTAAGGCTGAAATTTTATGAATACATATACTTTTACAACTGGCAACAATAGTAACAACAATATTAAGAAGTTTTTCACATTTTCCTTTCTCAAGAAGAATAAGCCTACAGACTACTCTGAGGTTCTTGATGACCTTATTCTTACTAATCTAATGGAGACGAATTCATATCTCAAGGATTATAAGACTAAGCAGGAAGATGCAAAGATCTTCGAAGCCAGTACTGCTTCACTGAAGGGCAAAGAGTTTGCAGAAGCAGCATCATTCCTTGCTAATTATAGTAAGAAGAAGGCCTTTCCATTCATTTTTGGTAAGGTTTATAAGCTTGCGGGCAATATCCCAGTTATCTTCTACGACGACGAGATTCAGATTGACCGCGACATTTACTCATACGATGATTTCGAGAATCTTGCATTCTTGAATACGTTGAGTGCTCCAAAGAAGAAGATCATTATTGATATTTATACTAACAGTCATAACATCAATATTGAGATTAATAAATAATCTAAAACCTAAGAGTTAATGATTACATTACCTACATCTAAAGTTCCAGCAGTTTCAGTTAATCCGCGTTTCTTAATTATCTATGGTCGTCCAAAATCTGGTAAGACATCAGCGTTGGCACAGTTAGAAAATAACTTGATTATAGACTTAGAAGGTGGTTCTACATTCATTGATGCTATGGCAATACAATGCCGTAACATTAGTGACTTAGGAGAAGCTGCTCAAGCCATTAGAGCTAAGAATAAAGAAGTAGGGCATAATTTCTATAACCGTATTACAATAGACAACGCTACTCGATTAGAGGAGATTTGTTTAAGTTATGCTGCTACTTTGTATCGTCAAAGTCCAGTTGGAAAGAATTGGAAAGGAGACGACGTTCGTACATTACCTAACGGTTCTGGCTATTTCTATATTAGACAGGCAGTACGTAAGGTAATTGACATGTTTAAAGAGCTTTGTGATGAATTCATATTAGTCGGACATGTTAAAGATGTACAAATTGATAACAACGGAGAAGAGTTGTCAGAAATGGCACTTGACTTAGTTGGAAAGCTTTCTGCAATTATATGTGGAGAAGCTGACGCAGTAGGTCTTGTTTACCGAAAGGGAAATGAGACTCATATAAGTTTCAAAGGAGGAGATGGTTCTATTAAGGAGGCCCGTGCTCCACACCTAAGAGGACAGGATATAGTCATCGCCAAAGGAAACGATGATGGAAGCATAACAACCTATTGGGATAAGGTTTATAAGGATTAATCCCTATTATTTTAAGAAGTTATAACTCAATAAAATTAAGAAATTATGTATAGTACAAGTACAGCTGTTACAAATAATAACGAGTCTAATGGTTCTTATATGCCAGTTGGTATTAATGAGAACGTTTTCTTGAAGTCTGTAGAAGCTAAGAAGTCTCCAAACGGTCATGATTTCCTTGAAATTATATTCGAGGATAGTGAGGGTAAAACCGCATCTATGACAGAATGGAAGAATGAAAAGAGCATGTGGGTTAAGACCGACGAGGATTTACAGCGTCGTGATAACTTACAGTTTGGTCGTATCATGCAGATTATCAACTGTTATTTCCCTAAGATTGAAGGTGAGTTTAACACTTTCAAGGAGATGATAGATTGGGTTCAGGCAACACTTTCTCCTATGGTAGCAACAAAGAAGGCTTTGCGTCTGAAGGTTGTTTACGATAAGAATAACTATACTCAGGTATCTAAGAATGGTATTTTTGTTGAACCTATGGATAAGGCTGAGACAGAGATTAAGAAGTTCTCTCGTGACAGTTTTGAGCGACAGGTAGTCGCAGATGTTGAGAAATCAACAGATCCTCTTGCTTCAGCTACAAATGCTGATAGTACTCAGGCATCAGGTAGTGACGACCTTCCATTTTAATGGTAAATAGTCACTGGTGGACAAATCCAACAAGGACAGTTTTGAGGTTCTGTAAAAACCTCACACGGGATATATGGTAGTGTGCTTTTAGCCATAGTTTACACACGGAGAGTTCGACTCTCTCCTATCCCACATATAAATCGAACAGTAATAACGTGTAATAAGGCTATTCCTACGTTAAGTATAATTTTTGTTCTGATACGGAGAGGGAGCGTTCGATTTAAGGCCATTTAGGAGCGATTTAAGACGTTTAAGCATAGACTTTGATGTAGTTGTTAAGAGAAATGGTTTGAGACGCTTAGAACGCAAATAAATGGCCTATTTGGGTATTTTGGAACAAGCATGAGTTCGATTCTCATGATACCTACACTAACAAGAACTTATAAGTCAAATGTATAGTACAAAAACAGCAATTACAATGAGTCTTAAAGACTTGTTGTCTATGTTGGATGACGAAAGTATCTATACATACTACTTAGGTAGTATAAAAATAGGGAAACTTATCAACAGTCCATTAAGGAATGATGATAAGAATCCCTCTTTTGCTATATTCCGAGGTAAGCAAGGCGGATTATTCTTCAAGGACCACGGTACTGGAGATGGAGGTAATGCTCTAAAGTTCGTTAAGTTAATCAAAGGAATAGAAACAAAAGAAGAGTTTGAAAGAGAATTACTGAGAATAGTTCGTAAAATGAATCCTAATATGTCTATACGTCAACAGACTTACACCCAGAACGTAAGTAATGTTATGGATATAGGAATTGTTAGACAACCGTTCACAGATATAGATAAAAGATACTGGAAGCAATTCCATATCTCACTTGATACATTAAAGAAATATCAAGTGTTTAGCATTAAATACTTTCTTTGTAATAGAGTCGTCAGAGGAACCTACAAAGAAACTAATCCTATGTATGCATATAAGGTATATGATAGATTTAAGATTTATCGACCTTTAGCATCCAAGTATACTAAATGGCGTACTAATTTGACGAATGAGTATGTTCAGGGGTTAGCCGAGTTGCCTAAGGATGGAGGTAATCTCTTGATAATCACAAAGTCTTTAAAAGATGTTATGTGTTTATATGAGATGGGTTATAATGCAATCGCAGCTTCAAGCGAAACTACATTTATTCCAGAAGATGTTATTAAGTCATTGAGGAGTAAATGGAAACATATACTTATACTATATGATAGAGATCAAACAGGAATGTTGAGAGCTCGTAAGTATAGTAAAGAGTATAAATTTGATGCTTTCTTCGTTCATAAGAAGTTTAAATCGAAAGATATATCTGATGCAGTAAAAGCTAATAGTTTTAATACTGTAAAAGATTGGCTTTCACAAACATTAAAGAAGTATGATTGAAACATTGATTCTGGCTATTTCATTCGGAATAATTGGAGGTATGATAGGTTTTAACCTATTGAATAAAACATCTTCGACTATAAAGATGAAGAATGGCCGCATACGATATATGGATTGTAAAGATACAGAGTATGTAACTGTATCTGATAAGAGTGGTGTTGAAATACTTAATGCAGGTTTTGCTAAAAACAAAAATGGTATAAACTTTGTAGAGTATGCCACAAAAATCTAAAGGGAGAGTTAGGAATGCGACTAAGGTCGATAAGTATGGTTTACACTTTCGTAGTAAGCTCGAATGCTATACTTATGAAGCTTTTATGAATGCTGGAATACCAGTAGAATATGAGCCAAAGCATTTCACTCTCTTACCAAAATTCGAGTATAATCAGGAGAAAATACGAGCTATGACATATCTTCCAGACTTTATAGGAAAGGGGTTTGTCGTAGAATGTAAAGGCCTGATGGGTGATAGCTTCCCATTACGATGGAAGCTATTCAAATACTACTTGAAACAGCACAGAAGTAAAATGAAGTGTTACCTTGTGAGAAATCATAAGCAGGTAGATGAAATGATTCAAGAACTTTTAAGTCAAAAGAATTATGGAAAAGAAAAACAATAATAGTAAGTTTGTAAAAGTAGGTAGTAGTATTTCATTTAAGTTTAATACTGATGGATTAGACTACAACTTACAACCTGGATCAGTTTACACAGTAAGCTATGATAGGTATGAAGAAAAACTTACTTTATCTGAAGCGCCAAGTCTGAAATTACCAGAGAAGGTGTATTCAAGTGAAAGCGATGACAAGTTTATAAAAAAGACTCTTAATCACTTTCAAAAGTCTAAAGACGAAGTTACTGGTGTTATGTTATCTGGACTTAAAGGTTCTGGTAAAACAGTGATGTGTAAGAAAATCGCTTTAGACTCAAATCTCCCTATCATTTTGATAGATAAGTCACTTTATCCAAGTGTTCTATGTAAGTTATTTAATTTCCTTGAAGATATAGATGTCTGTGTAATTATTGACGAGATAGATAAACTTGGTGAAGACTACGACGATAGTTATCTTTTAAAGATTCTCGATGGTATTAACTCTTCTGGTAGAAAGTTAATGCTGTTCACATGTAACAATGATGATATGATTAGCGAATTCCTTATAGACAGGTGTTCACGAATCCGTTATTGGAGAGAATTTGACGAGATGAGTAAAGACTTAATAAAGTCTATACTTGAAGATCGTCTTAACGATAAAAATGAAGTCAAGTCTGTATTTGATTTTATAATCAATAGTTTTGGCTGTATTAGCTTTGATAATGTAAATTCATTTGTAGAAGAAGTGAATAATAATCCTAAGGATACATTTGAAGAGCTGTTTAATGACATGAACTTATCTACAAAGTAATATGGAGATAACTGTACCATACTACGAGGATGTTGAACGCATCTCGAACTCTAACATAGGCTGGTTTTTGAAGAAAGGGCCAGCCTATTTACATTCTATGCTAACAGGTAAAGCTGAAGGTGAAACAGGTCGCCAATTAGCTCGTGGAACTATGATTCACGAATATCTGTTACAGCCTGAAGAATTCCATAAAGACTATGTTGTGTGGGATAAAAGTAGACCTTCTTCAGCACAGCAGGAGAAGTTCTGTCAGGAGCTTGCACAGAGTGTTGAAATAGAGCCAAATAAAGCCGTTCTAAGCGCATATCGTGCGTCGTACAAGGGTTTACCTAAGTCAGATGATTTGGTGCTCCCTAAGGCTCTTAAAATGGCTGAGGAGTACTCTGATTATATAGAGTACCTTAAGATAAATGATAATCGAGAGATTATATCTCCATATGACGCTAAAATGTTAATGGAGGTGGCAGAGAATATTCAGAAACATAAACTTGCGTCTAAGTTGCTTAAGAATGAGTATATTGGACAAGAGGATGAGCTTCATCATGAATTCCATATAAATTGGAGTATGTGCGGAGTTAAATGTAAATCGTTACTTGATAGTGTACATTTTGATTTTAAGAACAAAGTATGTACTTTGATGGACTTGAAGACAACTGTAAACATAGGTTGTTTTGAAGAGTCTATGAATCATTATGACTATTTAAGACAGTTGTGTTTTTACCAATATGCCCTAAGATGGTATATTGTAAACGTATTAAAAGAAGAACCAAATAACGATTGGGAATTCAAGTTTTATATCATCGGTATAGACACAACTGGAAGTAACGAGATACGTGTTTTTGAATTTACAGAACATCAAGTTGATAGTAGATTGAATACTATCATGGATGTTTTAGAACAAATACGCTGGCATCAGGCTAATGATAAGTGGGAGCATACACTTGAGTATTATACTGGTGACGGTGCAGAAAAGTTAAACTTATAAATAAAAGAACCTATGAGTCACATTTATAATATAGAGAACAAATTTGACGATGAACTAGTAATTAATACTTTTGACGATGCTTTATGCGTTGAAAGTTTTGATGATTCTTTATGTATTGAAGATTATAACAATCCACAAGATACTAGTTCTATATGTTAAATAAAAATATATTGTATATCATTCCTTTAGTAATAAAAACTAAGGGAGTGATTACAGAAGATATATTATCCAATGGATATATTAGTAAGGAAGGTTTAAATACTTACCTATATATTAGATTAACCACTAGTAGTGCTAAGTATAGACATTGGATATATTTTTCATTATCCAAAGAAAAGAGCTTCTACGGTTTTATTGATGGATTTTATAAATTCATGATACCTGTAAATATTGCCTTATGTGCAGATACTGTATATAAGTCTGGTATTGGCATGTTGCCAAATAATAGAATTGAAGAATGTTTTGATTTTTGGAGAAAGTAAGTGTAATGAAAAACCCGGGCCGCTCGTGAGAGTAGTCCGGGTTTATTTTTTATATTAATCGTTTTGTTTCATAATTTGATTTACAAAGTATCTATCTTTAGCTTCAGAACCATATACTTGTTCATAGAAGTTATGATAAGGTAATAGCTTAAATAATGCTTTATTCGTTTTTGACCAACCTTTATATTCTCCTCTTGAGACAGTAGGATTATACTTATTCTGGGTTTTAGTATTTTGAAAAGTATCATATAGGCTATTTGACATTGATGGGAAATACGTTCGCATAAATGATTCGGTAACATCTCCCATTTTATCTGTAACACTAGTTGCAGCTGTTGGCGATTTAATGTTATTAAACATATCGTCTGCTCTATATGGTGTTAAAGACTCCCATTCCAATCTATGCATTATATATGCTAATAAATATAATTTCCTACGCTTGTCTTTATTAGTTTCATTTTTAGATGTATTGGCAATCATTGAAGCAAAAATTGAAATAGTCTTACCTATTGCAATTTCTGTAATAATACGTTTTGTTGCATAGTTGATATATCTACTCTCCATATAGTCTTTTATAGAATCTTTATTATTAAGCTTAGAATTATAATAATCCTTAGCGTCAACATAACCTTTCTTTACAGACATATTTCTAACACTTCCAGTTAAGAATTTTGCAAGAGTTTTTGCCATATAATAAAAACCTTTAGCACCAGATCTAAATATACCACCATCCATCTGTTGAGTATCCATATCATACACTGTGCTACCAAATCTTTCAGACATCATTAATGGAGCATATTGTCTATGAATCATAGCATAAGAACCAATAATAGACGTAGTTATTTGCGCTTTCTGTGTAGGCGTCATCATTCCATCAGCAGATTCTGAATACTTAATAACTCTGTTGCGCATTATATTTTCAGAACGATTAAATGCCTCTTTATATTCATCTTCTACATTAAGAGAATTATTCTTTGCGGAAAGTATACTATAGGCTGTTTTCCCATTCCTCCATTCTTTCATAGCCTGTTTTTTCTCTTCTTTAGAAGCTTTAAATAAATTTATATCCATATCTTCTTTGGTGAAGAAATCACCTTTATAATATCTATATGATAATAATACAGACGTAGCTATTTGTGACTTAACAAGAAAGTCAAATCCAGATAACATACCAAATACATAATTATCATTTATAGCATTAACAAGTCTATTTCTGTTTGAATGTTTTGCCTTTTTCTCACCTTGATCTGATACGTTAAAATATTCACATATAAGCATTAGTTTATCATTTGATAACCTATTAGCAACATAATTAGCACCTAAGAAATTCTTAAATATATGAGCAGATACGATACCAGCAGCTTTTGTAGCTTCAGCAAATCCATACTTTCTACCAGTAATAGCATTTACTATATGAGCTCTGTATGCATCTAAGAAACCCACTCCTGCTACAGCTATATTCATACCAAGGTTTATAGCAGTTACTATTTTACCAAATAACTTAGCTAGTTTATTCCAGTGAATTACCGTTAGCTTCTTTCCACCAAACCATGGTATAGCTGTTGATATATCAGAAGATCTAATGTTGTACAAGTTCATCTATAGAAATTTCTTAGCAATTTGATAAGTGTTTGATTTAGAACCTTCAATTCTTTGCTTTTCCCAGAATTTAAATGACTTATTCTTATATACATCACGATTTTTCATCATATCAGCTATAGTCTCACATTGATCTTTTACTTCAGATTTAAAGTGATAATCGCTTGCTAATTTATAAGCCTCAGCCATCATTCCAATAAGGTCAGAACTAAGTTGCGATGGATCATCTAGTTTAGCTGTGTAATACCTAGGAATCATGTTTAACTCGGAACCATCTGGACGAGTACCATCTGATACTTGAAGAGCTCTTTGCTTTATCAAATCACCAAAATCATCTGTATTAGACATAATGCGCTATACATCTTGTGCATAGTCTGAATCTTGCTATATACTCTAATCTCCGATACCAACCTCATCTTTTACATATTGTAATACACCAGAAGATAAACTAGTTTTATTCTTCTAGTATTTAAATATACTACCAGTTATTCCTGGAAGTAAATATTCATCAAAAGACTATCTATCATAAAGCTAATTTATCTCACGATTGGTTTGTAAAACTAAATCATATAAAGCTTTTAGATTTTTAGAATTTTTAACCTTGTTGAACGCTTTTGTATTATCATACATCGGTTTACTCTTTATAGGTCTACCATTTTCATCAGTTTCGTATCTCTTAGGCTGTAAAAACGATGTATTTTCTTTATCATAATTTGGATTTGCAAGTTCGTTTTCAGAATGTTCAATCCAACCATCACCAGGAATAAACTCCATAAACTCATCTTCGTATTCTGGTCTAGCTACAATTTTCGTAAACCATTTAAGAGGTGTAAGTATCTCCTATCCAGTATATTCGTCATAACTGCGTGTTGACGTGCTAGCTAAGAAATCATCGTACGTACCTGGATATTCCATATCCATTTGAGCGGCTTTCTTTTTAGCCTATTTATAATACTCTGTAAATTCTGTACGAGAATATTTATTAAATAATTTAGCTCTCTTCTATAGTTGTTTTTTAAGTGTCTTATTTTGACGTTTAGAAATATTTCTAAGCCTATTCTGTTCTTTTGCCAATTTATTTAGACGTATCTTTTCTCCCTAAGGAATACTTTGATAAGCAATTTCTCCAGTAGTAAAATCTCTATATATAGATAATATATTACGTATCTGTTCTTTTACTTCATTGTATTTAGCTCCACCATCACCATCTATATCATATTCAATGTCGCCAGATTCTTCTTCTATTCTCTTAAATAGCAATATATTTCCTTCGTCGTCTTGTTTAAGAACTCTCTTACTGTTCATCTTATCCCAGTCGATAAGACGTTGAATATCGAAAGAATTTTCTTCATTGTTTAACGCTTTGTTAAACTCAGTAAAACCACCGCATTCTTCTATAACTTTATCTCTAGCTTTAGACCAAGCTTCAGTATCTCTCTTTATTTTACGCTTATTATCAGTACCATAAAGATCTTTGTGTAGCTATTGTAGTTCTTTTGCTTTTCTAAGTTCATCACCTTCTTTAAGATTGCCTTGATAATCACGGTCGCTCATTAACATTCTTTTCTGCACATTTAATTCTGTTAACAACGATCTATCTTTTTCATCAAGCCTATCATAATGATAATAACCATCAGATTTGTCATATGCCTTTTCTTTAAGAGTTCTTATCTATTTAGACAACAAACCCCATTCGTACTTTGTATCTGATGATAACTTAGAATAAGCTACATAAAACTATTTCTTATAAGGCCTTTCGCAATTCTTATCTAACCAATCGTTTAAAGCTTCGTTCCATTCTACTTTAGCTTGTTCGTTATCATCTGGAGCTATGTTATTAGTTGGGTCTAATATTATTCCATATTTCTTAGATATTTTCTTATTTAAATCTTTAAGGAATTTATGATAATTATTATGAAATTTACCATAATTAAGATCTCTTACTAGGTATTGAGTAGTCCTCCCGTTTTCATCTTTTTCATATAAGTCTAAATGAGATTCTCCAAATCCTAAGTTATTAAAAGCTTTCAATAACTTTATATTCTTCTCATTTGACATTTTCTATGAATTATTTAGTGCTTTATTTACTAAATATGTTATAGCGCGAATACCATCATCTTTAACCTTGTCAACCATACCACCATATTTGTAGAATACACCAGTGTCGTAGCCAATCTCTTTTAAAGAATCAAGATATTCGCCCATTGTTATAGAGTGTGTTTCATTACCTACACCAACAAGTATATCTCTAGTAGTGTTTATTAAGATGTTATGTAAAGATGCATTAGCACCATCACAAATAGATTGACACTTTTTAATCATAGATATAAGATCGTTAACATCTCCAAATACAGCATCTTTTGTAAGACTAGATTTCTTTTGTTGTTCTTCTAACTAAGAAACAACTTCTGCAGATTCTAATGTTTCTGTAACACTCTCTAATATCTTGGAATACAATCCAAAGTTGTCATGTATTTGATACTGTAACTCAGAAGCCTATATAGCTTGGTTGTTACTAGACATTTTAAGCACCTCTAACGAGTCATCTAGTAATTGTGGAGCTAACTATGACATTGTGGAAATTAAAGCCCTGTAGGCCTATTCTTGGCCTTGCTAGAACAAGCTAATTTGTAAGTCAAGTTCTTTCTATATCTTAGACTTCTAATCTGTATCTATATTTGAGGACATTACAGCTTTTAATCTTTGACTTAAACCTCTGGCTATCTTTAAAGATAGTGCATTTAATTTCTTTTTAGCCTATTCTTCAGAATCTCTTTTACCAGATGTAGACTATAACTAATCAACATTTATAAAATTATTCTACTCGAAAGATTTTAACTATCTTGATAGTATCTAATTAATATCAAAAGCCTATTGATTTCCATATAATATAGGATCTGTATTAGCATATATAATTCTATATATCTTAGCTGGATCTTTATCCGTATTCTTTATAGTATCTATATTTAAAAGATGAGCTTTTAATTTAGTTGAATATTCTTTAAGTAGCTTTTCATTATAACCTTTAAATAAGTTAGTGTCTAACAAAGTATTAGATAAACGATTTACAAAGTTCTTTAGTTTACCAAGTATAGAAGTATTATTATTCTGTTGGTCTAATTTAACAGCAGCTCCATATATAATGTCTCTAAAATCTTTATTAGTCATAAACTCTGCTATAAACTCTTTCTCATTAGAAAGACCATAATATATACCACTAGCATCATATCTATCAAATTTACTACGATCGAAGAATTTATCAAATGTTTCGTGTAATTGACTATTTAATTCCTTAAGTCTACTCTACAATTCTGTTTTTGGCTTATTAATAAAGCCTACGGTAACTGCGTGAGCAACTTCGTGTAATACAGCATTTGCTAAATATTCATTTGATACTTGATCTATAGCATTCTGATTTATAGCAATTATTGTTTTACCGTCTTTATCTGAAAATGAAGTAACGATAACATTTTCATCTAACTACATTAATTTTATAGGAACTTTATGACCTTGTAAAAGATTTGCTATAGGTAATTTAGTTGATGGTATAGTATTATTCTTTATAGCGCCTTGTATAATAACATCTGACGTAACAACTTCACCTTGATTCAATAAAGAAGTAGCTCCTCCGAAAGTATCATATAGGCTAGCTTTAGCAAGTTTAATCTTAAGATTCTATTTCTATATAAATTCTCTGATAGAATTTGGCATATCTTCAGATTCTTTGAATTGCTTATCTATAGATTTATCTTGTAATTTTTGTATTACTTTATTGCCGTAAATATTACCGTCTTTAGAAGAAAAGTCATTACTAACAATTGATCTTATCTAATTATTGTTCTTTACAACATACTAAGTAGTAGGTGTAAAACCATGATTATCTCCCTCTTTGTCGTATCTAACAAATATAGCAGAATCATATTTATCGTTTTTTAATATACTATTCTCATATTCACGATACTCATTAACAGTTCTAAATTTTCCACTAGTCATATCACTATTGCCAATTTCCCTCATATTAAGATATGCTGGAATAGTATATTTATTGCCATACTTTAAAGCTTTATCTTCTCTATCTGTAAAAAAGAATGTATTTCTATCGTGTACTAAATGCTTTTCTTTATCATCTGTAGCGTTCTGATCAAACGTATCAAATAGCTTATCAGTACCGTGCCAAACAATCATAGGCTCACCATTAACGTCTACTGCTTTAGATGAGTGTTTTGGATCATTAACCCAATCTCCAAACCAATTAGTAAAATCTCTTTGGTAAATCTTTGATTTTATACGTATAGCTTCTACACGATTACCTTTTGTTTGCTATAACAGTTGATCAAACAATATAGACTAAGCCCCATTTGGGGCTTTATCTATACTATTTCCATTATTGGCTGACCAAATATGATAGGCAGCCTTTTCACTTGTGGCTTCTTTTAATTCGTTAAACTCCTTAGCCACCTAAGGATTGTGTAAATTAGGACATATTATCATAATTAATCAGTTTTTATCATTGTAAACAATTATCCATAGCATCTTTATCAAATTTATCATCATCATGCTATATAATATCACTATCAATTTGTTTTAGACCTCCAAGCAAATCGTCAACATCATTATTGCTGTCTATGTTAATATCATCAATTAAACCAATACTGCTATTATCGTCTACTTGTTTTAATCCACCAAGTAAATCACTAACATCATTTTCGTCTTTAACCATATCTTTCCTAGCATCATTAATAGCTTCATCCTTACCATCGTTAAGATCTTTTAATTCTGTTAACAAATCATTATCTTGTTCTGATGTTAAGAAATCATCATCATCAAACTTAGATATACTTTCGCTTATACTAGATATATTATCTTGAGTGTATTTATTCCTATCGTATATAACATAAGCAGGTTGGGCTGTAGTGAAATCTTCTTGATTTAGCTAAGCTGATCTTATAGCAGCTTCTCCAATACCATCAAAGCTATCAGTATATATACTACTTATAGAATAACCTCTCACAAGTAAGTCTTTTATAATTCTATCAATAAACTAATTGTTCTTAAGCTGTTTGATACTATCATCAACTTTACTTTGTATATCTGCTAAGAATTGTTGTTGAACTTCATTTATATCATCAACTGTAGCATCTGGATATTCTAACTTGTATCTTTCAACCATATAACTTAGCTAATTATCTATATATTCAGATCTATCAGCATCTGTTATATTAAAGTCTCCAAGTCTACCATTAATGTATATATTTAAGTTCTAGTTATCCTTATCGAAGTTTCCAAGACTTGAAATAATATCATCTACAACTTTTGTTACATTCTATTTAGAATCTATACTAACTCCTGTATTTTGTTGATCATTTATATTAATCTTAAGATTACTTCTAGATTCTGCATATTTCTAAGGATTATTAGAATATATAATTCTTACATCACCTTTAGAATTCTGTGTTAAGTCATAACTATTCTTCTGCTGCTATGATACTTCATAATAATTAGCACTACTAAATCCAGTAAATGCAGCATTGTGCTCTTTATACTTAAGTTTAACAGCCTTATCGCCTTTACCAATAGGTCTAAGTTGATTTATGTAGTTAATTACATTTGCTTCAACATTACTATAACTAAATGTTTCTGGTAATAAATTATCGTCAAATATAGATTCATTTAAAGAACCTGTATAGAATTCATATTGATGATTACCACCTTGATGAATACCTAACTTAGGAGATATAACATAAATATCACGATACACGCTATTGCCTTTCATGACACTACCTATCTTCTTATATAAGTAGTATTTATTTCCAAGCTGTACTTTAAAATATGTATGATTACCACCTTTTGATGTTATTATAGAACCAGGAACTCTATTCCCATTCATATAGCTAGGAAGCAAATACTTCTCAGCACCGAGTTTTGTCTAAGCAAAAGCCTGTTGTGTTAAACTATATACAGGAACTATCTTATCATTATACCAATAATTTCTACATATAGTATCTATATACTCATCTGGATTAATCTTACCACTATTCTCTGATATTCTACCAATTAGATCTTCAGATTTCATAGAATCAGTTATACTCTGAACATATTGCATCTTAAACTATATAGGAACTAAATCAAATATAGAACTAAATGAATCATTATTATATGTAGAATAATAGTCATAGAACACAATGTCTCTAAACAATCTTCTTATGTAACTATTACTGTGAGTTAATAATTGATGCAATGCAGATTGTAATACTAATCTTTGATTAGGATCTACATTTATATAAGACATCTTAGTAGTAAATCTACCAATCTAGAATTTATTATCTATTTTAGATATATAGTAATTTAAGAATTTATTGTTTATATTACCAGCGTCATCTAATAAATCGTTAAACTCACTTCCAAGCAATCCGTTCTATAGTTTGTAAATAAAGTTGGCATAGTTCTAGAATATACTTTTATGATAGTATTTATCTTCAGATTGAGGATTTCCATATACAAGCTACATCACTTTATTAAACACAGCGTCCTTATCTCCATTCATTGTAAAGTCTATATATCCAGTATAACTTCTATCTTCGCTCTTAGTTAATATCTTAGAGTTCATAAGCATATTATGTCTAGCTATAGCATTTATAGAAGAACTAATAGCTTGTATGAATTTTTTATCACTTGTAGATCTATAGAAGTTGTATTCGTTAGCTTCACCTTTAAATCCAAATGGATCACCAAGAAGATTATACATAATTGAATGATATAATACATTATATTCATCAGTAGCCGTAAACAACTGATCTTTTAATATGTCTCTAGTAAGCTACGTAGCTTTAATAAGTTTATCAGAGATCCATAACTTATCAAAATAATAATCTAAAGCATCTTCGTTTTTAAGATTACTATGAGCTTCGTCATTTATCTTCCATATTATAGCGTCTTTAGAATCTGGGTCTTTATGTAAATATTTAAACTGTTCATATTTATTATAAAAATTCAAATGATCTGTAATACTATTTCCAAACTTTTTTGTATCAACCTAAGAGCACTGTACAAGCTGCTCTAAAGCATCTGCATACTTAGTTAGGTTCTAGAATGCTAATATAGAATACAACTACATCATGTGACTCTTATAAGAATCAGGATTTTGTATAGAATAAATACCTTCGTCGTAATCAAATACAATCTTACTATCTTCAATAGCTTTAGCTACATCGTTCGTATCATTAGATAATAAAACTAATATCTTGTTCTTAATATCAGCTTTTTGTTCTTCAGAAAGAGATTTATCAGATTCTACTTGTGATAAAGATTCTTTTAACTTATCTCTATATTCACCTCTTAGTTCTGTTAGTTTAACTTGCTGATACTTCTATATAGACATATCCTTTTCAGATTGTTCTAGATATATACCATTATGAGCATTAACTAAATTAGCATATTTAACTAATACTGGTTGTGCTAAGAATGAGAATGTCTGTATACCTTTACCAGCTCTTAATAACAATTCTGATATAGAATATGTAGCAGGATTAATGTTAATTAGTGAAATATATGGATCTTTAGCAACGTCAACATGAGCATTAACCATAGCCGATAACCATGCTGATATATACATACCATCTTTACCTTTTATCTAATCCAAAGCTCCTAAGTCGTATATTTCTCCAAGATGACCGAAATCTATAGTTAGATGTGCTGTCTGTGTAAACGCAAGATTAGTTGTAGCTAATGCATATGGACCAATACCATCTTTACCAGTCATAAACTCAGATTTAGTCTAAGATTGGAATGAAGGTAATAATTCATACATTGATCTACGATCTTGTTTCTTTCTAAGCTTTGGTAATAATTCACCAGTTATTTTCTCTGTAACTGTATCAATAGAACCTCTAGCATCTACAAAAGTTCTAGAATCTGTAAGAACATCAATATATTTCTATATAAGACTGTTTCTTATTTCCTTAGCATCGTATTCACTAGCCATATTAAAATTATTCAATGAAGCGTCATCTACATTAACTTCACTTCCATTTCTATAACCCTTCATTGCAACAAAGATTTTATCAACGTCGAAGTCAGAACCAGTTTGCTTTGTAAATTCTTCTGGTACTATAATGTTATCACCATTGTTATCTGGTAATATATCAGCAACAGTAAATGCAAATATAGAAGACATACCCTGCGTAGGAATACGATAACCAATACCTATAGGTTTAGGATTAGATTGTTCACCAGCATGAGACACTTGTTCATGTTTCTTGGTATTTAAACCATCTTTATATCCAGCAGATATAAGATACTCTTCAACTTCTTTCTTTGTATCTTCTTTTAATTTATCTTGATTACTAATAGCTTCCCATATAGAGTTTATATTATTATTTTCAAGATCTATTAAGGCTTTAGTTGTTAATATACCTGATGTAAACTGCTCGTCAAGATCGTCGTTGAATTTAATCTACTCTTCAGTTAACGGCCTAATTCTATCGCTTTTTACACCATGTATAATGTCGTTATCTATAAGCCACTGACGCATATTCTTATATGTAGTTTGCTCTTCTTTCGGAATAATATCTCTAAACAATCTAACGCTAAGCATTATCTCCATAGAATTATCTTTCCTAATCCACTTTAGCTTTCTACCGCCATTAAGAACATGTAAACCGCCTTCTTCATCATTTACTTTCTTCTTTCCCACTAATCCAAATACAGATTGTTGAATAACAGAACCACCATTAAGATTTACATCTACAACTCTCTTATTTACAACCTTTGATATAGATTGCTCGAACAGTAATCTAGATCCTAACGCTTCAGCTAAACCGCCATTTCTAAATAGCTCTATAGCACCTTCACCAACACCATTAGTTTTAACTACTCTTTCTAAAATCTTCTGCACAGCTTTATTATTAGCTCTAATGTCACCATGATCGGCTGTAATACCAAACTCATTTATTACATTTTGTACACCTTTTTGAGTAAGTGCATTTATAAGATTTATTATCTAAGAACGCAATTCTTTACCTTTTATAGGACTATAATCTTTTCCAATTCCATAATCAAGTTCGTCGTTAATATTTGACAATAACAACTTTAATGCCTATGTACCAAACGCTCTTTCTAATGCTTCGTGAGCTTCAGTATTAAGCTGCATTCTCAAATCGTCAAGATCTTGTACTTGAATCTATAATTTACCACCAGGATTAAATATATCATCATTTGGTAATATAGACTTATCTGATTTTTGTTTAAGAGACTTGGTATCCATATCATCAAGATTATCAACGCCTTCTTTATAAGGTGTGTACTGTTGTTGATTAGCACCAACTTTAACAGCAGAGTCAAAAGCAAGCATATCTATCTCGTTTCCTTTCTTATTCATTCTTTCGTATATAGCTTTACCATTATCTGATTGTAGCATATACTTAAATGCTGGGAAGATAGCCATCTTGTTGTATATAGGTAGATTAATAAATCCATCTCCTAACTATTGCGATGCATTCTAGAAATAAGACATCTTTAATGGATATAACTCTAATTTAGATACAATCTTTGCTTTCTTTGGATCTGATTGCCAATCTGGATCATTCTCAAGTATGTTATAAGCCATCTCATCTGAATAATCAGAGAATTCATCTCCAAAATTCCACGTTCCAAGACCTATTCTTATCTTTCTATATAAATCTGGTCTAATAATAACTTGTGCATCAGAAACTGTTATATCTCCATATGTTGATGTATTTGAATCTGCTTGATTTACAAATGAATCTCTAAGATTTTTAGGATAACTACTTAATACTTTCTTGAATAGCTTTTCATCTTGATATATTGCTTTTACAAAATCTTCAACATTATCAAACCCATTCTTTTCTATTAGCTTCTTTATGAAATCTTGATCTGTAGAACTTTCTATATCATCTATCATATACTAACGAGTAAATATATTTCTTATTTCTTCTAAGTATTCACTCTTTGTCTAAATATCTGATACATTTAATACAGTGTATTTCCTGTTTTGTAGTTCTGGATATTTTTCAAGCTATTCTTCAGAATAATCTGTTTTAATCTTTTGTCCTGGAGATAGTAAAGCTCCTAAACGCTTAATCTTATCAGAATGTTTTTCGTTAACTACATCTATATCATAAAATTTATCACCAAACTTCATTTGTTTAGTTTTAAATTTATTCTTATAGAATGCAGGATCACCAGAGAATACTTTTTCCATCTCTATTGTAGAGATAATTGAAGACAACACATGATTAGTCATTAAAGACAATGCTAAATCATTAATATTATCATTCATATATACATTATTAGTATTTACTGGCAATCCTTGTTGTTTAAATAATTCTGCATATTGTCTAAGTAGTATTTGAGGTATCTTTGTTGGAACAAATTGTCCATTTTCATCAATATTACCCAACTTTAAGTTTCCATCTTTTGATACTGCTTTTAATTCAGCATATACCATACTTTTTACTTTTTGTTGTAATAATTTATTAAGACCATCTCCATTCAACCATTCTTCAAACTTGTCTAACCTTTGTCTAATATATTCAAAACCATCTATATCATTATCATCATCACGAAGTTTTCTGATATTAAATATACCATCTTCTGTTTTCATATCTTCTTGTTCACGAAGATACTCGTATTGTAATATTGAGTTTAGATCTTTTGTAGAACCTTTGTATTCTTCATCTATAGATGAATCAACGAATATGTCAGAGAAATATCTAAATCTACCTCCATTTCCACCCCAGCTAATTCTTCCATTTTTAAGTTTACCATGAAAATTCTTTCTAAGAGCTTCTGGATGACTTGTAAGATATTCTATGTTTTCTTTACTATAATACTGTTTTACAGAATTTAATTCATCTCTAAAGTAACCAGTTAGTATATCCATCGTATATTGATCTAGCTGGAAATTATCATAAGATACAACGTTGTGTGGCATTCTAAGACCTTGTTGTGATATAGCGTACCATGTCTTTTTATCAGCCATAGTAGGCAATACTAACATATCTTTAGAAGTCATCAACATCTTAGCTATATAGTCTTCAAGCTATGTAACTCCATGATAATCTCTACCAATACTATTATCAATATCTCTAAGACCTACAAAGTAGTTTAACTTAAACTATCCAGCTCTACTTGATGTTTCATGATCTGATTGTGAAGCTATGTCTAAAAGTAAAGAGTGTTTACAATATTCAGATCTTTGTAAACTTTCTATGGTTTGATCTGTATTATGATTTAGTATACGAACAATGTCTGACATTGTGTTATTCTCTGATATTGGGTATCTTTGAGTACCGTCTGGAGCCGTAATACTAAATTGTTGAGGAGATGGATAACATTCATTATAAGCTCTTGCTAATTGTGCAATCTACGAATCATTCTTATAACCGCTAAATACACGATCAAGATCCATTTCAATTCTACCAGACTTAATTTTAGATTTACCAGTACTAGATATAATATTTTGCATAATCTTACTAATACTACCAATCTTGTCTGATTTTACAAGAGATTGTAATACTTTGTATCTTGCAGCTTTATCAGTTAGCTTATTTTCACCAACCTCATTATTTACATAAGTCTCTAATACTTCATTATCGATTGGTATTGATAGATATTTAAATAGATCTACAAGTATATCTGATAATTCGCTATAAGCTGGACCAATATCTTCTTTTGTTTTTGGATAAAACTTATGTTTAGAAGTATACTGTAATGCACGCATCTTTCTCTACCTAAGTCCGTCTGTAAACTCTTTAGATATAATAGGCATCTGTTCAGAATTTATCAATCCTGCTTGATATAGATTTTGAGACCATATTCTAGGTATAGATTTTATAGCTTTGAGTTGATTGTCATTTACTAATTCCCACTCTCTCTTAACAACTGATACACTCTTACTTTTAGATGACTCGTATTCACTTAACTAATCATCACCAAGACTCATAGAGCTATTAGAAGATTTCTTCTTAGGATCACTTATCCATGTCTACATCATCTAAGCCATTTGACTTCTTATAGTAGAATGTATTTGACTTTGTAGTTCAAGATCGTCTTTTATTAAGTCTAACTTCTTATCTAATGATTCAAAGAATGGAGATGATTTTGCTAATCTCTAAACAACACCTCTTATAGAATGTTTGTCGTATTTATTATCCTTTCCTATCTTTGCATAAGAATCAGTATCCCAAAGACTATTTAATATAGTATTCCAAGCCTGATCAAAAGGAACATATGTAGAATTTCCAAATATAGGATCTTTATCGTAAACAAAAGTCTTTTCACCAGTAAATGGGTCTATTTCAGCATGCATTTTCTTAATCTAGCCTAAGAATAATTTAGCTCTAGTTGCTACATTGTCTTTCTTACTTATAGATAATGGATCTTTGTCATAAGTATTACCAGATTTATCACCAGTATCTTGAGCTTCTTGAGTCTCACTTTCTTGTACCTATGTTTGTTTAATCTTAAAAGCATCATCCCTAAGATCTATAGAATATTGTTTAAGTATATTACTTACAATAGATACAAATACATCCGGATTCTTTGATATAGAGTCTATAATTCTTTGTATAGATGGGTCTACATCTGGATTCTAACTCTTTAAACTAGTTAAGAATTGCTGTATATCATCATACTTAACATCATCTATACCTTTGGTAGAGTCTAACGAATAATCGTCTATAAGCTTATTTGCAAGGCTTGTAGCGGCCTAAAAGAACTGCTGCCTAGTATCTATACCCTAGAGCTTATTTAAGCGCTCAGGAGCGATATTTGACACGTAGAATGACTTGCTATTAACACCATTCTTATAAGCCATCTTGAATTGCTGTAAAGATTCTTTATCTATCTGTTGTAATCTATATTTCCCGTCATTTATATTTCTAAAGACATCGTACATAGCATACTTGTTTCTAAACAAATGACTGAATCGTTTAATATTGTCAAAAGCTCTCTTTATAAAGCCTATAATACCTTCGCTATTACGTAGTTCAGCATACTCTCTAAAGTCTTCAGCTAATAGTTCTTCTATTTGCTTATACGACTTATTCTTTAATTCTGGATGAGCTTTTACATAAGCATCATAAATCTGTTGTCTTTGATGTTTATTATGCAATAGAAGGTTTACATAGTGCCAAGCCTCATGATATTGTATACCTATACCAGCTTTGTCACTAAACATAAAGATTGGAGAATCTCCTTGATTTAGAACATCTGTTACAACATCCATTAAACCAAACACATCTTCATCTTGAGCGCTCTTCATAACACCATCTATAATGATTGTATGATCTGGTTTTATTCCGAGTCTATCAGCTATCCATTCACGTGCCTTTTGTATATCTACAGTACCTTTTTGTTTTTCTCTTGAGAATACACCAGTAATAGTATTAATTCTACCTAATAAAGAACTTGTTGATACAAAGTATAATTGAGATGTGCCATTCTTAAATATAGATATATGAGGAACTGTTGTACCATTAAATATACTCCTTGCAGTATTCTTTAATACATTTTCGTTTATCTCAAGTTTATCTACGTCAAATTTAACGCCATTCTCTTTTTCGTATACTTCGGCGTATTTCTGCAGCTTATCTTTAACAGCTTGTTTGAAGTCTTCTATAAAGTTATTTAGCTTTTCACTACCACTATCACCTCTTAGCTTAAAGTCAGACTTATCTATATCTAACATGATTATGTCAGTTAAGCCACCTCTTTCTTTAGCGTTTTCTCCAGAGAATGCAGCTAGCTTTTCTTGTGATTCTTTCTAACCTCTTACAAGCCAAGAATCCATCTAGTCAGCTTTAAACCCTAATTTAGATTTTATTCTTTCTATACTCTTAGAACCAAATCTATCAGCCTCTTGATATTCTGTAGTAGTATTACTGTTAATAGTAACAGTTCCAGCTTTCTTGTCGGCTTTAGTTGGTTTAACTTGGCTTTTAGCGTCAGATATAACTTGTTTAGACTCTTCGACTCTCACACCAGTAGCATAAACAAATGGAGCTTTAAATACATTCTATTCGTTTGTTGTAGCTAATAATTTACCAGCTTTAACCATCCAAGATAATGTATTTGTATGATTGTATTTTAATGTACCATTATCATTGTCAAATAAATCATCTCTATCAAATGTAAGTTCTTTTACTCCACATATAGAAAAACTAGACTTGCCTTTATTGTTTTGGAAGTACTTTCTGATAACATTTATAATCTCATGTGGAAATTCATGAGTCATAGCATCAACATCAGTATTCCAGTGCATATTCTTTGCAATATATGATACAACGTGCTTGCGTATTTCATCACTATTAGTTCCAAATAATGACGCTATTGGAATATATTCTGCAGACTTAGAACCATTGCTATCTGTGTTTACTATCTATAAACATGCAACACCATGATTATCAACAACAGCTATCTACTTATCTGCTAAGAACTTCTATCTATTTAAAGAGCTTTTCTTGGTACCTATCTTTGTAGTAGATTCTCCATTGTTTATAATAAAGTCAGCAAATGCTTTTATTGTATCTATAGATGACGATGGTAGATATTCTGTAGATAATTTACCAGTTATCATATATAGTAACACCTCGGAAACGGATGGTTTAGAATTACCATTTAATTTACCAGTAGTAGAATCAAATGATAGTTGTATATTTTCTGGCATAACAATATTGCCATCTCCGTCTCTATCGAATCGCTGTTCACTAAGAGTGATAGGAACTAATACTTCACTCATACATGGACCTTGATGCATTAAATATATCGTACCAGAGTAACCAATACCATTATACTGTGTATCTGGACCATTTATACTAGATATAGTATATGGGTCATCAGCAAATTTACCACGACCAAAACCAAATAACAGCTCTCCATCTTTTATCTATCTATCTATTTCTTTTATGTCAGTAGGTATGCCAAATTCATTACCTTCTTTAGATATTGAATGTAATTTACCATCTTTTGTAATACTACCATTAGATATTCTAGACTCTTCTGGAGCTACATTTGTTTTAATTTGATCTGGAATAGAATAAATACCATTTTCACCCTTACTGCAATAAGCTTCAATAATAGCATTTCTACTATTAATCAAGTTATCTATCTGTTCCCAAACTTGAGAGTCTGTAAGAATTTTACCAGTAGCAGCTTTACGCCTTGCGCTAAATTCTATGTTACGTTTAATTTTACCTTCTTCATCTTCGTGTGATAAAGTTTCATACCATTTTCTAGCATCATTGTACCAACGCTTTAAAGCATACTGATATTGTTCTTCGTATTTAAAACTACTTGGTATTGGCTTAGCGTCTACATATCTACTATAAGCCTCTTCTCTAGCTTCAATTAAAGCCGATGGGTATTTGTCTTTGTCAACACCTATAAATTTAAGTTGATTAATTAATTTCTACACACCATCAACAGATCTCTCTATTCCAAATCTATCTGTATAAGAGTAAGATGACGGAGTTTTCATCGTAGTTATGTATGTTGACTTAGATTTATCATCTTCAATTATAAGAGATACAGTAAAAGAATTAGTGTCTTTTGAATTCTTTCCAGATACAACATAATATTTTCTAACACTACCGAACCAGCCACGTTGTATTAAATTTTGAGCTAACTCTGAATTAGGCTTTACAGGATACTTAAACTTAAGATCTTTTCCGTTTACGGTAAGACGAATTGCATCTTTTGAATCTGGTTGATAAAAGAATGTAGATTCTAATAATCTTCTATACACGTCGTCGTGATCTACAACTAATCTTGGGTCTGGAGTATTCTACTTATTATCTTCACCTGGTTGTAATTCACTTGAATCTGGCCTATCGCTATTGAGCGAATCGTCATCATGATCTTCAATAATTAATTCTTTACCAAATTGATCTTCTGCAGATTGCTTAGAATGTTTTCCAGAATTTATATCAAGGCTATTATCTTCGTTATTATCTAATTGTTTTTGACTGTCATTATAATCTTCAGTAGGATATTCTTTTTGATCATCTTGAAACTAATAATCTTGAGGTTGATTTTCTTGCTATCCTTGATTCGTTTCTTCTTTATCTACAGAAAGAGGAGAAGCTACTGGGGTATCTACATCAATAGTTTTACTTACAATAGCATTAGTGTCTATATTACCAGATATTCTATTGCCATCTTTATCAAATCCGTTAAATTTAGCATGAGTATCAGAATCCCATTTAATAACATTTATTTTAACTCCCTGTACACCTTCTAAATCTTCATCTGAAACATTATACCCTTCTGGAATATTAAAACCAGCGGTAGTATTATTTCCTATATCATTTCCGTCTTTTATACGTGTTATTTTTATATATCCATCTTTATTACTAATTATAAAATCTATTACATCAAATGTTTCTGGATCTATAATTCTAGCTATGACAGCACCATCTGGGATTTCTCTAATTTGTTTATCAGTTGTATATTTGTCTAATTCATCTTGTAAGAAGTCATTTATTTTTCTAAAATCTTCTTCATTAGAATGACTAGCTTTTAAAGTTGGTGTATTTAATTTATTATCACGCTTTTCCTTTTTGCCATACAGCTATTCATGTAGTTCTCTCTAAGCGTCTGAAGCGCCTTTTAATTTATCATCTTGTTCGATAATATCTACACCACTGTTGTCGTTTATACTAGATCCTTTATAATCGTCATTATCACTTTGGATTGGTGACTATTCATTATAATTTTCATCTGTCTATATATCGCCATTTTGTGCAGAATATTCTTCTTCGCCATAAGTCTGATTAACTGCAGGAGACATAGGATCTTGTGTAATATCTTGCTCATCAACTTGACGATCACTTAGCTATTTTTGTTTTTTATCAACAACCTATCTTACTGATGGATCTTCATTTTCTGTATCAAGATTATCAATATCATCATTAGTAACACCACCGTCTTCAAGAAATTGTCTATGAGCTATTCTCTTTCTATTGTGCTTTTCTTCTAATCTACCTTCAACTATAGCTTTAGCTGTTTCTTTTTGAATTTCTTTTATACGATCTAAAGCCGCTACTCTTTCTGCTGGAGTCTATTCTAAATCTTCCTATCCAAGTTTTTTGATAATCTAATTATATTCTTGTCTTAAAGCATCTATCTTATGTGCATTCTATCTCTATGTCTTTAGATATAGTTTCTTAAAGAAATCATCATCAAGTTGTCCGTTATTATATTTATCTTTATCTTCATCACTAAGAGTGTCAAAAGCGGTAGACTTGAAATTATCTTTTTCTTCTTTTGTAAGATCACTCCAGTTATAATTATATGCATATCCTAATGAGCTATTTGGGTCAGCCATACCGTATTTGTAAGCAGTGTAAGCTGGCGTCATAGCTTTTAAAGTTGAATCGTTTAAAGCATTAATAGAGAATAATTTCTCAATATCTGATATACCAGAGAATTGATGATAATCTGATAATATATTTTCTATAGTAACTCTTTTATGCTTCTTTATTGGCTTATCTGGATTTTCTTTATTATAATCATCTATAAGCTTATTCTTTTTATCAATTTCATCATTGACATCTTTAAGCATATTTTTGTACTACTGTTTGTTTTCTTTTATAGAATTACTTAAAACTCTAATAGTATTACCAAGTTTATCTACATTTATATCAGTACCAGTATTCTCTCTGATTAATTGCAAAAGTTTATGTTGCTATTTTAGCTAATCTAATAAAGCTTGTTTCTACTGTAGCTCTGCATGACTAAATAATAGATCTGCGCGATTCTTTACATAATCTTCTAACTCTATTATTTTATCTAATTGCACATCTTCTGCTTTTTCTCCAGACTCTTTTGCTTTTAATTCAGCTTCTTCTTGAGCTTTAGATTTAAATGCAGTAGTACCAATAAACTTAGACATTTGCTGCAGTACCGCAGTCTCATATCTATGATCATTTGGTTTTACTTCACCTATAATACGAACTTGTTCTTCTGCTGCTTTTCTAAGATCAGATCTCTTACTGTCGCTTATATTAGATGATATGTAGTTATCAAGATAATTGTTGTATTGATCTAATATACTATCATATGTGTTTCTAACACCATCAGACATTTTAGATCTATCACCAAGTAATTCTTGAATTATTTTTTGCTTAGAAGATTCTAGTTCTTTTACATTCTTATCATGTAGCTAACTTAAATTCTCGTAATCTTGTATAGCTTTAACTCCAGACTATATTAAATTCCTATGTTCGGCAGTATCTTGTATCTTATCTATACCAACAAGATCTAAGAATTTGTTGTTATGCATCATAAAATCAGTAGTCTATAACAAAGATATATCATCGTCTATAAACTTATCATCCACAAGATCTCCTTTAAACTATTTCATCTTATTAAAAGATTCAAAAAGTCTGTTAGCACTTTTTCCATTAGCTAAAGCTTTAAAGAATATGCCAACATGTGCGTCATCTTGAGATGCTGCATAATTACTAGCAACTAGTTGTTTTAATATATTATCATTTCTAAGCTGTTTAAACAAACTTCTTGTATTATCATTGTTAATACCTATATATTTTGCAGCTCTATCACCGAATAGGTTAGAAAAAGAACCCATTATTTGTGAGTTTAACATACCAGAAATAAAACCAGTATTCATAGCTTTTTTAAGCTCTTCATTGCCATTATCTGGGTCATATGGGTTTACGCCATAATAGTCTGCTACAGACTCTAATCCTAATCTAACATCACTAAATATAGAGCCTATATCAAAGTTACTTTGTACGCCTTTATAATTGTCATATTCACCACGCTGGTAGCGGCTTTGTAATAATTGCTATTGACCTTCTTCAACACCTTCAGAAGCACCTACAAACAAACTCTATTTTGCTTTTTTCTTAAGGAAATCTGCTATATGTGATAATTTTATTTTCTTTACAAGATTCTTCTCACCTTCTCCTAAAGCTTTGTTTATAATACGATCTGTTATAGATGTAGCAAACTTGTCAGCATTCATAGCCATATATCTTTCAGCTACTTCACTTGACGCTTTACCAGATAACTCTAAACCTGTTTTAAATACTCTATTATATATTGTTTTACCTAAACCTTTTGTAGCTATTTTACCACCAAACTCTAAGAATGGAATAGTTTCTATATAGTCGCCAGTAGACAAAGCCATATTATCGTTGAATACTTTAGCCAAACCTTGTCTTGATAAATTTTTCTCTACATCAAAATTTTTATCTCCAGAGTTTATGTTATACGCTAATGCTAATTGTATTTTATCAAGATCAGTTAAATCTTTTGGATCCACGCCTATCTATTTTGCTTTTTTATCTGCAAAATTAAACAAATTACTTAAGTCTGATTTATTATCATAAGCATATTGTAACAATCTATTTGAATAAGCATCAAGGACTTCAGATTCAGTTTCGCCGACCCTCATCTTATTAGCAATAGTTATACCACCGACAGCATTAGCAATACCCATTACAATCTTTGCACCAGTACCAACTTCTCCTCCAGATGCATACGCAATCATTTGCGATACAGCTTTAGAAGCTCCTTGATATGCAAATTGAGCAGCCATTTGTTCAAACATAGAATAAGAAGAACCGAGATCTACAACATTATAAGCCCATGTTTTTGGATTAAATATTCTCTAAAGTAAACCAACGTGCTAATCTTCGTACTGCTTCTTAAATTTAGGATCTATTTTCTTTGGATCAAACAACCAGTTACCATTTTTAGCTATAGCTATATTTTCTTCTAGATCGTTTTTATACATTAACTGATACCTCTTTATATCATTCCTCTTATCTGTTACTTCATCTGTAATAGAATCAGCATACGCTTTAAGATCTTTTACATCTTTATAAGACTTAAAGTATTTATCAGATAAATCCGACTATTCGTCTGGAGTATTTCGTATAGCTTGTTTTATTCGTTCTTTGCTATCAAATCCATTAAATACACTTTCTATCGAAAGCTAGGCCTCTTTTATTAATGCTGGGAAAGTTTCAAGAAATCTACCAAACTCACTAGCGTCTTTTTTGTTTGATTTTTCAGAATATACGGAATTAACATGCATAGCAATATCGTCTAATAGTTTTTGATCTTTTGAACTATCAGCAAATAAATCTAATAAAACATCAGATGATTTACTACTACGTCTAATTATATTTTCCATTACGTCTAATTGTTTCTCAAGATCCTTAACTCTAACCTCATCAACAATTAAACCCATTCTATCATAGTCGTCTTTAGCCTGTTTGTACTGCCTTATTAAATCTACATACTTATCAGCAATCTATGTATCTTCTAAATCACTATATGTTTTTCTTAGTTCTTCTTCATACTGAGTTGTCCTAGTATTATATAGGTTTTGGAACATCATTCGTACAGCGGATCCGTCAAAAAGTGGCTTTACACCATCTATGGCATTATCAACTGTAGCGTTAAATAAATGTTTTGTAGTATCCCATACATTAGACCAAAATCCTTTTGACTAGTTATCTTCTTCTGTATCGCTAGGAAGATAATCTTGTTTGTATGTAGAAGACTATGGTAAATTATATATAGAAGTTACATCGCTGTTAACGGTGCCATTATTGTATGGCGTAGAGTAAGCTAACTCCTACGCTGCTTGATTAGCGTCGAAGCTAGCTCTCCATTGCGCCGCAGATGGCGTTGTATAAGTTTCTTTTGACTTTTTTCTACCACTGTTACTCATATTATTATATATTATTTTGTTGAAGATTGATATTGTTGCTGCAATTCTCTACCGGCAGCTTCTTTTTGGCCATACATATATTTATCATAAGCTTGATCTATTTGTCCAAATCCTTGACCTCTGTTATTATCTATCTACTTAGATATTGGGATTTCTACAAATTCACCATTACTATTTGTATTGCCATTTACATCCATTGTTCTTAAACCTAAGTTTCTTACTACATTTCCTAAAATATATCCATGTTTCTTGCAAAAGTTTTCTACAACTGACCTTGGAACAGAAACCTTTGCCGTTATATCCATTGATGAGTATTTTCCATTATTTGGAACCATTGCTACACCAAGTCCACTATTAGAAACAACCCATCCTTTAATACCATTTTTCTTTAGATAATCTTGGAATTTAACACTAATACTACCTTTCGTCATATTTAGTCCAGTTGATACGGCATTAGCTCTAACATTACCTAACCACACACCTCTATCTGACATATTAATAACTGGGTGAGAATTACCATAAGATCCTTTCTTTGTAAGATCTATATTACCTTCTGCATCTCTTGCTGGGAAATAATATTTAGATGACATTCCATTACTTAGTACATCTAATAATGTTTTTACAGCTTCTTTGTTTCTAGGTTCTGCGACAGAGCTATAATATTTAGAATTTATAACATTCCTATTGTTAACTATATCTTTAATGCCAGCATATTTACCTGTTGCTGTATATTGTAATGCATTTGTAAATCTGCCAGTAGGCTATCCTATCTCATCTAATAAACCATTTGATATAGCTCCATTTAAACCTTGTTTACCAGCAGCATCCCACCATTTATAATGATTAATATAAGAATCGTAAATCTTCTTCTGGGTAGTATTAAGCTTAGCATATCTATCTTTCCAATCTTTAGATTCCTAAGCATCTATTACGCCATTACTATTTTTATCAGCTTTACCAAGAATACTATAAGCTTTACCTAACCAATGATTTCTAATAGAGTTTACACTATTAACATATCTTTGATTATTACCTGCTATAAAGTCTCTCTTATTTTGATTAGAATCTTCTATAAGCATCTGTGTTAATGATAAAGGCATTTGCTTAGTTGTGTCTTGACCACCATTTATAACAGGTCTACCTTTTGAGTCTGGAGTAGAATTACTATATCTCCAACTAAGATACATATTTTCCTTTGCATTTCTATTTCTAATAGCCTCCATTTCTTTATCATGCTGAAAACCTTTAGCCTACATTGCTGCTTGTTGAGCAAACTGCTTATCCATTTTAGCATACTCGTTAATAGATTTAATAGGGTTAACAATCCACTCCTTATTCGCATCAGCTACATTCTATTGTAAACGAGTTTCAACCTATGCATTTGTTGGATTGTTTACACCTTCATCAAGTAGTTGTTGTTTTGCTATATATCTATAATAGTTTGCTATAGGAGACCCTATCCATCCAGGAGTATTTTTACTAGCTACGTTTGTAAGATCTTTATATGTATAACCTGTATAATCGTAATTCTTATCGTAAGGCATACCAAAGCCTACAACATCGTCTTTTGTTAAAGCATGAGGAGTTCTATTATTAAACCAGTTTTCTGTAGCTGCTTTAAGTGTTGTAAACTCAGATGGAGACTACCTAGTCCATACACCATCTTTAAGAGTATCCCAGTCTTCTATAGACTTTCCACCATTTACATATTTCTCAAAATCATCATTATATTTATTCTAAGCTTCTAACATTGCTCTATTTCTTAGATACTCCTGTGCAATCTTAGACCCCATTTTTAGCTTATTAATATCTCCTGTCGGAATGTTATTTATCCATCTATTTATCGCAGCTCTACCTTCAGCAGACCTTAATGGATCTATACCTTTATCATATAAGCCATTTATAACATCTCTAGATCCGTTTATGACATTTTTATTATACCAGTCCATATCCTTTTGAATAGGACTGTAAAAATCTCCATAATCTTTTTGGAATTCTTTTACCTGCTACTGACCTTTTTCATACATATCTCTTGCAGCGTTTATAGATGCAAGCATTATCTAAGAATCATATAAATCTCTAACTGGTAATTGAATCCACTAATCTCTTGAATATACCATAATTATTAAAACATATTATTCCACTTATGATAACTTATAGGTGGCATTTGTGTAAAGTTAGTAATATAATTTGCTGGAGTATATGTATAACCTTCAACATTAGTTGTTGGGTATCCATAAGTTCTTATTGGAGTTGTAGTTGGTACATATTTAACAACAGGAGTAGTATTATCATCATTACTATTGTTATAATACCTACGCATGTTATCTCTATCCATATCTATCTTCTACTGATATAGACTTAGCATACCATTACCAGTCTTTCTCTTATACTCATTTGCAGCATACTGTTGTATATAATCCATAAAGTTTCTAAGACCCATCTGCATACCCTATTGTCTTGCAGCATGTGCAGAAGCGGCGTATTCTGTATTATACTGATTAGCTGATTGCCTTCTCTGAGCTAAAGCGTTTCCTGCATTTAATGCAGCTGTTGCCCACTTATCTCTATACTGGTTATTCATCTCCTATGCTTTTTGTATAGTATCAGCTATATTCTGTTGTGTAGAAACTCCAGCAGCAACGTTTGCTAAGTACTTCTAAGCTCCACTTAAACCACCAGCTCTGTTGATGTTATATCTATTCATGCTGTCCTGGTCGTAAATCTTCTGTATTGCTCTATAAGGATTTACTCTAAGCTTAGCCATCTCATTTAATGCTGCTTGTTCGTATGGATTACCAGCATAAATATCTGGAGTATGAATAGACTGATTCTTAGCGTTTAAATACTAACCAACACTTGTTAACATACCAATTCCCATAGGAACTGCATTGCTCATCCAACTTGCTGGTTCTATGTAACCATAATTTGATCCGTTATAACCTCCTTTAAATCCAGGTAAATTTCCTTCTGTGTACATTTGTCCCTATTGTTGATGTTGTATAGCCTATTGGTCAGATAAGTCTTTTAGCTTATCAACTATTGGCTATTTAATTTTATTAACTTGTTCCTATTGAAATTTATCGCTATCCTAGCCAAGTTTACCTCTAAGTTTATTTAGTTTATCGTTGGTGCGATTTTCGTATTTCTTGTTTATCTTTTCTAAAGCTAATGTATATGGCATAGATTGATCTTTAAATGTCATTCCGTTTCTCCAATCTATATCCTATCCAAGAACTATTGTGTTATTCTATAGATTAGCAAGATTAGTATCTTTTCCTGGAGTACCTGTTTTTACAACATGTCCAGTTGTTTTGTTTACATCGTCTATATTATCTATTATACTTTCTCCAGCAGCTACTCTTGCATTAGGGTTAGTATTTGTTTTTCCTAAAGATGTTACTACATTGCTATTTTGAATATTTTCAGATCCTTTATAACCAGCATCTTTGCCACGCTTTGCATATAAGACATCATCTTGTGTAGTTCCGTTTTCGTTGTAATATTTATTAGCGATATAGTCAGACTAAGCAGAAGACTGATTATATCCGTTCATGTTTATTCCTCTAACACGAGCCTACTCAAGACGTCTCTACATCTTTCTCTTTCTATGACTACCTCCAAACAAACCTGTAACGAAACCACCTACAGCTCCAATTGCTCCACCAATTACGGATCCAATCGGACCAACAAGAGATCCTACAGACGCTCCTAAAGAAGCTCCAGTAGCTGTAGCTTTTAATGTGTTTGAATTATTTTCTTTATTGATCTCTCTCATCTATCCATCATAGTCAATATCGTTTACTTTCTAATAACCGTAACCAATACCATTTGAATATGATTCTCCTGATTCGTTTAGAATATCACTAGAACTTTTAACACCGCCAAAAGAGTCAGCTATGGAACTGCCAAACGATATTGCAGATGAAGCTACTCCAGCAACACCTCCACCTCCTCCAATACTAATACCAGATGATTGATTTCTAATTGGCTATCTATATTTATATAATCCAGTTGGAGCTTGTATACTTCCAGGTATTCCAACTTGATTTGTTAAATTATTATTCTACCAAAATGGAGTATAACTATTTGGTGGCGCAGCCATTCCATTTGTACCAGTAACAAATCCTGGAAGATATTTATAGTTATATTTTAATCTTTTGTTTTTTAACTCCATAATATTCTAAATTTAGTTGTTATATAATCTAATTGCATATTTTTAGATATAATATCTCCACTTACTTCGCAATTTACAGATTTACATTTTAATCTATTACCATATAACTAATTTGATCCGTCATTTATTCTTGGTATAGCGTATCTATAATCATAATATCTATTTGATATATCTCTACTTGGATTTACAAAATCAGTACTCTGTGTATTTTCACTACCATCAAATACAAAATATATAGATTCAAACTATTTTGCCATATCTTCTGTAGCTCCAAATCTAACGTTATCAAAAACTTTTACAAAGTTTGGCTAAGCGTTAATAATATAAGAAAGTTTAAATTCCATTTTGTCTTCACCAATCATATAATTATCTCCACTAAGAGAATCTATTGTATAACATTCATTGTTGTTAGCATTTGCTATAAACGTATCATATTTCCCAATTATACTATCACAGCGACTTCTATAATCATACGTTGATGTAAATACCTATTGTATTTCATTAAACACAAATGATCCGCCTAATGATGCAAAATATACTTCATTATATCTTGGGTTTATCAATACTTTATATTTATTTTTTAAAATACTATCTTTTTTTGGTCTATATTCTTCAAATACTGCTGTGTTTATATTTTTAATAATTGATATTTGTCTATAATCACCACCTCCGTTATACTAACAAAATACTGTATTAAAAGCATCTATCCAGTAAAGAGATTGTGTTGTAATAGCATATGCAAATACATTATCTTCAAGTCCAGATGTTGTAGATACATAATCATATCTACTTAACATACCGCCAGATCCTAATAATATTTCGTGATTACTACTATCTTGTATCGCTGTTCTTTCATTAACTGAAAATGCTCCAAACGCTCTTTCTTGCCAGAACATAAGATTATTTTTAAATCTCTTAAGCCCTGTTATTTTACCATAATTTGGGTCAACATCTATGTAGTTTGCAGCTTTAAAGTTCTACCAAGAATCTTCAAGCTCTCCATTCTCTTTCTTTTCAGAATATCTACATCTATATGGATAAGACTATTTGTCTTTAATATCATATGATATTATAGAGTACTTCTAACCAATTGTTTTAGTTAAGCTATAAGCTGTATTATATAAATACTACGGAGTTGTCTATTTAAATACTCCGTCTACATTAGACGGCTATTCCTATATCCAAGAATCGTTTACATTGTTAGTATTTCTACTAAATTTATAACCATGATCAATATACATATTAATAGAACTTTCTACAGGTATTGCGTACTAAACATTCATAGTTGTAAGCATTCCAATAACTCTATTTGATACTTTATGTGCAGATGTATATTCAAATGGGCCAATGTAAGTATCACCATCAAATACGTCTATAATATTATCCTAATTATTATTAAACTCTTTTATATCTGAATAACTATAATATTTACTATTGTCTTTAGCTGATTTTGTATATCCGCCGTATGGTATGCAATTTCTTACAATATTACATAAAAATGTTCCAAATGAGCTTGCGTTTATATAAGTACCAGTTAATTGATTAACATCATCTACTTTATACGCATATTCATGTGTTATCATTTTTATAATCTTATCATCCAATGTTGTATCATATAATTCTTCAGTTTCCTTTGTTATAGTAGTAAATATTCCTTCTGAAACTTTTTCTTTCATAGTTAAAATACTATTAGTTCCAATAGTTTCAGTCAATAATTTATTATTATATTTTAATTCTTTTTTTAATTTACCATCTATTGTGAATAATAAAGATGTACCTCCAAGAGCATACATCGCAACGTCAATTAAATGCACTTTTTTTTCTTTCACACCCTTTGGTTTTTCGTTATACTATCCCCAACACACAACATTGCAAAAACCATGCTCTCCAACTAAATCTATTTTATCTGAAAACTTCTATTCTGTTTTATCATTTTTAACTTCAAATAAATCATTCCATTTTAAAGATTCTGAAATCTATTTACCATTTATACCGTATTTATTTTTAACATCATGTTTAACAACATCATATCCAATAAGTTTATCGTTAGATGTTCTTTGATACGTAACATATGGATCTAATGGGTTATTATCATTAACAAGTACATTATCAGACTAACAATATAGTTTAAAATACTAATACTTTACTCTCTGAGACTATTCTACATCATCATATATTCTTGGTGCGACTATCTTATTTTCTGGTTCGCTTGCATAGTATGTTGGATACTTAGCAATAAGGTCATCAACTGTATAAAATGCAGCTGAACTCATTCCGTATAAATTATATACCTAATTAAATATAGATAAATTATTATATAAGAACGCATTTTTAGAATTAGGATTACTATCATCAAATTTCAAAGGGTTATTATTAACCATTGGCAGAACAAAAGGGCTTGGAATAAGCAAAAGTTTATCTTTTCCTTTATTACATACAAAATCAGTAGTATTAAAAGATTCATACTATATAGTAGTACCAGTATCTGAAACAAAAGCAGAATTAATATTATATCCCTATTCAACAATCCTATGATCTGAGTTTAGTGAAAATAAATATTTTAATATATCTAATTTAACATTACTTTTATCGACAAAGTCAATAACGGATTTGTTAGTATAAGAAAATTCTGGGGATATAAACTAAAATAGATTCTAATTTGAAAAATTATTAACCCTATAGCTTGTATCTATAATCTTAAACATTTCTTCCTTCGCGTTATACGGAGGATCTATATTTAGTCTGTTTGTTGTTATAAACCCACTTGGTGTATAATACTAATCTTTCTATACAGAGTCATTTATAAATTTTTTTATTACAGGCCTAGATAATACTCCCTAAGATATAATTCTAACATCATTAGAACCTCTATTACATCTAACTATTTCATAAGAATATATATCCTCATTGTGTATATCGTGTATTTTAAATTCTACACCTATTGGCATTACTGATAATTCTCTCTATCTAATACCGTTCATAAATGTCTAAAACCCATTTACATGTAAATCTGGAACCGTTATATCAGCTATCCATTTTACTGGACTAGAAGCACCCTTTTTATCTGTAAATATAATTCCATATCTATAAGTTTCACCCCTTCGTAAAGACAATAGCTAATTAGCTATCTTTGGATTTTGATAAGTATCATTTTTTTGTTCTGGCGTTCTGAATTGTGTTGCCTGTTTTAAAGATCCATCTTTTCTTATATAATACTTAAAGCCGTCTCCAATTATGCCATCTCTACCATTATAGATTATATGCGTCATATGTGTTCCGTAACCATCTGATGACAATGTTGAATATTCAGCTGGCAGTATTGTTGTTATAAATTTCCAGTCTACATGCTTACCAGATCCGCCATAAAACTATTCGTCATGAGGCCCCTCTGGAAATGTATATAAATTCTATAGTGCTTTACTATCATAATTTATTCCAATATCATTTTGAGTATAAGGACTCCAACAGTCTTTTTCTTTAGTTAGCTCATCGAATTTTTTCCACTTATCTTTTGTTATGTCAGATATTGTATACTTCTATGTATTTTCATAATCATCATTTACATTTAGAAACTATACAAATCCATCAGAGCTTGCTGATATAGAAATAGTGTTAATATTATCAAAAGATTTATTGGTATCTCTATATTCTTTTATCTATGCAGTAAATAAATAATCATCCTTAGATTCAATAACTCTTGGAATCATATATAGTCCAAATTTTGAATTAAAATCATCTACAGATATTTTATTTAATGAGTTATTAGAAGAGTCCGAATAATAAAAATACTTTTTGCCATCTTTAATAACACTTGAAAATCCTCCATCAAATATTAAATCTACATCTGGAGTTTCCGAATTCTACTGGTAACAAATTCTATATATCTTAATTAGTTCATAATTAGAATCATCCGGGATATATATTTTTAAATTAATCCCCATATTGGTAAAATTACCTTCATTTGCACCATTGAATTCATAGCCATCATCATTAATATTAACAATATTAATTAATCTTGATAATGGAGACATTGCTGTCTATTGTTTGTATTTTGAATAAAGTTGGAATGCATATTGATTTTTACCAGCTTTAAGAGAACCGTATGTAATATCCTATATTTCTGGAGGTAATAAAAATTCATATGAGTTAGTAGATATGTCGCTAATAGATGTAATTGTACTATCATTTAATACATCAATTATCAATATCTAATGGATTCCATCAGCTATATATAGTTTTATATTATCTGGTCTTTCTTGCCTACCAACTATACTTAGTCTATTTCTAATTCTATTATTTTTATTTTCATCTGATTCATATATATTCCAATCATTACATGGGCCAAATATCTTAACTATATCATCATTAGAAATCTATTTTTTCTCCAACGGAAATCTGTATGCATATATATTGTAATCCTAATCTTCTGTAAAGAATATACCATACTGTCCAATCTGTGTAGTTTCTATAATCTCTTCTTTTTTATCCTTAGATGTTGTATAAATAGTTTTAAACCCATCTATAACTTTAAGAGATCCAGAACTACTTTCTTTATTATTTACATACCTAAGGTTTAGAGCGTCTCTATACTGATCATCACTCAATACATGATCAGCAGCATCTGTATTCATTCCTCCAGAAAATGTATTTGTCTATTCGTTTTGTATTTTATTAGAATCCATTGTAATAATCATTATATGTTAACTACTCTTTACCAGTATATTTAAAGAATGTATCATCTCCATCCCAATCTGGTATAAGCTTATTCCAGTCATTCTTTATATTCTACATATCATCAGCTGTTGGCATCATAGCTTCAGCATAAGCTTGATTTCTATAGAAATTCCATTGCTGTTGTATATAGTTATAAATAGTTATATTAGCACTCTTTAATTTACCTCCAAGCTATCCTTTTAGAAACTTTGGAAAACTAAGCTTCATGTTTACATACCAATAAATAGCTTCTTGATAAGAAGTTAAATCTGGTATAAGTGGGTATCCCCTTTCATCTGTAGCTATTGCTTTATAAGACAGCTTAGCAAAACCATCTTTTCTATTAAATACTATCCATCCTGGCTTTATAAAGTATTCTGGTTTATCTTGATAATCATGTGTATAAAGTAAATCAGAAAAGCCATTAGTATGAGGTCTGTTTATCTAAGCCTATACTGTTGGATATTTATGCTACATAGGCGGTAATTGATTCTATTGCTATTCTTCTATAGTCATATTAGACTAACTATCATCCAATACAACAACATTGTGCTAATTGTTATGTGTGTTTGGAGATTTAAATATAGATGTTTGTGTACTACATGGAACCCATATTCCATCTTTAGAATTAGAATATGCCACACCATCTAAATGCACTAAGTCTGAAGGCAACGGTATCTAATAATCCTGTATCTTAAACACAGGGACTCCGTCAACTCCAGACTGTCTACTGATATACTGCATAGGTGCACCAATCTTATCTATGGCTTCAAAGATCCACTCTCTAATATCGCTAGTCCTCTATCTTGTTTCAGAAGAATCTAAATCAGCCATTATCTTAGCTATGACTGATTCACATTTTGTATACTTGTATATCATTTATATTTATGTAATCTGTTTTATTAAAAATTAGCTTAGCTAGTCTTCTTTTATTAGCTCTAACTAAGCTTAATTGATATTTATATCTATCTGGAAACGTCTGAGGTATTCTAGACCAGTGTAGTCTAAACTTATACCCGTCAGAATGTTCATTTAAATGGTATATACGTTTACCCAACTCTTTACTAACTTTATAGTCTACAGATAGAGATTTATCTGTATAAGACTTAGGTTTATATTTACCTATTTGTATATAACCTAGCCCAAAAGGCATTTTAAAGCCGTCTGAGCCGTCTAATACATATTTTAATATAATCTTACACATAGAGTCTAATATGCGCTTATACGCGACGTATGATAGCTCTACGGGCAAATCTTTATACATGTCTACGAATGTTATAGAATTCTTATTCCTCTTCATCTTGTGGACCATGTGGTTTAACGCTAGCTAATGTAGAGTTATTACTATCATCGCTAGGCCTACCTAACATAAACGGAAGCTCCTTAGTCATTATCATTTCCTTAATAGGAGGCAACATCCACGCTGGTAGTTTAATATCATCTTCGCTTGGAGTATTCCAATCATCATCATTCTCATCTTCATAAATAGCTAAGACCCAGATATTTCTTAGTTTATTTAAGTCTTGATCACCTTGTACGAATATATAGCCATCTTTATAATAAGCTGTAAGTTCGTGTCCAGTGTATTTACGAAAATAGTTATAATGCCTACGAATATGATTCATATATTGTATATTCTCACCCATCTAATCATGAACTGCTAATATACTATCTTCATTGTTATCGTATATACCTTCCAGTTTATTCTTAGTCTTCTTAGTAAATATTGGATACTTATCTAAAGACTTAACATCCTCTAATTCTAAAGGACCAGTTTCTTTCTTATAAATATCATCTGAAGCCTATATAAGATCATCTATAGTTTCAGACTGAGCTTTAAGCTTATCTAATCTCTACTTTGTAAAGAACTTCTTATATTCCTTTACCCAGTTTCTTATCTATTCTCTTGATAAGTCTTCGCTCTCACTTATATTGTTATTACGAACCAGAAGTAATATATCGTCTACAAACTATCTTAATGTTATGTATGTCATATTACTTATCTATTGCTTCTATTACTCTAACATCTGAAGTCTTTATAATATCATTAGTATTTACTATCTAATACTTGTACATATCAACTTTCTTGAAGTCAAGAGTAAATAGACGTTTAATAAAGCTTTTCTTATTCTTATACTATCTATGTTTGTAAACATACAGAAACTATTGATTCTTAATGTCTAAGTTAACACTTACTGTATCTTTACCTATAGTATAGTTTACTTTTGTTAGAGGGTTTATTTGTATAGTATCTTTATATACTGTATCTCTTTGGATAGTTTTAATTATATCCTACCCCCTTACCCCCTTACTTGCTGTAACGTATATAGTCTACGTTTGAGTTGCGGTTGTTTTTATAACCTTAGGTTTAAGCTTTAACTACTCTCTTACACTATCTATCTTTTGTATAAGACTATCATTAATATTTCGCAGCTAAGACATATCTAGCTTTAAAACATTATTAGCCTACTAGGAACCGTTTAAGATACCCTAATAGGCTTCAATGTTATTCTAAGCCATTTCTAAGCTCTTAGAGAGCCTTTTATTCTGTTTGTATATATTTATACTAAACACAACTAAAAGGCCCACCAAGAGGCTTAAAAGTGCCTTAAACGCGATCTTTTTATGGCTTATTAGCCAACTTAATATCATCGCACTATTCATCTGTCATCAATTTATTACCTGTTAATATTGTACGAATTTCGCCGAATTTTGAATTCATGTATGCAGACACACCGAATATACTTCCAGCATAAACGAAAGTTTGTGCAATATACCACAATATACTATCCTCAATATTGTGCTTATTGAGGAAGAACGATAAAAATGCCAGTGAAATACCACTTATAATTGAAACACTAGCTGTAACGTACTATACTAAATCTTTACTATGTCTTGTCATTTTATTTCAATCTCCACTTTTCCTTTTTGACAAGCATTTTTTATAATCGGGTATAACTTATTAACGAACTCTTTTGAGTTTATAACTTTTCCTGTAACCTTATTCTACCCTAAGAGAATACACCCATCAGTATCTTCATGTGAGTTACCAGCGTGAATCAATACTCCAGCAAATGATTTAACATTTAAAAGCCTTGGAGTGTATCTTTTGAATCTTGGGGAATAAGCCCACACAACCTCATACTTACCATATGGGATTGCGGTTTTACCTTGTACTTTAGTTTCTCCGTTATCAAAAATACCGTTTTTATTAATATCTCTTACCTTATCTTCTAGCGTATCACAAAAGTATACACCATCTACATATAGTTTGCCTATTGTGTATGTATCACGTAAAGCAATACGAGTTAATTCTAATTTCATAGTTTTATAATTTAATAACCCAAACCTTGAAATTAATCTTCTTCAAAATCAAGCCATTGTTTCTAATATTTACCAGTAAATGTATTGATTACAAAGTAACCATCTTTGTTTACAATGAAAGAATAAACACCGTTATTATTTGGACCACATTGACTAGTAACGTCTTCGCCATTTAATTTTATAGTTATATAATGCTGTGTATCTTGTTTTTCTATCAAACTGTAAACACTCTCAGTCTAAAACAGCTTAACATCTTTTACTATTTTTACATAACTACCGTCTTCTTTTGTGTAACTTGAAACTTCTACAACTTTATGATAACCATTTGGCGCTTTACGCTTATACCTATCTAAAGTTTTTTTACTTTCAAATCTATACCCATCATATTCTATTGTTTCTCCAGATTGAATATCTTCTTCATTATCTTTGTATTCATCTACAATTTCAAACTAAACACCTTTATTAATTGTGAAAGTTCTAAGATTATTTGAACCCCAACCTGGCTAATATACGGTAATAACAATCAATACGATATATTGACCAAAGTTTCTCTAATCTTCTGCAGGAAAATACATCTCAATCTATTTAGAACCACTTATAACTCTTGATGCCGCAAGATACTTGTCTGGAACAATCTTAAACTGCTTTGATCTTACACCAAAACCATTGTATGCAGGAAAATATCTGTAATCATCAATTGGTCCAAACATTCCAGATGTGTATACTTCTTGATTATATGGAAGCCAGTTGTATATATGACATCTTGTATATACTAAATCATAGTCAGTTGGACTATAATACTAAGGATAACCGTAATTATCTAAGTCTATATACTAAATGTCTTCTTTTCTAATAACATAACATCTAAGCTATTTAATAGATGTAGCATCGTAATCAGATAGCTCATCTAACGTAAACTGTAGACGTATGTCAGTTCCCATTATTACTTGTTTCATATTTATATAAAATAAAAAAGCTGAGATCGGGCTGTATGCCCAACCCCAGCTTAGTTGTTTTTTTTAATATTAATTATTATGCCAAGAATGGAGTAAGAGCTGTCTTAAGAGCTGCGCCCTGACCCTTCTTAGGATAAATCTCAATTGACTGCTTTGTAAGCCTATGGAGATCATCAGCTGTACGATACATATTCTCGAACAAGATTGTAACTGCATCATACTCACCATCAAGCTTAGTATCCATCTTAGGAAGATCAAACTGACGATAATCCTCAAAACCACGATTGATGATACCATTGTAGCCCATAGCTGACTCTTCACGATCACGTACATACTTAGGAGAAGCTGTATAAACCTCACCTGGAGTCTTATTTACAACTACACCAGCGAGTGGATACTTGTGGCTATAACCAATACCAACAATACCAGCCTCATCTTTGAATGAAATCCATGTAGAAACTGCAAAACGTACAGTAGCTGCAGGACTCAATGATGGAACTGAGTCGTCATCGTCGTAATTCATTGCAGTAAGAGTAATCTTACCAGCTGAATAATCAACATTAACTCTAACTCTCTTGTAATCTTTCTTAATAAGATTAGCAATACCTTCTGCTACAGTTAATTCTGTATCGCCGTCCTTTGTAACATACTCATAAGATTCTGTCCACTTGCGGAAACGTGTATTCATATCCTTGTAGATAATACGGAATACAATACTGTGACCACCAGTTGCGATCTTCTACTTAATCAGAGCGTTGAGGCCATTAAAGTTAACTTCAATCTTCTCTGGAGTATCTGCCTTATGATCAGTAAACTGAGCACTCTTAATAGCGCTCTTCTGAATTGGATTAGACCAGTCGATTACTGGAGTATACTTAACACTACCATCACGACCAATTATTGTAGATACAGCACTTGTGATCTTACCAATCTTGATAGCTGTAGCTGTTGCTAGATTTGAATCTACAGCAGTAGCAGGCTTAGCCATATCAACAATTACAATCTTACCAACATTCTCAATTTCTGACTTCTTATCTTTTGCGAGAGCACTGATCTCGCCTGTGTACAATACTGCGTCTTCATTACTTACGAAAACGTCATTTACAAATGTAATCATATCTTTATATTTTATTAATTTTTTCTACTCACCTCACACGCTAATTTAATAGCAAAGGCTTTCCAAGTTAAAATTATTCTTGTGTCATAACCTCCTGAGTTATACTCTTATAGCGAGGGTTACCAGTATTCTCAAGGTACATCTATGCAGCTATTTTAATAATCTCTGGAATTGTTATGTTATCAAAATCCGTATATTCTTCAAACGGAGTTGATAATGTTATTTTTTTAGGAGTACGTAAATAACCTAATACATACTCTTTAATCTTGTAGTTCTTATCTGTAAGTAGATAACAACCTTTATCTGTGCAGACTCTTAAAGGTCTTGCTTCACCATACTTATAATGAAAATCCGTAAGGCTATTTGTAACCCTGTACATAAAACTATCAGAGGTACATTCAAATATACTTGTACTATAAGGATTATTTCCTTTGTTATCTGTAATGATAGCATCCTCATTTAGTGAGAATAAGAAATCATCTGGATAATTCTCTACAGTATATTTATCGTATTTTGGATTATTATCATCTATATTAAACTGTGTATATTTAGTAGTCTTATATAGATTAATTAAATCGTTCCTACGTTTCTCATTTTGTTCATATGACGTTCTATGAACTTGATCTGTGTTAAATCTTAATTTAACAAACTTATCTACAGCCTAATTTAGCCAAAACAAAGAATCAGATGTAAGAGGTTTTTCAACTTGATTAACAACACCTATCTCTGTTTCAAAAGCTTCAAGTATATCTATATATTTCATTGATCATCCTCCTACTACTGTTGCTATTGCTTTGCATTATTCTATTGATCTTGTAACTAAGCTCTTGCTTTTCTCTTTAGACTCTCTAATGTTACTCCAAACTTATAACTATAAATGTATAAATCTACAGCACCTTTTACTATGTCCCAAAAACATGATGAAGACAATTCACAATCTACAATTTGTACACCTAATGTTTGAGATGTATTAATAATTGTATAATAATTTGGCTTTTTGTAATATATAAGTACAATTTCTTTTATATCAGTATAAGCGTCAGATAATACAGAAATTGGTCTTATTGTATACATAAAATCTTTCTATGGTCTTTCTAATAAAACTAATGGATTCCTTAAAATAAATCCATCATTATAAATGTTATTTATTTTAGAATAGTCCTAATATTCTGAGAATACTTTATTTTCAATAGTTACAGTACGTTTTGAATTTTCTTTATGTTCAAAATTATAGGTAGAATAACATTTAGAATAACTTCTTATATATTTATAATAATCTTCTGGAAGATTAAATATCTACATAGAATCCTATTCTGACTAATATTGTCCTAATATCGGCTATAGTGTTTCCTCTTTTATTAGAGCTTTTATTCTATCCTATAAATCAGAAATAATATTTCTATCTTTAGTAGACATCAACGTTCTTATAATATCATAAAAATACTATTCTGTGTACTGATTTAGAAACGCATAAATAGTCTCTGTATCTGGCTTATTTTCAACCTCAAACGAAGGATCTATCTCAATAAGTCTGCGCTCAAATTCAACTCCTAGCTAAATGGTTTCTTGATACGTCATGATTCCAATCCTCTTAATTGCGCTTTAGTTTGCATTCTTGGAGATTCAACGATCTCTGTACTCATAACCAAAGCAAGGTTAATTAATTCTTCAGCCATACTATCTGATAATTCAAACTATATATCAGTTTGCTAAGATATTTTTTTATTTTTATTAACAAACTTCTATGGATACTTTATATATGTACAAATAGCCTATATATCAGAATTACCTAATATATCAATTATACTAATATTTTTGTAAATAAGAACGATACTGTCGTCATATATACAATATATTGCCTCTTTAGCAAAAGGTTTATTATTATGACTATCCATAAATTTGTACATATATTTAGATTGTATCTATTTGCCATGTTCTCCAAGAGTTGATGATTTTGATCTAAAAAAAACATCTACTATATACATCATGTCGTTATTTAATGGAAATACAATTTGTCCATAGTTTTTTAACTAAAACTGAGCTATTGTAGCCTAGGATACCAAAGGCTGTAAATCTTCGACTGCTTTTTCATCACCCTCAAACGGCACTCGCCTCATATTGTTTCCTGTAAATTTTTGAGCTATTAGAGCTAGGTAGGCCTTGTCCAGTAATGTAGCAATCTCGTATTCAGTTAACGACGGATATGACGTGGTGACATTCTCCTTGTCATATTCGATCATAAACTTTTCGTATATATCTGCGTGCGTCATACGTCGTTTAATTTTTATTACTTATTGTTTGTTTCGTTTATAATAACAAGCTTCAGATCTTGGTTCTTCTTATTATCTAAGTAAGTTATAGCTTCTGCTAATGATGTAGCAATCAAGTCTGTACCATAATAATAATTAGTCTTATCTTTACGGATAACACCTTTAGCTACAGCTTCTTCAATAATAAACTCTGTGTCTTTTGATTTATTATCAACCCACTTGTCAAAGAACTTCTTAGGATTCTTATCAACCATTGTAAACAGTGTAGACTCTACAAGTTCGTTAGAAAGATCATCTGACTTAACACCAAACAATCTAAGACACTTACGCATATTATCAAGTGACAGCTTATCAAATTCACGAATAGCATCTCTACGTAACTTATTAAGCTTATTCTGTTCAACAGCCTCAGCCTGACGGTTAATCAAGATATAATCTTTACCAGCATCAAGCTTATCAAGTGATGTAGCAACTCTCTTATGACCCTCAAGGAACTTAATAATCATAGCCTGACGAGGAATAGAGTCGTCTAACAATAATGGCTTAGCGCCAATCTTTACACAGAATGTAGTCCAGAAATCACTATTACGTGATAAATGGCCTTCATCATAACCTAAAGCTTTTTCAAAATTCTTTTCATCTTCTGGAGTAAGTCCAGTGTATATCGAGCCAGACCTTGTAAAATAAGGGGCGATATAATCAAAACATCTGCTGTACTTTAACAAGCCAGCCCATGGATTCTTTTTCTTAATTCTTAATTCAACTACCATAATATTTATTTAAATTAGTGTTGTTCCGTATATAATATTAATATATAAAGGGCGAGTGGAAACAACCACGAGCCCTTTTTATATATTATATATTATACAGCCGAAACGAGACTCGTTATTTCAATCCGTCAGGATTGGAATATAAGAGTTGAGTCGAGACTCGTTATTTCAATTACGCCTGCTTGTACTCTGAATCATCAGCATCGCAGTAAAGTACACCACATGCAAGTGGGTTACGTACCATAATACCCTCTTCACCGAGGAAGTGTACCTGATAACCATCACGGCTATTAGAACGGAGAGTATTGATTGAGTTACCGTAACCAGATGGGAGTACAGAACCACCAGTACACCACTGTACGAACTCACGGCCCTTACGACAAACCTTAACGATGTTTGCCTGACCATCACGCATACCGAGGTCGAGGAACAAGAATGTGTAAGACATCAATGGCTTACCTGACAATGGGTGGAGCTGACGGAACATCTCCATGTTATCAAAGAGAGCACACTTCTTAAGAGTAAGCTCAATACCATTAGTCATCTTGTAAGTTGTGAACTGACCACCGAGAGTCAACTCCTGACCATTACCAGTGATAAACTTAGTGTCGATCAACTGCATATTAGCTACCTTCTCCTTCAAGAGACGATCGAACTCACGCATACCCATCTCACCAGTCAAAGCAACAAACTTACGCTCGTTTGTACCAAGCATGTTATAGCAAAGATCGAAGAGATAATCCTCGAGCAACTCAGTTGTAAGAGTTGTATAGTAACGTGTGTTAGCTGGGCTAATCTGCTCGAACAAACCTGCAGATATTGCAACCATTTGTGTTCATTTAGAATCGCTACTTCTAAATCGGAAGAAATTTATTTTCCCAGCATATTCTTCCTGCTATATATTTCTATATAGATCAGACCATATCAAAGTCCATTGTGGATATTTTTCACAATTAGGACTGTTTCCATTTCGGATAGCTTTATCCTACTCCTCCGCCGAGGATGGTCGTTGAACTTTCTTGAATAATTCTCTTTCTATAATCCAACCTTCAAAAATACCGCTACTAACAGGTGTTTCTGTATTAGCTTTAGTAGTAAGTGTTGAATTATATAAATTAGCTCCAAAATATTTACAAGCCTTTACAGAATTGCTAAATTCTAATACTTCTCCAGTTTTTGGATTTATGAATTTATATTTATACCAATTTCTTTTACCAAGTTTTATAGAGTGTTGTGTATTCTCTTTCGGTGTTACCCATCTTAGGTTGTTAACATTATTATTAACTCTATTACTATCTATATGATCAACTTGTGTTTTATTAACATCATTGTTTGGTATAAACGCCATTGCAACTAATCTATGAACCATAAATTTCTTATTTTTTTCACCAAAGTTAACTTTAACTCTCATGTATCCACCTTTTGAATAATATGGCTTTAAGTATCCATTTAAATACTCTGACCATATTCTTCCATCATTTGAAACTTTGTATTTAGATTCATAGCCATCTAAACATATTGGAAATGGCTTTAGAATTATATCAAGCTTAGCTGCTGATTGTCTATTTGTATTTGTACTCATATTACATTTATATAAACTTAATTATAATTATATTTAGAGTTCCCAGCAATTAGAAAACTTAAACGCATAAGAATTACTTCTTATGTGCCCATTTTATTAAACTGATAATTTTTAATAGTTTAGGACGTCCGTTTGTACCCTTGTTAGAGTATGTACCGTCAGCGTTACGGTTAGACTTAGCAAAGAGCAACTGATATTCCTCACGCTTCTTCCACTCACGAAGAGCCAACCAATACTGGTAGTCAGACCAGAGGTAAGACTTCTTGCCAGTCTCAGGATCTGTCAAAGCGATAGCCAATACTGTAGAGTAAGCATCACCAGTAATATCGTAAGAAAGACGCATTGTCATCAAGTTGTTCTTCATCTTGAATGGAGTCTGATAGTTCAGGATATCTGCCTCATCTGAATACTCTTCGTATGCAGAACCGATACGGCTTACCTGACGACCTGGGAGAAGATACTCACCTGGAATATATGCACCAGAACCAGCATCAGCTACGTAGCACTCATAAACCCAAGCGCTACCATCCTGATATGGGGTGCCAGAAACACGAACCTGGAAACGATAGTTGTCAAATGACAAGATTGCACCAGGACCAAAGTAACGCTCTTCAAGACCGAGGTAGATTGGGGAATTACCAATACCAGCAGTAGTTGTAGCAGCATCTGTAGCTGTAATTACTTTGCCGTTATACTTAGCGTAACGAATGTTAACTGCGTGATCTTGATCAATCTGTACAGCCCACTCATACTCACGATTCTCGATAGTCATAGTCTTACCAAGACCACCAGTAATCATATCAATAGTAGTTGAAACACCATCATCCTTTGTACCGAATACAAGAGACAAGATACCAGCAACCTCATGAGGCTTTGTAAGCAAAGCATTAGAAATCATGTTTTCGTCTACAAGATCAGAGAATCTCTTACCTCTGTACAACTGTAGACCATTAAGTAAAGTATTATTCATAAGTTATTATATAATTTAATTTATCTTAAAATAGACCACTTACTAGTTCAGCAGCACTCTTCTGTTTCTGTTGTGTATTATATGTGCTGTGATTCTTTGAAGTGTTCCTAAGTATTTTTCTAAGTTTTTCTGCAGCGGATGTTTCACCATCTCTCTTAGCTCCAGATACTAAAGAATCACCTTTCATTGTAAAGTACGCAGATTCGATTAGATTCTTTGAAAGATTCTTATTAAAATCTCTCTGATACTGTGATACGCCATCTTGGTCAACCTTAAAGATATATTCATATAAAGCAGCTCTATCTTCCTTAGGAATAGAAATACCTCTAATTGTGCTCAGATTGTTAATATCGCTCTGAACACTCTGGAAGAACTGTCTATTCTGCTCTTCCTGCTGCTTAGCGTATTCCTCTTGCTGCTTACGATTTTCTTCGATCTCATTCTCACGAATAACCTTCAATCGTTCGAGAGCATCTTCAGATTCGTCGTAAAGCATATCAGCGTCTTCGTATCTACTAATCTTATTATTAATCTGCTCATCAGAATAACCGTTATATTTAAGTAATTCTCTAATTACACTCTTTTGGTTATCCTCATTCTCTAGATCTAAGTTTTCAAAAGATAATGTGTCCTGTTGCTTCTGATAAAAGTCCTCAAACTTACCGCCATTCTTAACATATTCGTCAAGCTTAGCAATACGTTCGTCAGCATACTGTGGAACAGAGTTGTGTTCTACAACTTTACCAAGATACTGAGTAAACTCTTCAACAGTAACAGGCTTATCTTCTTCATTAAAATCCGCCATATTCCACCCTAAAGATTCGCCAACGGCATCAAATAGAGCAGAAACCTACTGAGCCTCTGTTACATCTTCAGCAGAAAGATCAGTATCACCGCTATCATTATCATTAGCAGTGTTATCATCATCTTGATTATCATTAGTTTCTTTCTCTTCTTTAGAGTTGTTTAAAATATGTTCAGGGATTTCCGTGTTATCATTACCGACGGTTAAATCATCCCCATCTTTTACATCCTCAGAATCGCCTTTTTGGTTATCTGGAGTCTTATTATTATCGTCTACCTCAACAACACTATCTTGTCTTCCCATGTTTGTTACATCTGTGGTTTCTGAAGTTTCACCTCCATTACCATAAATACTATCAAGCATCGTGTCAAGTGCTGATGGTTTGTTATCTTTGTTTTCCTTCATAATTATTAATTAATAATTAAATATTATTTTCGCAGTTTTTTCTGCGTATTTTTTACTTTAGCGTGTCTAGATTCAGCTTCCTATTTTTTATAACTACCGTATCCTTTAATAAAAGGAATAGCAGAAGCTCCAGCACCTAAGATTCCTGCAGCAGCAGCATACCTCTTTAGTTTATTTCTATTTTCAACAATTGTATATCTTTTGGCGCTATATCCACTATTTCTTAAATAATTTTTAGAATGTAATTCTCTGTATGTATTAAGCTAATTATCAAGTTTATTTCTAACAGATTGTACGTGTTCTGGAATAATGTTGTAACTTCTCTTTCTTGATATATTGTTTATAACCTAATCAAGCGGAGATCTACTGCCGCTATTATTAATAGATTTTATAATATTCATTCTTTCTAAGAATGATGGCCCTCCAAAGAAATTAGAGGCTCCAGATTCTGTTATACCAACAAGATCTTCTGAATCATTTAGATCTCTTATAATTCCACCATATTTATTTCTTCTATTGTAAACATTTCCCTAAAATGCATTAATTCCAGTCTAGTCAGAAAACTGCTACAATTGCTATTTTACTCGATCTGGGGTGCTATAAGATCTCTACAAAACATCTCTTACTGTAACATCGTGAGGAATTCTTTGTTTTGTTAGATTGTTGAATAAATCGATTTCATCGTTTGTCATTATTCTCTACGAATCTCCATTTATACGTTTTACTAAATCAACAACCTCTTTAGCATTTTTAATATCATACAACCCTTTAACTTTAGGCTATATCCATCCAGCTACAGATGTTGGAGTATTATCATTAAAACCAGATATTCCACCAACTGTTGTATTCAAACCAAATCCAGCACTGGATCCTCCCTTTGCTTCTGCGCTCCATTCTCTAAACGCCTTATGCATTACTTCTGGAGATAAGTATTTGTCAGGATTAACTTTATTTGATATATTTCTCTAAAATATTCCACCATTTGTTAGATACCAATAATCAAGAGCGTTTTGCATCTTACTATTATTACTTGCTATATCATCTAGATGTCCACTAAGTCCTATTTCTTTTAATAGTTTTATATTTTCTTCCTTAGTCCCAAACTCCATCTTAGGAAGCAATCTAGCCTATGATCCAACCTTCATTTTTGCATGAGCTAACAAAGCGTTGTGAACTGCCTATTGGTTATCTCCAGACAAATATTCTATAAATCTTCCAGCGTGTTTTTCTTTCCCAGCTTTAGATGGATCTATTTCTAAAGAATCCATTATAGTTTTCTAAAGAGGATCGTATTTATCGAATACCTATTCAGATGTTAATGGTTTGCCATTTATGTCAAGGATTGGAAGCTCTCCATTTGGTCCATATTTTAATTTACCAGTCTTTATCTAAGATACTACTTTGTGATACTCATCTGGGAAGAACTGCTTGTACATTTCTTTAGTTCTTGAGTTTTGAGCATATCCATCTTTAGTGCTTATTATATTTATATCAATATTTCTAGGACTGTCAACTCCAAGGCCATCATCTCCTCCAACGTGATATACATATGTATTGCCTTCTGATTTTGTTGATACTTTGTGTGATTTAGCAAATTCATCAAACTGACCCTTTGTTAAATATCCATCTATATCGTGTGTTATATGGGTTAATCCACCATCAGATACACCAGAAGCAGACCCGAACTCCTTAAACCCAGGTATCTACTATTTTACATATCCGATATTATCTCTCAAAACCTATCTTAGTTTATTTACATCAGATTCTGGTTGTCTAATTTCTGGTGTAGTTGGAGTCATATCAATTTCATTTCCAGTAGCAGTTTTAAATTTATATCTTTCTATATATGGATTTAATTTTACATCACCAGAAATAGTTCTATCAGTTTTAAAGTCAGGTATTTCAAAATGACCTGTCTTAACATACTAATTTGGATCATACATATCTTTATCGTAATACCCAAGCTGACCATCTTTATACTATAGCTAATCAAAAGCCTACTGAAAGTCATCTTTGTACTTTTCTAGATTTAGACGTAATGTTTTATCAGAAAGCTATTTACTTCTTTCATATGATTTTAATATTCCATCTTTCCCATATAACTATAATTTTTCAACTGGAATTACACCACCGTATTCATTATGCGGTATTTCGTAAAATCTATTTTTACGATTATATACCAAATCTATATATTTTGATATTTTGTTATCAGTTTTATACTATAGATTTTCAAAATAATCTGAATATTGTTTTGCCTTTTCAGACAACATTTGCATTCTTGATGGAGCGTTTATATATTTACCAATCTTTTTGATATTAGATCCTATATATTCTCTATACGCGGCTTTACCAAAGTTTTTACTATAGTCTGTGGCAAGCTTACCAATATTATAAATATCTTTGATTTGCTATACTGGATTACCAGAAAAGTTTATTTTAGCACCATTCATTCCAAGCCACATTCCTGGGTTTGTAAATTCAGTAAGATATTCTGATGGTCTATATCCTGTACTATTCTATATAGCGTCAGACATAGCTGTAGACCAATCTTTATGCATAACAGCATTACTTGCTGTATTTACTGCCTAAGCACCTAACGAACTTGCAGCAATACCCTAAGTAATTGGACTTGACCAGAATGCACCACCTGGAGCTAATGCTGCTGGAGCAACTTGAGCAGCTATTGGGGCAAGACCTAAACCTAATGTACCAAGCATAATCTTATCTATATCACCAGTCTTAGCTTTAGCCTAATCTTTAGCATATGTAGGAGAGCTTGTGTTCTATAACATTCTTGGCTGTACATTAGACGTATCTATTACTTTTGGTTTAGATGCATTCTTCTATAACCTTGGAGCAGTAACTAAAACATCGTCAAGTATAAATGGTGATTCATACTATCCAATATTAGTTGCAGCCTATGTTATATCAGATAAACCTTTATTCTTACCGTTAGATACAACTGCATATATTTTATTACCTCTTCTCTATACAGTATCCCAATCAACATTATAGTTATTCCCAGATTGATCTTGGCCTACAAATCCAGCATTCTTAGCACCTTTAGCAAAGTATCTTAAAGATTCGTCATCCTTACCTCCTTTATAACCTGGAAGATTAACCATAGGCTAATCATTTAATATAGCACCCATTGTCTATTCTATTGGAGGTAAATCAATGGAGTGCTAAAATATAAAAGGGCTAGCCTATTCTTGTGGAACTTCAATTTCTGGTTCTGGACCTCTACCAACAGGAGGTAGTACAGGCTGTTTAAATGCGTTCTAAGCCCTTTCTTCTATAGCCTGGGCCGTTTCCTAAGGAACGAAGTCTTTAGGCGGCTACACGGCCATTAAAGCAGGTTTCTGTTGAATTATAGGCTGACCATAGTGAACAGCTGCAGCTTTTCTAACAGATTGCATTCCGATAAGATTCTTTGTATACTGATCAAGAGGAGCTTCAAAATAACCTATACGTTTAAGCTCTTTAGCATAATCTGCTACAGTATCAGCATTCAAAGCCTTCTTATATTTACCAGCCATATCGTTTAGATATGCATCTATAAAAGCAGCATCATTTTTATATACATTATAGTCTTTACCATTATAACCATAACCACCATAGTTGTGAGCTCTTAATGCTAACGGACTTGTTCCGTAAGTACTTTCAAAAGCCAACTGGCTCATCACATTATCATATGTAGACCTCTTTGTATAACCTCTCTTAATAAGACCATTATAAACAAGAGGTCCAAGCTTATTAGCAAAAGCCTAAAACTTGTTAGGCTATTTGCTACTTGGTTGTTTAATCGGTTTCATAAGCATTAATTCTCACCAGTTACTTTATTCTTTAAAGCTGTAGAAGCCTTAATCTTTTCTCTCTAAAGCGCAGCATCATCCTTTTGCTTCTGTAAGGCCATTTCGTGGTCCATACGCTTCTTTTCTAAGCTTATCTTAGCATCTTCTATCTCACGCTTCTAACGTGCCTCATAACGCTTTAAATAAGCCTCCTGATCAATCTTACGCTGCTCTGTAGCATCCTTTGCAATCTCCATAGGATCAGGTATACCATTCATATTAGCATCCTTATCCTCAGTACCACGATATGCACTAATTTCAGCTACTGCAATCTTAGTCTGATTGTCAGCATCAATCTTATAACGTTCAAGATCCATCTTAGCTTCCTCAAGCATAAGCTCTTGCTGTTTAGCTTCATTCTGCATCTACTGCAATTGCTGTTGTTGTTGAGCTTCAGCTTCTTGCTACTGTTGCTGCATTTGTTCTTGACGAGTCTGCATATCCTTAAGCTTCTGCTTAAGTATATTGAAGTTATCGTTTGTAAGGATCTCAGCTGCTTCAAGTAAGCTTGCACCATTCTGCATAGCTGGTTGAATAAGCTATTGTAGCTTCTATATATTTTCCATATCTTTAGAAGTATCGCTTACAAATACATCCATATCTTCATAATAGAACTTCTTAGCTATATCCAAGAATGCTCTTTCACCGTTATCAAATACATATGAAAGCTTTTGTTTGCCAGTACCTTCCCAAGCTCCTTTAGCAGTGTTAAGAAGCATAGTCATTACATGTCTCTTACACTGGTTGTGAACCCAGAATAAAGGCTCTGTAATATGAGATGACTGAGTTACAGATCTCTCAACATTACCAACAAGTTCTGATGTACTAATAGAACCTTCTCTCTATTGAGTAATACCAGATATAGTACCAGCTAATAGTTCTATCTTATCCATTAGCTATATATACTCTGATATAACCTATGACATTGTTAGATCAAGAGATGTAATCTGGTTAAATGTAGCAGGCTTACCACCTTCACGACCAGGTACATTCCAACCCTCTTCATAAGGATTGATAAAGTTAACACCTACAGAAGATAGATAATGCATCCACCTATCAGGTGTAATATTCATAGACTTAGGAATCTAAGTAATATCCATATTGATTACCTTTCCCTTATCTCTTGCTATTGCAAGCTCCAGCCGATACCACAGCACAATATACATATATTGTAATGGTTTTAGTATGCTAACTAAAGACCTTGGCCTACTGTTTGTTGCGCTATAAACACAACCACAATAAGGGAGCTTTTGTGAGTTTGGATTATCAATACTTACGTGTTGGTACTCAAGCGGCTGTATTCCGAAATATAAATCAGAACCAGCTCTATATCCTTCCCATACCTCTATAATCCAATCTGGTTCTATAGAAACCTCAGTTCCTACAGGTTTGTATGTTTCGTCACATATTGTAACCTAAGGTTCTCCAGCTTCATCAAGAACTGTAACATAGAAGATTTTCTTAAATGACTTCCAACATACATGCCATACATTAATAGAATGTTTATTCTAAAATGATAAGCCATCCTTATCGTATATATGCATTGTTATATGATTAAAATCATCAACTGGTCCTCTTTCTGGCATATCGCCAATAGGTGTTCCTGATAAGATTTCATTAAGCCTATTAAGATCTTTCTCATCCATCTTATCATTATATCTATCGTATATCTCAGCTACTGGTAATCTCATCTTACGAACACACCATGAACCATCTTCTATAAATTCCAAGTCTGGACATTTGTCATAATCAAAGTCCATAGGATTTACACGCTCTGCATAAGGTTCACCGTTTTGAACTCCTACGTAGTATACTTCAGTACCACTAATCAAACCATCTTTCCAACCTTTAATAAACTCATTATGTAATGAAAGTCTTTCTTTAAGATATTCAAGTGTGTGATAAGCGGTGTTCTCTACAACATCTTTGTACTCTTTATCCATATACTTAGCTATAGCTTCTGGTGGCATAATCTCACCACTCTGTAACTATTGCTAAAACTATTGCTGTTCTTCTGGACCCATCTTAGATTGTATAGCTGCCATCATATACTACATAAGCATTTCTTTCTCCTTGTCTTGTAGTTCTGATACAGCTTCTTGAGATGTGCGAACAACTCTAAAGTTTAATGGTCTTTTAGTCTCTTCACCTATAAGCAAATCAATCTTAGGTCTAATAATATTAAAGTCCTAAGGGGTAGCGGGAAAACCATCATCTACCTTAAATGGATTTGTTATACGCTTAAAGTCTTTCTCGTCAAAGATACTGTTATATAAGTTGTAATAGGTCTACATCTCGCCATGCTGCGTATCACGCCTACCGCCGCCAGAAGTAACATTGCCTTCACCTATTATATAATCCACACAGTCATGCTACCACTTTTCATCTTTCTTAGTTAGCGGGAGCTTCTGCTATGGAAATGCGGCACTATATAAATTATCTTTTACTCCTATCATTGTTAAAATGTATATACAGGTATATCGTCTTGCTGCTACTCATCATTCCACCAAGATTGGCCAAACAATGGCATTTCAAAGAGTTCAACCTATTTGTTTTCTTCTTTACTTTTAGCTACCTTTACCTAATAGAGCTCTTCTCTATACATCATAGTCATACATAATGCTATGACTCTATCGACGTTCTTTACGCCATCATTCTCTATAAGTTCCTCTATTAAAGGTTCGCTATATATTCTTTCTATATTAGGATGTCCTGGCTCGAATTCGTCCATAAGCCATTCAAGTATTAATCCTTCTCCATAAGCCCTAATAGACTTAGTCATATGACATCCTTTTCTTCTTTGTACTTTTGAATCTTTAAATACCTCAGAGATTATCTTATCTGGCTAATCTGCTAATAGATAATCACAATGTTTATTTGTGAAGTAAGGATAAATACCTTTACGTTCATTCTCAAATAACAATCTCGCATTATAAAAGATTAAAAGCTTTCGTACATTTTCATAGTACTCTTCAGCAGTATCAGGTCGTCCTGAATATTCTGCCACAATAACGTCGTTCCAAGCTTCTCCAGCTTTAACACGTTTAAATATAAATGTTGATCCCAAAGAGTTTGTAAAAGACTCATCGTGATCGTATGGATCGCACCCTCCTATGTATAATCCAAATGGAGGATCTTTAATTGGATATTCCCATATCACAATCGAACCATGTGGCTTATCATCTTTCTTTAAATGATATGTTGTTATATCTCCAGACTTCTTTTCGGTAGCTTTAACCTACCCTTCTCCATCCCAAGCTAAGTCTACTACGTGTTTCATATTTCGTAGCTTCTCGTTAGTTCTAATTCGTGTTAATTGATTCATTAACAACTACCTTGGGAAAATGTTTTTACCAAGCTCCAATACAGCCTCCTACGGCTTTAAAGGACGCTCTGATATAAATCTATCAATAGATGTCTGAGATGCACCACCATCTTTTACTTTGTTTCTTTGAGCAATAAGTTCTTCTATAGCTTTCTCTTTAAGACTGTTTCCATATTGATCCATAAATCTCTACTTACCATTCTCGTCAGTAGATTCCATATTAGACCATGACGGAACAAAGAATCCACATTTAGTCTACTATTGACCATCATCCCAAATGTTCGGAAAAGCCAAACAGTTGAACGCTTCTGGCTTATAGAATAAATTCTTAAGACCATCAAAGGCGCCACCCTCAGTACCACCGGTACCGAAAGCAATCAAAAGACCAAAAGCTACACCGTCGTCAGTTTCTACAGCAGGCTGTTCAACTCGCCACGCTGTTTCAAGATTAGGGAACTTACCACCCTCTTCAAATAGTACAAGTTTGCCACGAGTACCACGAAGTCTTTCAGGATCATTCTTAAGTGTGATACCTGTTATACTTGATAGATAACCCTGCTCAGTCTATTTACCAAACTCATCAGTAATCTTAAAACCAGATACACGTTCCATACGTGTACTTGTAAGACGTTGTTTTGACCAAGCTGTATTCTTGTCTATAAAGTCCATTATTTGCCAAGCTTTAGTAAGAAGACCATCACCAATCAAGAACTTCTATTCTGAAGCTACAGCAAAACTTTTAGATCCAGGTATTAACTCATAATTACGTACTAACATAGATGCTCCTTTAAATGAGTATCCACGCTGTCTTGACTTAAGCACAACTAAATGCTTACCTTCAGTTTCAGCTTCTTCTATGGCGTTAAAGTAATAATAGTCATAATCCCAGAAATTTGGAAACTCTAATATACGTTCACGTCTTGTACGTTTGTTACCATATCTATCTGTATACTCAACCTCACTAAGTTTCATAATTGGGCTATAGTTAAGATAAAAATAATTATATCCACTTATAGCATCACCGTCAGGAGCAACATACCCATATAAACATCTATTAGTTTCTTCATCCCAGTACTTTATATAATCAGTAGTTCCTGGAGGAGCTAATGTATAAGCACCGTGCTCTTTAAAGAATATAGCTGCCTATCTAAATTTATCACTATTATAAATCTTCTTATTAAAGTCAACCATAATTATTTAACTGTTTCATATAGACCGATAACACCACCACCTTTAACCTTACCAGATTCAAGCTGTTCTGCTTTAGCTTGCTTCATAGCTATATCTAATGATTTAACTACTCCACTAACATCTTTAAGTATTCGTGTGATTTTAAGTGCTGTATCTATATCCATACTACCTTCTGAATACTAATTCAGAGTTTCAATCAATCCCTCTGCTGCTGACTATGAAGATGAAAGCAGTCTGGTTCCAGGAGTCTATTGAAACTCCTGAAACCTTTTTGCTAATATCATCATCTCGGCAGTAGGTTTATATTTATCATCATTGAACATATCTTTGCCTACAACAGATTGTCTTTCTTTCTCTGGATAAGCCTCATATGGACTATTCCACTTGTATAACCAAATGATATATTCAATCTCTTTTAGCGCCTAAGATTTATCTTCAGCATTATTATAATATTCCTTAAACGGAGGTATTGCTAAATCCTAAGTGCTAAGCTTTATCTTACCACCTTGTATATCAAACATTATTAAATTTTCTTAGCTAATATTTCACCTGCATGTATGTTGTCGCTTGTAACACCAGTTACATATGGATCTAAGTTATCAAGATCATCTTTAGTAGTAGCTGTCCATACTTCAAGTGCACAATTCTTTAAAACAAGTGTATCTACAGCGTCAGAATCAGCAACTTTAAGATTGTTAATATTTGCATCTAAGAATAGATATGCTTTTGATGCTACCGCATCATTATTATATTCATCTATCTTACTTAAAACTGTAGTCCACTGTGCATCAGATTTTTTGAGTTGGTAAAAATAAACAATACCATATCTATAACTCTAATCTACACGTGCCATAAGTAAAAGCGTATAAGGTACAGATGCTATAAAAGTAGCATTACCTCTTAAACCACATCTATTAACAATGTCAAGTATTTTAATACAATATCCCTTACCGCTATATCTTGGGTTAGATGTATCCAAAGTATTAGGATCTGCCATCTTACCTTGCTTTATCTCAATGTATGGATGCAGACCGCATTCTTTACATGTCTTGCAGAACTCTTCAAGTGTATCAGTCTTCTCATTATTAGGACCATGGAAAGCAAGTATTTCAGCAAGTGTATGTTCTTCATACTTGTAAGAACCTTGAGTTGTAGTAACTGTTCCGTTTGTCCAGCCAGTTGGAAGATATGGATCATGACTAACAATAAACTTACCATCAGTTGTCATATATGTATCAGTTTCTACATATCTCCAACCTTCTTTTGCAGCAGCTCTAAATGCAGCTAAAGAATTAGCTCTTTCTAGCTTATGGAAACCTTGATGAGCTATACCACGCATAACCTTATCGTCGTTTGTATGATCTTTCTTAGCATCAGTTTGAGCTGTAGGTTTAAAATCTGGATTAGATGTTCTTAGCATTATCTTTCCAAAAGATTGTAATGTATTAGTTTGAACATCACCGCTTACAATATTATTAGCAACTAATATCACATACTTTCCATCCACTGTAGCTGTATACTTCTTAGCAGCTGTATTCCAATCTGCTAAACCAAATGTTCCATCAGTTTTTTTCCAACCGATATACATTCTTAAAGTATCTGGGATAGTAATAATATCACCTTGCTTTAAATCTGCTAAGAAATAAACGCGCTTTGAAGCTTGGTTTATATTCCACATCTATGTTGGATAAATAGTAACATTACCATTTACAAATTCAGATGTTATATCTACATCCCAAGGACCATTACTATTTAGAGATACTGCTGTTTCTATATCAGAGATAACTTGCTGTAGCGATTTAGAGTTATCTGAATTTTTACCATTATAACCACCTATGTTTAATATATATTTATCACCATTACATTTAGTCTCTTCGGAGTTCATTCTATTGCCAGCCTGGCCAATACCTATTGTATGAATAGTTGCTTTACTAACATCGTCGTTTTGTGTTGGCAAATTATACACACCTTCAGCGTGTTCTGCATAATTTGTTGCGATTGTTCTAAAACCTTCAGAATGGGATAAAACACCGATGGACTAACTGCAGTTTTCAGAATGAGATGCAGTACCTATAGAGATGGCAAGTGGTACTGCATATTGCGTATTTGTTATGGAGGTCTAACCTGGGAATTGAGCCTCAAGTGGAGAGCTTGTTTTTAAGATTAGTTTTGAACCGCTTTCTTCTATAGATGTAATTAAAACTATTTTTTGGTCATAATAATCATTATAATTATGAGTTGGATAATAACGAATTACGCAATTTTTTATGTTTTTAAGATATTGTATATCCAGCTTATCGTTATTATCAACAAAATTTACAATCTCATAAGTAGAATTACTACCAGTAAGAGATAGTACACATATCTACCACCCTCCTTCTACATGTGAAGAATATCCAGTACCTGCTGTAAAGTTGCCTTCAGCGTGAACTTTTCTATTAGTTGCCTAGCAATACCCACCTTCAACTAATGATTGGTTAGCTGTAATTATTCCAAAATCTCCAAAGTTTGAATTATCGTCTCCTTTAACATTATTATATGTTCCACTGACAATACAACCATTGCCATTAACTTTATTCCTTCCACCAGAAACAAAATTATAATCACCAGACACTAAATTTTCAATACCAAAGGACCCAGAAGATCTACCAATAACAACAGTATTTGCGCCACATCCAAAAGAATTAAAACCGTTAACATTAGAAGATCCTAATGCTACACAATTTTCTCCAACTGCACATCCTATAACAAATCTAAAAACTGTTCCGTTTTCTAGAACTGAATTCTCATTAACAGATTTATCAACTTCTATAGAAAATTTATTTACATCTAGTTTTTCAGATTTAACTATCTAACATAAATATTTAGATGAATCAACATCTTGTCCTAATGAATAAATACTCGTAAAACTTGGTATATATGTTACAACGTCATTTGGAGAAACTGTAACTATGTATTTTTTAGATCCAGGCTAATACTAACCATTTATAGTAATTCTATACCATATTGATCCAGACGAAATTGATTGTTTTCCAATAGCTCTTGCACCTCTACCTATAGCTATAGCTGAAACGTTCTCAGCTCTAGAATTAATACCAAGTGCTATAGCTCCATTTTGTGTAGCTACATTGTTGGTAGCGCTCATTATTAATGAATTAATAGCAGATCCACTATTTATAGGGGATGATGTCTACTATCCATTATTGTTACCTCCATTAGAAGAAGGTGTTAAACTAGCTGCTGCGTTAGCATCTAATACATAACCTTTTGGATACCCGTGATCTTCATTACCGATAATAACATTAAGATTTTCTGGATATATTAAACCGCCACCAGTAAGTGCGGAATTAACTAATTTTGCTGTATTCATATTATTATATTAATTTAATCCCGCATCCATTATACGGTTTTATAATTATTTGTTATATTATTATTAATCAATGTCTTAGGATTCTCGTGTACTACACATGCATTGCTATAACCTGCAAACACATTACTAAATCTCTAATTACTAGAATACTGTGAAGCACTTGTATATCTATTAGATGGGAATACTGATATGAACTTAAAGTATCCCTAATTAGCATAATTTATATAATCCTAAACAAATGCACTATTTATATCTGTTAAGTTTGTAAACTTCTGGAACACAGAGTTAAATACTACAGGATTAGTGGCTGTACTCTCTGGAGCTTTAACCATAGCAAATACTCTACTAATACTACCAAGTGTATTATTTGATATATAATCAAATGCTGTAAATACTTGGTTTGGATATACTGATGTATATGCAAATGTGCTATTCAATGATGTTATATTAGGAGCGTATTCAAAGAAGTGTGGTGGAATTACATATACATCACTACTGTTACTACTCTTAGATACTCTTGTCAAACTTGAACATGTATTAAACATATTTGACAAGTCTTTCTTAAAGTTCTTAAATGGAAGTAATAATATATCTGGTATTCTACCTCTAAGACCAGATTCGTTGTAATGTGGCCATTGTGGACCACAGTTATTAAATATACTTGTAATATCACAATTACCATTACAATATCTAAACAAGTCTGGAGCACAACAGAAGTTTAAGCTACCATTAACAACATTATTACCTTGTCCTATTGATGCTAATATTGTATTAGGATCATGTTCGTAATCACCATTATGTTTATTATCTTTAGTAGTTACACCATCATAAGACCACATTATAGTTTCATCAATATTATCATAGCTTGTATTAGTAGAAATAATACCGCCTTTATATATAAACTTAAATGGATTGTAATTCTCGTTATGTATTAACTCTGGATCACTGTTTATATACGGCTCTATTCTACTATTTGCAAATGCATTCTATAAACCTAATATTGATGTATTTGGAGCTTCAGTAGATACAACTTGTTTAAAGTATAAAACACCTTCTGGATTAGTTACTTCCTCCCAATTACCAGCATTCTTACTAAACCATTTAACAACATTATTGGTATTCTCCATCTTAACTTCACTACCATCTTCTCTTACTATATTGTATACAATAACCTTTACGTTATCTCTATACTCAGTATCGGTTGTTAATGCTCCATCTTGTATACCATAATAAGTATTACTTATAGTTCTACTACCATGGTAGAATAATTTGTATGGAATATAACTCTGATTACTTTCAGAGTATGATGAGTTTGAGAATATACCATTAGCATATTGTAAGTTAGGACAATTAGCAAATCCATTAGATGTTAACTTGTATGTAAACTTAACATCTCTAAATAATCCTGTAACATTATTAAGATTTGTATTGTTCAAGAATAATGAACCTGGAAGTTCTACATGGTTACCATTTATCTAATTAGGCATTATTGTATATGCAAAGAATCCACAACAATTCTAAAGTTTAGGACAATTCTTAAATATATCATATGGGAATTGACCACTAACAACCTTAGTACAACCAGAACCAAATGTACTCTAACTATAATTGTTATCTATACAATCTATTGATGTTAGATTTACGAATCCTTTAAAAGAGTCGTTGTTTATGTTAAATGTAACACCGCCATTTAATTTTTCATTAGACAAGAATCCATTTATTCTTGTAACATATTGAGGATTCTTAAATATTCTTATAAAGTCAATTGTTCCGTGACCATATTTAGCTGTAAATGATATAGAAACTGAAGAAACATTTGTTGTTATGTTTATAGTATCATAATCTATATAATTAGCATTGACAAATCTATTTATATTACTAAGACTTGTTAAGTTTTTAAAGAAATCTTTAAGATTGCCATACAAAGACGCATTAGCCTTAAATGATTCATCAAGATTATCTTTTACAGCAGTGTTAAACACATCTGATGTATTAAGCGTATTTGTGTTATTTACAATTACATTATTTGTAGAACTTAAGAAATATTCAACATTATTTATCTTATAATCCTTAGAACTATGTCTAAATAAGAATCTATCAAACACTCCAGTTGTTGGTCCAGTCTAAATATCACTTACATCAACAAGTGAATCTATCAATGGACTAAACAAACCATCATCTACAGTAACGTCATCTCCCACAAAGTGTGGAGAATATAATACCGCACTGTTACCCCAACATCCAGTAAACGTATCATGCAAAGATGTAACGCCTTTAGCAAGTTTAAACATATATCTGTTAGGAGAGTTATCAGCCTAACTTGTTTTTTGGAACTTAGCATTCTGTACAAAATAGAACATTGCGTTAAGATTCTTAAGAGATCCTAAATTCTATAATGTATAATATATATCAAATAGAGTACATGATGTTCCATTATACATTGAATTTGCGTTATCTATATCCTAGAATGTAATGTTGGTCTATTTGTTCAATAAACTTATAGGCATTACAAAATTATCATCTGGTATAGGATTACTAGTTAAGATTTCACTAGGTAATTTAACAATATGAGTATTATCAGCTATTGCCTATACATTCTTACCCTAAAAATTAATAGTACTAGTTGTTCCATGTATAGAGAACTTAGGTAATCCACTAAAACACATGTTACACTTAACAACTATATTTCCATATACTCTTAATAGGTTAATACATTTCTCAAATGTATTTGTTATATATGCAGGTTTTGCTTGATCTGTAGAAAATTGTATTTCACTAACCCTAGGATTGTACTATATGTTAAATTCCTATATACTAGAGAATGCTGATAAATCTAAAAGTTGACCATTGTTAAAATTGCTAATCTATGTATTATTAAGATACAATTTCAATATATTCTACTAATTACAATTAGTTATATTAGCTGTAGTTAGATTATTGTTACCAGATAGGTTTATATTCGTTAAACTATTCAAGTCTGATAGCGTTACGAAATTATCCTCTCTTCCACCAATCAACTATGTGTTATTTGTAATCTTTACATCTGATAGATTAGGGCAGTTCTCAATATCTACTATTTCAAGATTTAAGTTATTATCAACTATAAGCTTCTGTAAGTTTTCACAGTGTGTAATCTTTACACTTCTAAGGTTTGCATATCCAGTAAGATTCAACTCTTTAATAGTATTACAATCTTCTATATATACAGAGCTTAAGTTATTACATCCTGAAAGATCTACATCTGGAAGATACTGTTGATGTATAAGTCTTAAATCCATAATATTACTATTTGTAATATTAAGACTCTACAAAGGTACATTAGTTGGTATGAATATATTAGTAATACAATTACTACCAGATATATCAATATCAGTTAACTTTGTAAACTTAGTTCTGGCATTAGTAGTTCCAGGATTCTACTCTATATCCAAGTAGAATGAATCACCACTAACGGCACATGCTGTATTTGCAAAGTTTATAGTTCTAACCTCAGATACACTTGCTTGTCTAAACACATCAAGACTAAACTGACCACTAAAGTACTTATTGTTATGCATATCTATAGTATGTATAGCTGGCAAGCCAAGAGGATCAATATTTAATTCATTTATAGACTTAGCAATAGAACTAATCTTCATATTGTATAATGGAATAAATTTATCTCCAAGTTCTATAATTGAATTAGAGTTATTAATAGTCCAAGTATAAGGACCACCTTGCTGCATATTACCAACATTAACATAAGTCTTTGTATTGTTTGGTAAGAAGTAGAATGCTTGAACAGTATCACCAACAGCTATTCTTGATATAACTGGACAGTTAGATGTTACTGGCAAAGCATCAACCTAAGTACCAGCAACAGTGGCATTAACTGTAACGTCAGTGTTATTCTTAAACGTCATAGCTGCCTATCTCTTAGACATGTCTCTCCACCTGAACAAACTATCTAAGAATACAACGTGCTTCTTAAGCCATATTCTATTATGAGCTACTTTACGACCATGAAGCTTTACAATATCCTTAGCATTTGTAATGATGTTACTTGTAAACTGAAGCATATATTTAAGCTTGTAGTCATAGTTAAAGATAAGAGATCCACAAAGCTCTGTTTGCTTTACAAAGTACTTATCTGTAAAGTAATTCATAAATGTATCATAACCATTAGCGTTTGCTAACGCTTCAGTAAAACTTCTAAACTCATACCAATACTGTGCATATATAGAGTTTACTGTATCTTGACCGTCTCTCCACTTTGCTTTTGTAAATGGAGTGTCAAGAGAAAGCCATAGTTTATTAGTATTTGCAGATACTGTAGTTTTAGACAAACCTTTATCGTGGTTAAATGTTTCAGCCACATACTGCATACCTTGTGTAGCATTCTCAGATGTAGCCTGATTAGTTATGTACTTAATCCATACATCTGGATCAATCTTAAGCTCACCTTGGTTATCACTACCATTAGCAGTATCCAAGTCATAGAAGTCAACGTAGAATGTAGAACCATCCCATGTTCTATACGTAGAGTTTTTACCAAAGTTATCTACAAGTCCGAAGTAGTTACATATAATAAAGTATTTAAAAGCACTATCTACGCTAAATCCCATATTATCACTAATACTATTAGGATCAACTATAATCTATTGCTTTCTATTTAGTTTACTATAATTACCACTCTAGTCTACTGTATATTGATAATAAGAACCAGAGATCATAGGGATTGTATTAGATCCATTAACATCACTTGAATAACAACCCTCAATAGGAAGCTTCATGATGTTTGACACAAACTCTTTAAAGCCTGGGTAATCAGAAGTTCTCTTTCCACTTGGAAATCTAACTTCATATTTCTGATTTAGAATATTATCATCATTCTACCAGAAGTCACCCTTACTTGTATCAAGATCTTCTGGAAGACTATTTGTTATTCTTTCAAATCCTACAAGGGAGTTAGTATCCTTAATCTCAATCCAAGCAGATTTATCTTGATCAAACGTTTCATCTACCTCTACATTGTCAGCATAGAATGGGAATGTTGTAACCTGAACAGGATTATGGTCTGTAGCATTCTTTATTGACTTAACCTACTTAAAACCTAAGTTTCTATGAGCGTCACGACCAATATTGAATGAGTATACACCTAACGGCGTAACAGATAATGTATTCTGAGCGTCTGTATAGAACTTTATGATAACAAACACAGGGAAACCTTCAACTGTATGTTTAAGTGTAGCCGTAGGCTGTTGTGTTTTAACATAAGGAGAATCATATACATTCTTTAAAGCTGCAGGATCAAATGGGAAGTAAGGATTATCCTTCTTACCAAGTTCAGTATTTATAAATGAACCAATAGCTGCATTATTCGCATGAGAACTATCTACAATATCAGCCTTAAGTGTATAAGTTTGCTCTGGTATCCATGTTGACTTAGGGGTGAATATAGTACCAGTTGGTAATGTTATATTCAAGTTCTTTACTGAGTCTTTAAGAGTAGATGTACCCTGTAGACTTATAGTAGCATTCTTAATAGTCTTTACAGAATTATCAGTATTAGAACCATCGTTGCTAATACCAATTGGATCCCAGTACTGAACAACCTTATTCTCTGTTTCTGGTAATGTTACAGAAGATGATGACTGTTGTTTAACAAATGAGTTGAATGACCATGATGAATCATTACTAACATCTATAAGCATAATTGGAACACCAATTTCTTTTGCATTCTCAGTAAGCTTATTTATATTAAGTCTATTGTTAGAATCAAGCAAGAAGTCTATAGTATATTGCTGTGCATCTTGATTATATAACAAAGACTTAATGTTACCATCAGCGTCTCTTGAACAAAAATTCTTCTTCAACTCTGCATCAATTCTACCATAATTAGGAGCACTGTTAACATAGTTTGTAGCTATAATGTTATTTATATGCTAACACATTATATCAAACTCATTAAGAGCTTCTGTGTAAATTCTAATACTATATATATTAGTATCACACTTGTTTATTAAATACTCCTTACCACCTTTGATGTATCTTCTACAACCAACATATATATTATCACCCATCTTTATTCTGGTTGATAATTTACGTACAGCTGATACTACACCATCAAGATATACCTTAACAATATATTCTATATTACCATCAACTAACTATGAGTAACAAACTATAGCAATATCATTATCAATATTATCTTCAAGCTCAAGTACTCTTTGGTTATCAATATACAAACCATGTACGTCTATTGATATACCGTTTGTAATATCACCTAAGTTATTATCAGCTACAGAAACATCACCTGAGAACAATATCGTTCTATTATCATCTGGGTGATAATCTGCATAATAATGTAAACATATAGTATATACATCTCCCAAAGATGATAGTAAGTCGTCAAACTTATAATCAGAGTTATCAAGCTTAAACTTGTTGATAATACCAGTAGCTCCATTACTTACTCTATAATAGAACTCTCCAGTATCTTTAACGCTAATAGTAGATCTAACATTTTGCTTAACTGTTGACATATTAGACTTAGCTACTTTTGATTTAAGCTTATATAAAGAGTTACTGTATGGAAATTCATATGTGCCTTGGTTAAAGTTTCTGGCAGTCATATCAAAGATACAGTTGTTATACATGTTAAATGTATCATTGATATAGTTAACCTTTGACTTAATAAACTTTACATAGTATACAGCTTCTGCTGTTTTGTCACCAGCTTTAACAACTACTCTAACTTTAGACACTTTATCTTTTACAGCAAATTCTTTATTTGATACAGATATATAGTCTTTAACTGTTTGTGCAAATATACCTGGCTGATTAGATCTAACTTGAGTGTCATCAATAAATACATCATAATTAAATGACGTCAACTATGATACATATGGGGTAAACTCAAGATATAAACTACCATCCATATTAATATCTACTGGATTATTCTAATCCTTACTCATAACATTAGTTGAAATCATAATGTTATTTGATACAAGGGTTAATGAAGATTTGATAGTTTTAGTTATATTCTAATCTTGTTTGTTTGTAAGTGTTTGTGTAACTGTATATACATCAATCCATTTTGTGTCTTCTGTAAACAAATCTGATAACTCGATAGAGTTCGTCTACTGATTAGTAGAAGCTACACTTAGATCATAAGACTTCTAAATTGTATTGCTTGAACCTTGTACTTTCAAGTCTAATGTATATTGACCAATAGTACCAACACTATACTGTAATTTGATAAATGATGTATTAAGCGTTGTTAATGAAGCAGCAACGTCTTCACACTTTAATACAATGTTATTATCAATAACAGACCCACTCCATTGACCTTGACCATACACGCCATTGCTATCATCATTATATGAAGCTGACACTACAAGTCTACCAGTATGGTTATTAAGCGATCTTGCAATATTTGTATAAGGTATAAAGAATACACTATTAGAAGCATTTACTGATGTAGCGTACACCTTTGTACTACCAACATAAGCTGATATTTCCCAAGGTTTATTATACTTAACAGATATGCCTTCAACGTTAACTTGTAAACCATCTTCTCCCATATTAATGGTTGAATTTGATTCTTTATTGTTAACCTTAATAGTTACTGATAATTCTTCTCCAGCAGGAGTTGTTCCTCCACCACCAGATCCGCCTCCACCATGAAGTGCAAGCCATGATATATTACCTTGTGCTACAGAAAGATCATCCTTTAATCTTTCAATAGCGGTATCTACCGAGATTACCGACTCGTTAGCTTTCAACATCTTTGGGTTAGATAGCGATACGCCTTTGGCATCACTACTCATCAAGATCTCCCATTTGCTACGATCGGTATTAAATTTCTTTAAGTTATTCATTATTAAAAGATTAAAGAGTTATTGTATATGTTTCTGTACTTGTTATATTGTATGCTTGCTTATCTGCTTCAGATGTAGGCTCACAAGTCATACTAACAGTAGTTAGATTAGGAATCTGTTTGTTTGGATCCCACTTAGCAGTGTTCTTATCTTCATTAACATCCCATACGCCATGTATCTGTTTAGCCTCAACAACTACTGAATTGTTTGTAACCTTATACTTTATATACATAGGATAATGCTGCTTTCTATTCTCGTTAGGAGTAGTAGCATTAGATGCTGCTTTAAAGTAAGACATAAGCCAAGGTATGAGATACTCATCACCAGAAGGCTGTTCTTTATTAGAAACAAGCTTATATCCAGTAGCCTAAGACATAACGTATGTAGGAGCTGTAATTGTATCTACAAGCTCATATCTTGCGTAGTTGTTAGATGGATCAATATCCTATTGTCTTGTAACCTGAATTACAGGACGTCTTGATAAAGTATCATCAACATATCCCATTATATCTACAGCAGGATTAACTTTATTCTCAGATGTAATATAATTCTCTGGAGCATCATATATAGGCTTACTTAATGTATAAGTATGCTTATGTCCACCAAATACCATCTTTATACCATGCTTCTTAAATAGTCTTGAGAATCTATATTTACCAGCAGTATTATGCGTATTAAGATGAGAACCTTCTCTACCAGCACTACCTTTCATAAACTACCAAGTAACCATTGTAAATGGCATCTCGTGCATATATACGAATGGCTTCTTAACAAGCTTACCTGAATTCATAAGAGTTTCAAACCAAGTCTCTATACTCTGGTTAGCAGCTTGTGCAAACGACGCATCTGCTATACCATTATTATATGTCTTACTTGAAGCTTCTGCTGTTTCTGAATTTAAACATACAAAACTAAAGTCTCCATACGTATAATAGTATAAAGAGTATAAAGGATATGTACCTCCATTCCAAGTAAAGTTATAATCAAAGTCTGGATCAAGTTCAAATGTAAAGTATCTCAATACGTTAATATGATTGAACTTAGAAGTAGCGTCTTCTCCGTCTGTAAGAAGAGTTGGCTGTTCACTACATAGGTCATTATTACCTATGGTAAACATCTCTGTCTTATTTGGAATAAACGTATCAAGAGCTTCATAGTAATCAATCCACTCATTCTCTCTGTTACCACTCTGTGCTATATCTCCAGTATTAACTAAGAAGTCAAAGTTCTCTTCAGCCATTATACCAGCAGATCTAAACCAAGGTCTATAATCTAACCAGCTGAATCCCTATTGATCAGTCTCTTGTATAAAAGTAAATCCGTTAGCAGCAACATCTGAATTACTTGCTACCTTTGTTTTATAGATCTTACTCTTATATGATTCATCTGTAAATCTACCTACTTGATATTCATACTCACCAGCTTCAAATGTATTGCTTAAAACAACCTTATGAGTTGTTACCCACATACCACTTGGAGTTCTCCATCTAAGTCTCTTATAATGATCTATGAACTTATTTATAGCTGATGTGTTATTCTTATCGCCTTGTGTTATAGATCTAACTACAGTCCATTCAGTTTGACCAACTTTCCTATATCTAAGATACTCGTCATAATTACCAACTGACACCCAATTAAAACATCTTGATGCTTTATTAGTATCTCCAGCTGTAGCATGTATACCAAACGTACATCTAACACAATTAGGTTTAAATGGATCAAATGATGTCTTATTTGTAAAGAAGTTCTTACCTTCCCATGAAGCTTTAGGTGTAAACTTCTACTTAAGACTATCTGGATAGTAATACATTGGAACATTACCAGCAAACTATGTCTGTGTATTCATATTTATATATGTCCACAAAGACTTAGTCTTTCTTGCACCGTATGCTTTATTACCTTGCTTAGAAGGTTCAAGCATAAACCATCTTACATATACACAATCTTTAGCATTATCTGTACTGTTAACCTGGAATGTAGCATCACCCTCATATACAGAACCAGAACCAAATCCACAGCTATCAATATAGCCTTGATATGTAAAGTTCTTATTCCACGGAGACTTTAACTCTCCTTTATCAAGAGGATTACCTTGCTGATCATACACCCAGTTGTTATCAATATCGCCAACACATAAATAGAAGCTTGAAGCGTCTTGACTAAACCCAATTGGATTATCTCCATCCATCCATATCTGATCGTATGTATTAACATCTATAAACGAACTCTTAGTTGTGTTACATCTCTGCCCACGTATCAAATATGTAGAACCTGCTTTTATAATACCATCGAGTTTAAGTGTCTTCCACTTAAAACCATTGTGACCATTACCGTATAGAGTACCATCTGTATATAACAACATTAAACCATTTAGATTAATATCGCTATTTGAACCGTTTGCAAGCTCTATAAAGTTATGACTACATATTTGGTTATCATTGTTTACTCCTCCACAGTATACTTCATTTATACATAACAAATGATCAACATATACTTTCCACGCAGGATCAACGTTACCAACCTTTGTAACCTGAATACTCTTCTTTCTTACTGTTATCTTACCACTCTAATCTACTTGTACATTATAAGCAGAATCACCATCAGTAAATGTAAGATGATCAAGATGTGTAGCGTATAAATCATCTACAGATATACCGCCACCTGATCCTCCAGAAGATTGTTCGCTTCCTACTACATTAAACTTACCGTCTTTATACAGAACAACTTTCTTTCTATCTGTATAATACAGTAGTTCACCGTCTATAAGATTCTATCTATTCTTACTAAAATTAATAGCTGTATCCATCTTTATAGATATATGGTTAACTGTAGGTTCTACACCAGTTGTATTTGGCTGAGTAGGATCTGTGTTAACAGTATGCTCTTCTGTTATTTCAGTAGGCCTAATAGGATCTGCTGTACGCATAATCATCTACCTTGCACTGGAGTTAGAATCTCCAGCAACAATACCATTAAGGATCATCTTATTTATAGTACCCATGTTTGAGTATATGTCCCTAATAGCCTCTTTAATCTTTAATAGCTCATCTGAATTGGAGCTATCTAAATGTACACCATCACTGGTATCTAGCCATAGTACATCCTTAGTACTTGGCTCAACTTCGCCAACATATAAAACATTACTTATATTAAAGTTGTTTATAATGTTGCGTAATTCTTTTATAGAAGTGGAATTATGTTCTATACCCGTAGTATTAGCTTCTATAAGTCTACGAGCATCATTTATAATATTATCTTTGCCATCTATGTAGTTCTTAAGCTTATCTATCTATGCTTTAAGATCAACATAATCAACTGGAGGTAAATTACTACCACCGCCACTATGACCACCAGAACTAAATCCACCTTTCAACAATATCTTCCTAATGGAATTAGCGTCTAATATATCTCCTTCTTCAAATACTTGTCTTGTGATACTATCGCTATCACTAAACATAATAACTCGAGGAGTCTTTGGATTAAACACATTTTCCACAAGTCTGGAACCAAAAAGTTTAGATTTCTTCATGTGCTATAATTTATATAATTATACAAACAAGGAAAGGGAACTACACATTATTGTGTAATCCCCTTACCGTCGGAATATTGCCAGTACCACTTATGACGCCATTCCGCATAGCCTTGTCACGCGTTACTCAGCTATCTCAGATCCGCTTACGGAATCCGCCGCTACCATCGTAGCATCTGTAGTAGTATTCTCAACGTCTTGAGTCTTCTCTGCAACTGCATCAGGCGCGCTCAATTTCTCATCGCTGGAACCATAACCACCTTCACCACGTTCTGTCTCACTAAGCTCTGCTACCTCTGTAATTGTAACTTCTGGAATAGGCGTAATTACCAACTGAGCAAACTTCTCACCAACCTTGTATACAGCTGGAGCTGCGTCAGTAGTAACATGCATCTTAGCCATAATCTCACCACGATAGCCAGAATCAATTACACCTACAGCATTAGTCATAAACATAGACTTCTTAGAAATAGAAGAACGAGGGAACAGTAAACCAACATGGCCTTCTGGGATTTCAACAGCTAGACCGCAATGGTATACAACAACAGTTTGACCACAATCATTTGGCTCAAGTGTAATATCTGTTGCTGTCAAGTCAAGTCCTGCGTCACCTTTGTGTGCGCGTATAGGCAATACAGCCTTATCATCTAATCTTTTAATTTTTAGTTCCATTCGTATTTAGTTAAAATTATACATAAACAAGTTACCGCACTAGGATTCGAACCCAGACAGACGTGGGGTTTGTTAAACCGACTGTTGCATCCAACCATAAGGTCAGTCTTCTCGTTCAGTCTGTCACGCTGCATTTAGCTTGCGCCTCGTCAACATTGTTTTCCGAGATATTTAGAGAAGATTCTAATTGTGGATTATTTATTATCCCACAACCATCCAACACAACCCAATAACTATTTAACCAAAAGTTGTCTTTATTTCGCATTATTGTACGAGTACATGTTTTTATACGCTTTGTAGTAACTTCATTATTTGCAATTAAATCTTTTGCAGTTTCAACTAAGCTACCATATCGCTTTATTTCATTATGATTAGCGTCATAACGTATGACATATTTTTGATTCGAGTGCTTTTGACCAGACTCGTTTACTATTTTTGTTACAACACATCTACGTATTCCTAACAAAGTAGATGTCTTTTTAACGCTTTTACAATCTTTGTAAGTAGATTCTACAAGTGTTCGTAACTCTTCTGTAATAGTATATTCTGATTCATTACGTTGTTGATTTCTACTTCCATATGTAGTAGTTTGACTATGACAGTTTGGGCAAAGGAATCTAAGGTTTTCTAATCTATTATCGTTATTTATACCATTAATGTGATCCAACTCTAAGCTAAGTGTTTTGTTATTCCATTCAACAGTTCCACATATTGCACATTTGTATGAAATTAAATTATTAGCTAATATATATCTGCGTAATACAGATCTTTGATGTTTTGAGTTTTCTTTTAATAGTTTTTCAGGATCTACTTTATTAATGTTTGTTTTCAAAATAGATTTTCCTTTAAAATCAGACGAAGTTAGATGTAATTCATCCATTCGTCTACGTACTTGTGAAAATCCCCAAGAGTTTCCTTTTATGCTATATCCCAATTTAAATAAAACTTCTGAGATGTTGCAACTTTCTTTTATTAAAGAAATAAACTGTTCGTCCGTTTCTTTATAGATTTTGTTTGTCATATCAATTATTAGTTATTGAATTTCTAAGAGCCCACCGCGCTACCCTTACGCTATACGGCAATAATGTGCGGATTTTAAAGATGCCGCACCATCTTGTATGAAAAAACTTTTATTTGATAAATTTATTGATTAATTCGTTTATTTTGATATTAAACGTAATGTAGATTATTTTAATAAAAATTTTAACAATTTAAAATTATGAAAATCGTAGTTACGGAGGCAGGATTCGAACCTGCGATCTTTAGGTTATGAGCCTAACGAGATACCTCTTCTCCACTCCGTGATATTAGCTCTTTGATAGAGCTTATGAAAATATCATTTCTTATAGTCAATCCATCTTTACAGCGTGGATAATCTGTTGTATTTATTAAGCTGCTTCGCTTATGCTATCACAAGAGCAATCGCAAGTATTATTTGAACGTGCTTTTTTCTTCTCTTCTCTTTCCTTTAGATCATCTTCGATGAAGTTTGCTAATTCTTCAGACTTTACGCCAACAACTGTACGTTTACCGTGAATATAAAGAATAAAAACAACATCGCCATTTTTGGCTTCATAAGACTCATCTGAATCAGATTCCGTTATAATCATATCGTCATCTGCAACGAATGCACCGTGAAGACCAATCCAAACACTTTCAATTTTATTAACAGATAAATTATCTTCGTTATTTTTTACTTTATAAAAAGTATCACCTAAAGCTATAACCTTGTTCATAATTACTTATTCTTACGTGTTACCCAATTCCACAATCTCTTAATAAGAGAAGCTTTCTTAATTATAACTTGGCCGTTCTTAACCTTAAGAGACTCACCTTCCTTAAGCTCAACAGCACTAACCTTTGTAATGTTACAATCACCATTTGAGAAATTAAGCGCTGTACCAGTGCTAAAAGCTTCATTCAAGAATTCGTTAATAGCATCCTTCTCTACAATGTCACAATACTGTGCGAACATGTGCTTATCAATTGGTGCGCCATTGTTAATGTTACCTTCTACTGTACAGATAACAACATCATCGTATGTCTCACACTTTGAGAGATCGATGTTAAACTTTGCGTAATCTTTCTTTGTGTACTTCATTTTGTAGTATATTCTTTTTGTTTATTATCCTTATATCTTCTTTTAAGCTTAAACTTAAATAGCTTGTTAAAAAGTATATCGCTTGTATCTTCTGACTTCATTATTTGCTCAGTCTATTTAAACACATGCTGGCAAACTTTCTTTACAGTATCCAGGTCGTATCCTGTTTCTTTAGATATTTCTCTGGAGATAGAATCTATATCTATCATTTACAAACAGCTACTATGTCGTAGTAATGAACTAACTTACTGTCTTTAAGTAAATCAAAATACTCACCTCTCATATTTCTAACAAGAACAACATCACCAACATTTATCTCGTATGGCATATTCTCTTTGTGTTCAAAAGAAAGCGGAGTCTTAATTACTACAGCTTTGCGAAAATCGGATTCTACTTCTTTTACCTCAGTCTCAACCTTATCAAAGTCAACAGCTTCTACGCCGTTATCATCTTTCTTTGCAGGCTTTACATCGACTGGTTTACTAAACTCTTTCTTTACCTTAATCGGGTCCAACAGCTTAACTAAGAATGCGTCTGTAAAACTATATTCAATCTTATTAGCAATACTTTCAGCAAGCTGTGACTGATCCATCAACTTGTTATCTTCCATTACTTCTTTAACTCTCTAAGATGGCTTAAAGCCTTAATCAAATTCTTTAAAACTGTGCCTTTCTCAACCTTCAAACAAGCTGGCTTATCATCGAAGTCGCGATCAAGATTATCAAGCTCCTCATTGTAACGATTGAGCATAATATCAATCTCGTCAAATACGTTTCTAAATGTATCGTTCTTCTTATAGTTAACTTCCTCAAGATAACCATTCTTGATCAACTCCTGTGCGTATACAGAATCAATCTTGAATGTAGCACTAAATGAAAACTTAGAATCGCCAGACTCTGTCTTATCAACAGAACTATCACTATCTGTAAATACGTAAGACTTACCGTCTTCTGTTAGAGTCAGCTTATCTCCAATCTCGAGATTAAAGAATGGCTCGATTACTTTTAATTCTTTCATCATAGTCGTATATTTTTTATGAAATTCGACTGCGTAACGTAAGACTGGCTTAATTTGGTTGCAAAATTGAAATATTTTTGTAATTTGCAACTTTTGGATATATATATCCGTTATGGGGGATATAGGGGGTAGGGTGGGTGAGATATATAATATAAACTATATACAAACTATGAAGAATATAGATATATACGAAACAATATACGAAGTAGACATAGCAGTATGTAACAAGAAATGTACTAATAAAGATATAATAAATAACTTCTTAACATCTGATGATAAAGAAATAACAGAAGAATTTTTATCTGTAAAACCTACTACAAACGCATATACTTTTAGAGCTATAAACAAACATAATAGACATGCTACGTTTGTAGTAAGAATATTAAAGACATTTGGTAATACTAAGTTAGAAAAAGATACTGATTTAATAAACACTATAGCTCATGAAGCTATGCATATAGTGTTAGATACATTTGATAAGATGGGAGAGATAGTTAGTGTACATGTACAAGAACCTTATGCTTACTACATTGGATGGATATGTGAATGTATATATAAATCATACAAAAAATGAATACTATAGAACTAAATGCAATACTATACTACGCTGATTATTTATCACTTAGAACAATAAGTAAACCAGTTACAGACAATTGTAAGTATTACTTCATTCATAATACTCCTATAAACTCTGCATATATAGTAGATCTTATACCATTTTACGATAAAGATAACCTATTCTACAAACAAGCTAAAGAAGAGTATAATGAGCTTAAGAATAAGTTTGGAGATGCTGGAGTAATGTCATTCTTAGAGAATATATCAGATCTAAAAGCTTGTGGTACTGTAGGAGCTAAACAAATGCTTAAGTGCATACATAGATATAGTACAACAATAGACAGAAAGAAAGCTTTCTCTAGATATTATAGATGGCTTGATAAGTAGAAATACATACAATTTGTAGAAGACGAAAATGGCGAACAAATAGAACAAGAATGTTCAAGGTACGTAGCTCACTCTGAAAGAATGCGCGGAAAACAAATCATTTATTAGAGCCCTGAGATGGCTTGAAAAAGAACAAAGATATAGACTTAAAAATGGATTGTACAACAAAGAAGTTGACATTTAATTTATCTTAAGAACAATGGGGAAAATAAGTAAATATAGTAATCTATACAAAAATAACACTTTGATAAGATCTGTAAACGGTAAAGGAGTTTTAGAAAAGTATACACTAAAAGAAGTACAAGATTTAGTAGATAAGCTTGGTACTGAGAAAGATGAGAATGGCCGTATAAAAGACCAAGATGGATTTAACAATGCATCATATATACTTATGCAGATGTACAACGATCCTAAGTATAATGATGAAAAGGAAAACTTTATAAAGGAACTAAATGACAGATTGCGAGTTAACAAAGAAGAAGTTGGAAGATCTCTTGAAGAGTTGGATAGAGGACTTCAACAAGGAGAGACAAATGGAGCCAATGATGATAGTAAGCTCAAAGGATTACAACTATCTGAAGAGTATGGGGATGGTAAAAAACGGTAGACTGATAACAAATTTGACACATTTAAAATCAACGGACAAGAAGTTACCATGTCTAAGACCGACGTTGAAAAAGACAAGGAGATGTCTAAAGGAGCATTCTTAAAGTCATACGATATAAATGACAATAAAGAAGAGTACGTAGAATACAAGGAGAATTAACTATGCCAAAGAAAGAAGTATAGAACTATTACCTAAAGTTCACAGATTACGTAGAAGTAATATATGCTGCATACAAGGAACCCGAAAAAGACTGGGTTCCTTGTACAGATGAAGAAGCACAATAGATTGTTAAACTAAACGCCAAGGCGTACATGATATATAAACAAGCATATGAAGCTAATAGAAAACAAAATAGAAAAGCTAGAGCAAAAGCATGATCTGCTCGGTATCTACGAACAAATAGAGATAGCTGGCCGCACTGCATATAAGTCATTAGATAAGATAGAGTATGATGAGAACGGAAGATCTAAGACAGCTAAAGCATTTGTAGACAAGATGATTGAACTAGGACATGGCTCTCCGTTAGAACATGGTACTGTATATCTTTTAATATCTGGTAAAGACAATATTATAAAGAATTATTATTATAATAAATATTCAACATGCAATCTATTGCCATACCCAGATAACGATGGTAGTCCAGTATGGGCTGTAACTACAAACTATAGAGTGATGGTTGAAAACAACGCGCTTGATGATTTACGTCGTATATGCGAACCTACAGAATATCATGAAAAGCGCACAACGTTTAGATTAACATGCGCAAGAGTGCAAGCTGATTCATTTGTAAGACATAGAGTATTCTCATTCTTAATGGAGTCTACAAGATATTGTAACTATAGTAACGGCAAGTTTAATAGTGAAATAGAAGTTGTAAAACCTACTAGGATTGATACATTTAAAGGCGTTTTAAATGAGTTTATAAAATCCTGGGAAAAGTCTGAAAGTGCATATATACAGTTAGTAAATCACGGAGTAAAACCTGAAGATGCAAGAGATGTACTTCCATTACAGCTTAAAACAGAGCTTATTATGACAGGCACAGAGTCTCAATGGGAACAATTCTTTAAGCTCAGAATATCAGAACACGCTCATCCTGATGCAAAGTATATAGCAGAACAAATAAAAGAACAACTATGAAGAATATAATTAAAACTATAAAATCTCTGTTTAAAAAGAATAAAAGCCGTTGTTGTGATGATTATGCTATTAAACTTAATATGATGTTCGGAGTAATATTTAATCGAGTTAGATTAGCTAATACTTATAATTATAAGTATGTATTTAGCATCATTCCTCTTGATCATACTGTAATAATAAAATGCCAAACTTACAATAACATCTCAAGCTGGATGTCTTTAAACTTAATGCACTATTGGAAATATTCAAAAGAAAATTTAACTGATTATATTGATAAAGAATTAAAAGTTTTATCTAACGAAGTAGATAGTAGTTATAATTGTTATAAAGCAAGTAAAAATGAAAAAGATAATTAAAGCTCTGGCTCACTCATTTCATTGGGTGACAGAGAGTAATAGACTAAAGCATATCCAATACGGATTCTATGCTGGTCTATGTGGAACAATCTTTGCTGCGATAGGAGCAGGATTAGCAGCGGAGTATAAAGATAAGCAATATGGCAATGTATTTGATTGGCTTGATGTAACAGCAACTGTAGTAGGAGGTATGTTTGGACAGGCAGTACAGTTATTATTAATGTTTGTAATGTATAAAATAGTTAAGTGATATGAATATAATTAAGATAATAGAATCAGCTCGTAAGCTAAGCGATAAACAAGTAGACTTGATTAAAGAAGTTGTAACGAAAGGTAAGTATAACACATATAGCTTGCTAGGAAATTTTTTAACACTTGTAGCAGCTGGAGCGTTATATAAATGTTCAATAGATACATACAATACAGATGTACTAAACTCTATTGCATATGCCATTTTAGGAACGCATTTAGTGTTTAAGCGCTACATAATATCAACATTAACTGCTCTAAGTTTCTCATTTGGTACTAAGAGAGATTTGAAAGAATGTCTTGAAGAATTAAACGAAATAAAAGAGATTGTAAAAGGATAATATTAACCCAGGGTGATTAAGTTCATTCTGGGTTTTATTTTGTCTATATGGGGGATCTTTTCTTTCTTTATATATTTCTTTCTTT